AAGTTGTAGACCTCAAAAGGAATTCCAACTCTCTTACAGAATGTTGCGAGAACGATAGTCTGCTTGACAGTGTTAAGAACAGTAGATCCCATAGATCCGCTCCAGTCTACTACCATAACCATGCCGTGATTCTTGCCATCCGGAGTGTTGGTCTTGCGAAGGAAAATATCCTCATTGACCTGATAACTCCATAACTTAGAAGTGTTGATCGCACCAGTCTTGGCTTCTGAACTCAGTGCCTGAGCGCGAGCAGCCTTCTTCATTTCGAATTCTTTTACGAGATAAGAAATAGTCTTTGAGTTTTCTGAGATCAGTTCTTTGAGAGAAGGAAATTTTAAATCTGGCGCATCGGCGTGACTAAATTGTTGACGATGAACTACATCCAACGCAGAGATTTGATGTTCAAAATCTGACTGAACTTCTTTGTAATCGTGAATGTAGTCCGAGAACTCGTAGTTGTGGTGAAGATTAATATACACACTTTCGCGGGCATTCTCATTGACCATATCTTTGAGGTTGTCTTCTAAAGACTGACTGGTTTCTGAAGAGAATTCGTCAATGCGAATGCTGGTTTGTTGGCCATCTTGCGGATTTGATTTATCGTCGGAAGATGTTGTAGACTTCTGCTCTTTTTGATTGGTTTCTTCTCCGTTAGATTCTTCTGAAGATTCTTCTGGAGTTTCATCCGATTCTTCTTCTCCCTCTCCGGATGCAGAAGTCTCATCAAATTCGGTCGCATCTTCATCAGAAGGCATTTCCTGAGTCTCGCCATCTTGAGGTTCGTTGTCGCCCCCAGACTCGGAGGGAGACATTTGTTGCTGAGGTTGCTCCTCTTGCTTCTCTTTTAGATACTTGTAAAGATCTTCGCAGATATCCGCAACTTCAGAATAAGTTTCTGCGTCATCTATTCTACGAATGAATAACATTTCTTCTGAATTGAAGATTGATGGTGCGTATAGGTTTAACGCATATCGCAACTTAAAGAAGAGATTGATGCGGTCAATGAAATTACGAGATTGAATAGGTTGACCCTTAAGACTGAAAAAGTCTCTATCATAAAGATCTTGATACGCATTCTTGAAGGGAGCCTGAAGACCTTGAAACTTTCGCTTCATTAACTTCTCAATTCGAGCATCTTCCACTACGTTAAGAAACGCATGGTTGGATCGCTTCATAGCGTCTTCTAGAACTTCTAGATCACTTGGAGTGTATAGTGCGTGAGCAACTTCATGACCAACAAAAAGGTCATATATATCAGGAGTATATGATTCATCTTTCCAGATAGGAAGAAGTAAGAGTCGAGTCTCAACATTGAAACTTGCTGTCACAACTTCTGAGGAGTGTTCGACGCGAATGTTTTCTTCCGCAAGTAGACGAGCAAGAAGACTCTTGGAATTCTTGGAGACGGTAACTTCGGTCATTTGGTTCTCTATCAACAAACTATACAGCTATGCTAAGGGGCTAGATGGCAATTGTCAACTGTTTATTTGGCGATTTAGTAGAACTTTTTGGAATATCGATAGAACTTTTAGTTATAAATCCTTTTTATGCCAGTCTCTGCAGACATCCATCATTCTTTTGCGTCCTAAAAAATTAATATCTGGATCATCCAATAAAACCTCAAATATCTTAGGTATGCCCGCATTAAGATGTAAATTTTCATGGTTCTTAATAGTAAACATTTCTAATTCTGGGAAATCCGCTCGAACTGGTTCTTTTTGACGAGGGCGATTTAGTTGAGGCCAAGTTTTATTCCAAAACAATTCCCTCACTTTAGGATCAAGATATGGAGTAACATGAATTTTATTATATTTTTCTACAAGATTTGTGTGTTGACTTAAACCAGCACAATCTCCATCAAGATATGCAGTTCTAAACTGACTCCAAGTTACTCTTGGAGTGCCCGAAGGATTTTTTCTATGAACTTTTATATACTTCTTTGTTGTCGATATATCTCTGTATCTCTTGTATGCCTTTTTCCCTGGCTGAAAGTAACCATCAGAACCCCATCCAGTCAAAACATATTTTTGTTTTACTTCTGGATAAACATACAAAAATGGAAATACACACTCAAAGTGAGTCTTTTTTCTACATCCATGATCTACAAGAATTTTCCAGTCATCTAGTAAATTTTCAGTTGGAACTTCTATGACAGAACAATCCCATCCCATCTTATCAGAAACTTCTTTTGCCTTAAGAGAATCATATGAAGGAGAATTTTTGAGATTAAATGTGTACGCAAAAATTCTTTTCCCTACATCTTGAGCTGCGATGGCCACAGATATAGAATCAACTCCACCAGACAACATAACTGCAACTTCACTTTCTGGCACATTGTTCTTAATGTGATCCTGCAGTATTTTTCTAATCATTAGCTAATCTTATTGGGGATGATCCGTGACTTCGGTTTTCCTTTCTGGTCTCGACATAAGTATCAAAAGGATCAGAAGTGTAACTTTCCTTGTATGACAATTTACCATGGCCTTTTTCATAATCGCCGGTATGAAGTCTTTCGGGGTCAATTTCCGTTCCGGCTGGAGTCATCCAATCCTGACTTACTGCTGCCTCTGTTTTTTCATTATCGCTAACTACCCTAGGGCCGCGTTTTATCAAAAATTCTTCTATTTTAAAATTCTCAGTTAATAATTCGTTGCATTTTCGGGCATTTCCCATTTGTATTCCGGTTATTAATTTTTTATACTGACTTTCTACTGAGCTTCCTGTCTTTGTAGTAGTGTACTTCTTTTTAGATTTCCAGAGTTTATTGTGCTCCTTAGTCAGCTTATCATAAAGTGCATTGAGATTTTTTTCTGGAATTACATATCCGTCGAGATACCAATATTTATAGATGTGGTAAAGATGTTGAATAACTATCTTATTCTTAATTCCCAGATATCGACAAGAGCCTCTTTTATTTTTAGTTTTGAAAATTATGTCATCGAAAAAATGGTTAATAAACTTAATTGCAGCATTAACTTCCGAATCTTCCAGTTTATCTATTTGGTAAATAAGGTCAAGTTTTTTGTTGGTTACTGCGGCCTTTGTCCAATCATAAATAAACATCCAAAGTAATTGTGCAAACCAAGCATCTGCCTTTCTCATTGTCAATGCGTTATCGGTAAACCACTTACACCCTTCCTTTATAAGATATTCTTTGTATTTCTTTGGCAGTTCTCTAACCTTTTCTGCAACATAAGATGTAGAGGTGTTTCTGAACAGTTCTTTAGTAAAATGAACTCCCTCATTAATAGACCTACATATGCTAGAACATTTTTCGCGGCCAATATTAGTGAATACTACAGTCGATATTTCGATGTGATTATGAAGATGATATTTCATCTTTTCGTCTAAAGTCGAGTATTTATCACAACTTTCGTCAACCTGTATAAGTTCGTATTTATTGTCTGGAGTTATAACCTGATATGTCCCATGAGGAACAGTTATCTTGTCATGAATAAATCCAAGTAAAATTTTACCTTCATTTTCACCAGACGTAACAGAAGAGCCAGAAACGGTGCCAAGGGTCTCTTGTCTATTCCAAGAGTCTAAAACCATATATCCACCAGAAATACCTTCAGGAAACTTTTTTATCCACTTTTTCCAGTACTCTATATCTTCTTTTTTGTTGGCCTTCACAGCCGCTTCCCAACAACTCACAATACACGCAAATACAAAAGAAGTCACCGCGCTTCCGGACAGTAAACTTCTAATATATGCTTCAGCGTCTTTTTGAGACCAACGTCCAGAGCCACCATTTTTACTAGGAAAATCCGAATTAGCTTGATATGCTGGATCTGAAAGTAATGCAAGTGTTGCACATACATTAATATATTGTAAAAAAGTTAAAACTTCTTTTTTAGAATTTGAATAAAGATTGGTTTCGCTTTTCATTTTATAGCAATTGCTCCTACAAATAAGTGGTTTCTCCAAAAAGGTTGGACTTCTTGAAATCCTGCTTCATACATCATGGATAGTAGATCGTCCCAGTGCATTGGTTTCAGCATGGATCTCAAAGTATACTCTTTATCCATAATATCTTCACAAGAAAACTCTTTTCTTTTGTGGTCATAAAAGAGGAATGTGAGTATCTGTTCTAGTTCTGGAGATGAGGCATAAGTCTTCTCAGAAAAAACGAATGCTCCGCCGGGAAGAAGAGAATCATATATTGAATCCAGAATAGATTGTCGATCTCGTTTTGGAATAAACTGCAAAGTAAATATACTCGTTATGAATGAAGAGTCAACAGGAAATATAAAGTTTCTCACATCTTGAAAATGTAAACTGAGATTAGAATCAATATATTCTTCTTCTCTAGATTTCATATCTTCCGCAAATCCATCTGCATTTTCAACTCCATGATACTGTGCGTTAGGAGCCGATTCCTTATTCTGGTCAATCATTGCCCCCAGAGTTTTTCCAGTAGAACAACCAATATCAACTACACTAGTATCATTTTCTACAAAGTATCTAGACATTGCAACTATATCATCATGAAGCGATGAATAGTGACGAATAGATGCATCTATGTGAGCATCAAATCCTTCTTTTCTGTGTGCAAAAGTAAAGTCTGCCAATTAAATTTTCTCCAATACATTTTCATAGATAGACGCAGCAATTGACTGCATCATTTTTGGCGGAACCATTCTACCAATTCTTTCTGATTTCTGGTTCCATTTTCCGGTCAACTTAAAGTCATCAGGTAAACTCTGAATCCTCTTCAATTCGCCCAGAGTGAGTTTTCTAGGTTCTGCCCAATGGAATGCACCTGCTGTGGTGTCATTACTCCCCATCGCCGTTAGCGTGGGTGCTGGGGCGTATCTGGATACTCTTTTGAGGTTAAAGTGGTGTCCCTTCGGATGATAGTCCATTCCAGTCAAAACTTTCTTCGGATCGTCTTCCATCTTACTTCCGGTCTGTAACCAATACGCAGTTTTACTAAACTTCTCTGTGAGATAATCAACTTCTTCTTGGTCATATTCTAAATCTATCAGAGCGTCCATCAGGGGAATTACATCTCTAGATGGTTGTGGGAAAATATTTCCAACAGTCATAAAATTAAGACCAGCCTTCTCAGTAATGTCATTTCTAACACCGATAAAGATGACCCTAGTTCTTGTCTGAGAAACACCATAGTATCTTGCGTCCATGACTTGAGATGAAACATCATATCCTATCTTTTCGAACTCGTTAAGAATTTTATTATAGTATTGTTTCGCCTCGCCAATGGTTAGTCCTTTAACATTCTCCGCAACAATAACTTTTGGCTTGATGTCATTTGCAACTCTAAGGAACTCAAAGAAAAGATCTTCGATATTCTCTACCATCTTCCCATCAGAATAATTCTTGGTCTGACCCCAGCCATCGGAATGTTTTCCAGACACATTGACTATAGTTGTTTCTCCAAATAGATCAACCATCTCTTCCTTTTTAACATTGTGAGATAGTTTCCCTGCAACCGAAAATGCGGAACACGGTGGCGAACCGTCAAGGATATCTAACTCGCCTACATCCAATCCGACAATATCCAGAAAGTCTGATCCACTCAACTCTTTAATATCATTAGGTAGTATAGGAGTATTTGGGTAGTTTTCTGCATAGGTATTTTGTGCTTCTTCGACAAATTCGTTCACACACAATACATTACCGCCAGCTAGACGATAACCAGTACTAGAACCACCGCCTCCTGCAAATGTGGATATGACGTTAAACTTATTTTGTGCGGATGCAGTAAATACATCCTTAAGGGTATAAGGCTGATACATAGTATTCATTATCTCAAATTTTTTAGTCGTTGTCAAGTTTTATTTCTACCGAGAAATTGTTGATATATTCTTTCATAAATCTACGGATCTCTCTGGATGCACTTGAGTCGTTTAGTTCGCACAGGGCAATAAACTTTTTCTTCTCTTCTTTATTGACTTTTATTAGCAGAGTAGAATCTTTTTTCTTAATGTCCAGATCTATTCCATCCATTACTTCTCTTCCACTATCCTACTGAAGTTTTTGACTTTATCGAACTTGATGATGCTTCGGAACTTATCATACAGAATCTCTCCCTTGTGAGATATGACAAAGACATTATTTCCGCCAAGTTGATTAAGAAGTTTTAAGAACTCATCTGTTCCATTACTATCTAATGAACTATCAAATACTTCATCTAATATCAAAAGATTTGTATTTACACTATTCTTCATCTTCGCAACTTCTCTCCAAGTGAACAGTAAAGCCAAGTCGATTCGCATCTTCTCACCTTCTGAGAATGAACTATAAGAAAAGTTTTCTCTATTACGAGACTTGATGTTTTCTGAGAAGTTTTCATCCATCGTAAAGTTAACATAGAAATCCATTTGATGAAGATACTTGTTTATCAAACCATTCATAATAGGAAGATAGTACTTGATGATAGAAGTCTTGATGCCACCATCCTTAAGAAGTGTAGAGGCAACATTTAAGTATTCTCTTTCTTCCAGAAGTTCTTCTCGCAAATTTTCTATCTTTTCTTTTTTATCTATAAACTTTTTTAGTTCCTTTCGCATCTTTGTAGTAGATGTATCCGTGGATTCAAGTTCTTCTACTTCTCTTTCATAATCCTTTATAGAACTCTTCAGGCCTTTATTATGAGAAGTCTTTTCAGATATATCTGCAGTAAGATTAGATACCTTAGTTTGGGTGTTCAATAAGTCATCCATTCTTGCATTGATGACTTCATACTCACTCTTAAAATCTTCTAGAGCTTGTTCTATTTCTTTTTGTTTATCCTTTCTTTCCGAAATCATCATTTCTTTGTGTGATGAATCGACATCCTGTTTACAAGTAGGACAATTATCAATATCGCGAAAAAACTCTTGATCTGTTTTAAGGGACTTAATCTTGGAAGTCAGTCCAGCACTAATACTATCCATCTTGGATATTTTCTTTTGTACTGGTTTCAATTCGACAAGTGTATCATTTAACATACCGATCTTTGCATTAAGTTTTTCTACACAAGAATCATTATCATCAATTTTTAATTGATATTCTTCTATCTTCTTCTTCGATGACTGTATGAGTTTCTTTCGGTCTTTCTTTATCTCTTCTATACTAGATTCTTGCAAATGAATCTGATTATCTATGATGTTTCTTTCATTACTATTTTCTTTGACACTCTCTTTATGATCTATTAATCTAGATTTGAGTATCTCGTTCATAGAAGAAAATATCTTAATGTCCAGTAGATCTTCAATAATGTCTCTTCGGTCTTTTGCCGATAGTTGCATAAACGGAACAAAAGTTGCAGAACCTAGTATCACTGTTTGAGTGAAAGACTTGAAGTTAAGTTTGAGGATATTGTCTTCGAGATATTTTTGATAATCTTTTATCTTTGAATCTTGATTGATCATCTTTTTATTATGATATATCTCAAAGATGCCGGGCTTGATACCTCTACGAATCTTATACTGAGTCTTCCCTACCTTAAACTCAATCTCAATAAGACAATCTTTCTCATTAACTGAATTGGGGAGTTGTGGTTTGTTTATCTTACGGAAAGGTTTCCCAAACAATCCAAATGTTAGAGCGTCTAGAACAGTAGATTTTCCTGCTCCGTTTGCTCCAAGAATTAATGTGGTAGGGGATTTGTCAAATAATATTTCAGTAAAATTGTCTCCAGTGGAAAGAAAATTCTTCCACCGTATTTTTTGAAATTCTAACACTACGCAGGCTCTCTTAATGCAGTAATATATAAATCTTGAATCAAACCTTTAAGTCGATTCTTATCCAAATCTAAGTTATAGTCATCTATGTATCCGGAGAGAAGAGACATAGTATCTTCTATAGATTGTGTCTCATCCATTCCTTCAAACTCGTATGTATCGTCAACTACAGATACATCAACGACATCGTTGTTGTATAATTCATCTATCAGATTATCCAATAAATGTTGTTTTGTCTTATTTTTAACGATCACTTTAACATATTTTTTATTGTATGTCGAGTAATTTATTTGGCCGAGTTTTTCTTCATCATAAAAGATCTTATGAAACATACGATATGGATTCTGAATGAATTCTATCTCGTTTGTGTCTGTATCATATATGTGGAAACCTCTAGGATCGTTGTAATCAATCCAAGTTGTTTCGTAGGGGCTTCCAAGGTAATGAATATTTCCATTGTTTGATTTGTGATGGAAATGGCCAGAGCAAACCAATTCGAACTTTCGAAACATACCAATGTCAAAACCATCTTCGCACTTGATACCGCGACTCATTTCAAATCCGGCTATCTCCAAATGACCAAAGAGAGTTGTTGCTTCAGAGTCCCTGATATGAGTTTTGCATATATCATAGTTTCCAGAATTAATCCACGGCATGAAACAAATATCTCTGCCGTCGAAATTGAGAGTTTCTGGATCAGTATAAACTTTAGGAGCATACTCATGATTGAAGTCTATCAGTTCATTCATAGAATTGATATCATTCGTATTCTTAAAATAGGTATCATGATTTCCGATAATGATATGAGTTTCTATCTTATCATTTTGCAATCTTTTCATGAAACGAGTATTCATCCCATGAAGGATATTGAAGTTGATAAACTTTCGTCTATCCACAACATCCCCCAAATGAATCATCGTAGTAATATTGTTCTCTGACAGATATGGAAAAAACACATTGTCATAGAACTCCATCATGTAATCAAAGAAGACTAGGGAATCCCCCCTAGCTCCAAAATGAGTATCAGTCAAGAGGGCTATTTTCATTCTGTTCCTTTTTCTTCGCTTTTGCTCTGGTCTTCTTAGTCTTCTCAGATTTCTCAAAGTCTTCAATAAATCCAGACATATTATTTTGCATGAACTCTAGATAACTTTTCTTAGTCACTCCACCTGCCTCAAGTATGTCATCTTCTAAGACATGGCGTTCAAGAGATTTGTACTTAACATAAGTCTGTTTTTTCTCTTTCTGCATCCTTCTTATAAAGGCATAGTAAATTATCTGAGTAAAATATGCAAAGGGGTTTTTAGATTTCTCTGGATTAAAGTTATCTATGTATAGAAGACAGTTCTCTATTCCATCAGAAATCATTTCATCTTTATATGTGTAGTTAATAAAGTTGGGGCGATACGAAAGATGATTAGAAATCTTCATAATACATTCTCCAATGTAATTGGGAATTCTAGGCCTCGGATTGCCTTTCTCTTTCGCATCAATGACAGAATTGCGAAATTCTATCATTGCAGAAAGGAGTTGCTTATTATCTACATAGTGTGCGTTTTTCTTTTTTTCTGCCATTGGGTTCTCGTTAAAAGTTGCATACATTGTAACAAATGATGGTGCGTTTGTCAAACATTAAATATTTTTTAATTTAACACTTGACATACGCCGGTTGTATGTGTATAATAAATCTGTTGTGATTTAAGGAATATTCTAATGCTTAATCTTATCTTCGAATTCTTTCAACGCGTTGATGTAATCATCATTAGATTTATCTAATTCTTTCTCTGTCATTGCATCGTCAAAAGACTTAAAAGATATTCTTGAATTCTTTGATTCTAATAATTTTTTATAGAACTCTATGATTTCATCTTTACATGAAACTATAATTAAAACTTCACTTTTTTGTATTTCGTAGTCTAACTGCGGAGAATAAGGAATCCAATCTGAAAAGGCAAGGTATGCCTCGGAAGGTCTTAGGCCCGTGGGTATCCTACTTAATTGCCAAGGCCTGTGGATTATGTAGTGATCTCTACTTTCCCCCTTCATTCCGCCTAGGATATCCTCACCGTTCTTTAATCTAAGTATCTTATAATCCATCTTTATACATTCTTATTTCATTGATCTTAAAGTCAAATTTCTCTTCATTATAGATATTTATACGTTCAAAAAAGTGCCTAAGAGCAAAGTTAGTATGGGATTTATGTTTAAGATCATCGACAATATCATAAAGAACCGCACTCTCTTTCCTATCTCCCTTTCTCAATCCTCTACCAATTGATTGAAGATTTCTTATCTTACTCTTAGAAGGAGAAGCAAACACAACATTGTGAAGATTCTTTATGTTGATACCAGTTGAGAATGTACCATAAGAGGCAACAATGATTGCGTTATCGGATTCTTCTGTGGTGAGCCTAACCTCTTCTCTATTGCCTACTTTAGTTTCACCACTTACATAGAACAAAGGTCTATCCGAATCTACCTTTTCTTGTAATTGTAAGAATAAAGGCTTACCGTGTTTTTCTACAAAGTTAAAGAGAACTAGTGTATTGCCTTTGAGACTATTTGTCAAATTAACTATGAAGTTGTTTCTTTTTTCATTTCTCACTATCCAATCAATTTCATCCGGATATGGCATTTTCTTTGTTTCTTTACATTGTTCGTCTGAGTATTTGAGAACTAGACATTCAATCTTAAAACTAGAAAGAGTTTCATTATCAATTAATTTTCTAGTGGTTGTGACTTTCTTAACATCCCCAAATAGACCAGTGAGAACTAACTTGTGAGTTTTAGTTCCGTCTAATGTTCCTGTGGTGCCGAACCTATATTTACACTCGGTCATCTTCTCCATAATCTTCATAAGAGAGTTGGCTTTGAATAAATGACACTCATCTCCAATAACTGCACCGAACTGATCAAAGTATGGCTTTCTCTCTTTGTATATAGATTGCCATGTAGAGATCACCACTCTCTTGTCCGTAGTCTTGGATTGTCCCTGATAAATGACATGGCACTTATTCTTGACATCAAATCCATAGTCTTGGAAGTCTGCATACATCTGAGAAACCAAAGAGGTAGTCGGAACAATTATTAGTATTTTCTTACCAGACAAATCCGGATGCATTAGATAAAATCTTATCAAGGTATAGATGATAAGAGACTTCCCAGAAGCTGTTGGTGATAACAGCAAACATCTGTCTTTATTGATAGCGGTCTGTATTGCGTCTAGTTGATAATCTCTGTATGTTAAAGGTTGTCCCTTAGATTGAGGTTTAACATATTCTGCTAGTTCTTTGAGATTATCCTCATTGAATATAACTCTATCTGGCTTTTCGCAAAAGAATTCATACTCATTCATTTCGCAGAAGTTCTGGACTTGATTAATCAGTCCAGCATATATCTTTCTATTGGTAGGGTTAAACAGACGAATCTTTCCATCCCACACCTTATTTCTATATGCAGGCATAAACTTTGCGCCAGGCACTTCGTAGGTAAAGTAATCCACCAATTCCTTCAGAATGAATAGTTCATCCGAATCCAGAATATAATGCACTTCGCTGTGTTTATGTGCGGTTACCGATTGCATTAACCGCCCTCTAGAAATTTCCGCACATTAATCAAATCTTTTATTAGCCATTTATTACTATCAAGAAGATTCATCTGTTTTTCTATAAAAGTTAATATTTCTTTTTGGTATGTAAGCTTCTGCGCCTCTGTGATGAGATCATCATCGTCATCTAACCACATCTGCACATCACCTTTGAGAACTTTATATCCATCAGACTCCCACCCAAGAAGATCTAATTCGTCTTCGTTGAGTTTACCTAGATAGTATTTCTTTTTCTTTGCTTCGAGTTTTTTGTATTTGAATTGATTTAAACTGACAATAGAAGCCTGATCAATACGATAGTTATGCCACTTGGAACATAACATAGAAAGATTGAGAATAGAGGTTTCAAGGTCAGTTCTGTCAATTTGGAGGTCTTTAACGGCCTCTTCCTTGAGTTCACTTAGTTTCATATTTTAGTCTATTTTTTTAATTTCATATCCAGTGTATTGGAAATCTGCAGTAGTCGCTGTTGGTTCATCTCCAGTTTCTAGAGAAGAGAATGGGATATCCCCTAACGCAATAGGAAATAAATCTTTGAATACTGCCTCATATATTGGAGCGCCCTGATTGTTATATAATAACAAGGAACCATCAGAATAAACATCATCCCCAGTCAATTGTCTTCCTTGTGCAAAACTTCGATATTGGCCAAAACTCTCAGGAAATCCTAGACCCCTAATCCAGTCATATACTTCCATCCAAGCCTTCATTTCTTCGTCCACTAAGAAACTGACAGAAAGAACTGAGAATATTATTTTATCGCCAGGTTCCTTTCTATCCGCAAAAGGTGTTCCCAGAAGTGCTTCTCCGAAAGTCATGCCAGGCAAACTGACACCCTGCACAAATGGACTCAATGAAGGACACTTGAGGATGCTCAACTGAAATGACTGATTACTCAGATAATTTGGATTTTCAAAATCGACATTTAACGCCACAATAGATACTCCGTAACACTATTATTTATATCAAAAAAAAGGGACTCCGAAGAGTCCCTCTAAGTCATAAGGTATATTATTATGCTTTATATGTAGCTACCGCACCCTGTACTCCAGCACTAACGTATATCTGATCATCGCCAAATGCGACATCTGCACCAAATCCCGTATAACCAGACCCTTGCGGATTCCACATATTTGGCCCGCTTGGAAAATTAGTTCCATCCACTTTTGCAAAGAAAAACTTCCCTGCGCCACCGTCGGCATCGGGAGCACCGAACACCACATGGTCTCCTTCTGGAGATATATCAACAGATTGTCCCCACTTACTATTAGACTCGGAAACTTGAGTGTTAGCCCTCCAAGAATTGACACAGACCCCAGTAGATACATCAAATACGGAAACAATACCTCCTGTCGAGTTCCCTGACTGTCTACCTCGCATATCTCCAATGACTAACTTAGAACCATTTGGAGTAATTGCCATTGATCTATGTTCTGTCCCAGGCCGCGATTCATTATTTACATCGCCGTTCCCGGCCGGGTTACTTGTGTTGATAGTTCTTATATAAGAACCATCGGAAAGGTTATAAATGAATACCGCTCCACCAACCATGTCACTCCCGCTCCACATATATTCTGGAGAAGAAACCGCCAGAAGTCCTGCCGATGCAGCTATCGCAACAGCAGAGCCAAACCTTATATTTGACATTTCGCTCTGACCTGCTGTACCATTGTAAGGATTAGTAGGTCTTTCTAGAACATAACCATTTGCAAACGCAGAAGATTCATCTGGTTGACTTAAATCATATACAAAAACTTTTCCGCAGTTAGGTTGTCTGTAGCTAGTATTGACGAGATGTTGCATCTTTGCATCGGGCGCGCCAATTGCGAGATAACCACCACCAATGTCAATCGTTTGTCCATACGAAGACCCTCCACTATAATATGTATCATCTTGTACTTGTTGTGGGAGATATGAATCTCTTGGAGTAAACATAAATTTAGCAACTGGCTGGCCAAGCGTTTGAGTTCCGTCTGTATTCACCTTCCAAACTTGTACATCACCATTATTATAGTGAGATTGGAATGCAACCAGATTTCCATCTAATGCTAGTTTTGTTCCTCCGTTGTCTGGAGTATATGCTCCTGTATGCCAAGATAAAGCATGACCGTTATTTGCCGCTGGGCCCAAACCACCAAAAGATCCCCCTTGCCCAATCCAGTTTGGCAGAACATAATCGATTGTATTTCCAAGAGCGCCGGATCCTACAGAACTATCATATATCTCAACAAACCCTCCATTACTATTATATTTCGTCTTGGAGGTTACGAAAAATTCACCAGAAGTGGCCATCCATTTACCGAATTCCTCGCCTTCATTACTGGTATTATATCTAGTATAAATGTCAATACTGTCCCAATTAAAACCAAAAGTAAGAGTAAACTCTGAAGGAGTTGTGGTTGTTAAGTTAGTTCCGTCTGATGCAGTGAATGACAATGAGAAAGAACCAGCATCCGCACTATTAGAACTTGCGGAAATTGTGAAAACATTATCTGCTTGTGATACCGTAGTTCCACCTAAGGCCCCTGCAGTTACTTGATAACTATATGTTATTGCATCTCCTTGCGGATCTGTTGCAGCAAGAGTAATCACTGTATCAGCGCCAGGCGATAATGCATAAGAACCATCTGGAGTTGTTGTGAAGTTTGGTTTTTGATCAACCAATCCTACACCAACCCATGATGCACCTGTGAAGATATAGAGTTTCTTATTCTCTTCTACGATACCCTTTGCACCAGCAGCAACTCCGCTTGATGGCAAATCTCCAACTGTCGCATAAACTGTTAATGCATCTGGCAATGCAGTGTAAGACAGAACACCAGTTCCAGCATTATATGATAAGTCTCCAGCCGCACTGAATGAACTTCTGACTCTTGAGTCGGTCACATATAGGTTACTAGAACCTTCCGCAACTTGAGTAGAAGTCGGAGTTGCAGCACCCGCCGGAGTTCTGAGTTTCTTAACACCGAATGCAAGTTTCTCAATATCTGCAGTAGACGCACTAGTCGCCATCGCAGATACTTTTGTATCTAATGCAGTTTCTAAATCTGCATCATCGTCTAGATTTGCCTTCTCAATTGAACGAGACAACTTGACGATCTGATCTGCAGTGGTTGCAGAACCTAGCGCAGCCAAGAGTTTTGTTTTGAGAGTATCTCTTGAAGTAAATGTATTAGCCATTTTATTTTTCCTTTAAATTAAGAAATTATTCCTTTTATGATTCTCAGATTGTTTGTATTCAAATCTCCACCAATCGCATAGTTCTCTACCATAGTTACTCTATCGATATTCAGAAGGGCAGTTTCATGTTTAATTTCGCCCGTAGATATCTGAATTATATATGAGTCCCAATTATGAGAAACTACTGCGTAGTCTCCGTATGCTTCGATTTCCTGACCGAAATTATATCCAGCAGTGCTCTGTCGATCATAATAGGCTATACCTGACCCACCAGCAGTGTTTTCATCTATTGTGAATTCTAATGTTCCTGTAGGCATATCGAAAATGTGGACTTTACCGTGACCGTCATTCGGATCACCAATAATAGCCTTGTCTCCAGAAACTGCAATTCCATTTTCTCTACCAGAAATACCGCCAAATCTACCATTAACTACTGGATTTGGATCGTCAAGTCTAGAGACTTCTTGTCCAGTTAAATAATCTATTATGTGTACTGCCCCCGCTTGATATGCTCCGGAATGACTATACATATCTTGAACTGCAAGATAATTTTCTCCCATATCGTGGTTATAAGCTGCGATACCAGCATTTGGATTTGAATTAACTATATTCCAAGGATGATTAGTATCGGTATATTGCCAAACTATCTCCCTTGTATCCCATTTGACCATTGCATACTGATTATACGCTGTTCTGGGTAAGAAGATATAATTTCCATGCATACTAATACTCTGGACTTGATTACTTCCCCAGCCTGGGATACTTAGAAGAGATGACCCACCATCAGCATAACTTCCGTCAAGCGCGGAACGAACTCTAACGCTCCCTCCTTCGATAGCGGCAAAATAATCTCCGGAAGAAGCCATTGCTCCATTATCATCTGGGACACTACCTGCTGATGATACATTCCATATCAGAGAGTTATCTGCCAAATCATATGCGTAGAACGAATTGTGATCAAACCCAGCGATTACTATATTTCTACCATCCGATAATTGAGTAGAAGTTAGAGTGTGTCCGATGTCAGTCCCACCTATTGTGGCTATTGTTGAGTCTGCCGCAGACCAATCTATACTAGAGGCACCAGAACCTCCACCAGATTGAGTAACTGGAGCCTCAAAGATATAGGCCCGATGATCCAGAGCGCCCGGGCCCTGAGCAACTAATATTTTTCCGGTTGTCTTGTCTGCTGATATAGAACGACCAAAGTATTTATTGTGGTTATGATTTGCAGAAGATGAAAGGTCATCTGGATTGTCTAGTGTTGCCAACAAAGATCCGTCTGTTATGCTATAGAAATAAACCCTACCTCTTCGATGAGGAAAACTTGAGAATTCTCCCCCAGTGTCTGCGGTAGGGGCAGAAATCATAATTGTATCACTAGAAAGAATTTTCGCCTGTGTTCCAAAGTATTCATTTTGGGAAGCATTTGGAGTTACTATTGTTCTAATTAGATCACCAGAACTATTATATATGTGTACAGCACCGGCGTTTGCCTCGCCCGAGACTATTGCCTCTCTTTCGCAAAATGCAGCAATGAAATCCCCACTATTTTCGAATACATCAACACTGTGTCCGAATGGGGCTGTATATCCGCTAGGTTGTACAAATTTGCTATCTCCTACGCCAGAAGGTATCATGTCCCCAGTAGTTGCGTCAAACACCGAACCTCGGTTTTCTAAACCCACGCCTTGATACATTCCCGGCGATGCAGTGACAAGAATATTTCCTGATATAGCAACCGACTCGCCAAACTTGTAACTGGGGTTCTGAGTATAACTTTGTAATGAGAGAGTATATTCGTCTGCACTGGGAAGATTGTTCTTGTCTGAAATGTCATAGACGTATACTCTTCCTCGGTTACTGAGGTTTCGCGGAGCTCCAACAACAAGTTTAGAACAATCTTCATTCAATGCAACACTCTGACCAAATCTACAGTCGTTAGCTAGTTCTGATGGTCTTGTTATTGTTGCTACAACATTACCTGTACTTGCTTGAATAATTCTTACTCTATCCTGATTCATATGATAACCAGAACTAATTGCAATATAATCTCCGGACATCGCTGTTGGGCCATGACCTTCGTAGTCAACTCCTTGTTGACCATTTGATACTGTTCCGGTAACACTGTGTTGTAGAGTTGCTGTCTCGGTATCGTAAATGTATAGTGTGCCCCTATAACTGCCAGCATTTTCCGAATCCGCAATACAGAAATAATCTCCGGATATTGCTGCAGAGTTGCCCCACCTAGAATCTCCTAGAGATTGTACTCTATGTACAAATGTCGTATTGACTGACTGCCAGTCTACCTGAGAGGTAGAACCTCCACCTGCTGCAACTACCGCTGCAACTTTCCATTCTGATCCATCCCAGTATTTCAATTCTGATGTTTGTTGATCAAAAACAACCTGGCCTCCAAATGCTCCAGAAGCAGGAATATTTTCTGTTAACCCGATTTCTTGAATTCTGAAAACCTGTGAGTTATTCTCAAATAAACCATTGACATGATTGTAGACCAAAGTCTCATCATTCATGATAGAAGATATATTGACCTCACTGAGAGTAGAAACTGAAAGTCCACCCCAAGATTCTGCAGTTCCATTTGTTGCAAGGAAGTTACCGGAGTTTTGTGCTTGGTTTGGAAGTGTTCCACCAGCGACAAATGTTTCTGGTTCTAGGACATTACCGATTGCTTTACCAATACTCTTGAGTTCTGTTGCAGTCGCGGATGGAGCTAGATCTTCTGCTCTTGCGTTGATTGCAATTTCTAAATCTGTGTTCTCTGACTGTTCCAAACTAGGAGCAAGTCTTGAGATGTTCATTAACTCTCTTGCAGTCGCAGTGACAGCAACTGTAGACGCCCTATTAGTGAGGGCGGTTATTGAAGGATCTAAATTTGTATCTGACATTTGTTTTTCCTATTTAAATTATGTTGTTGCCTTGAACAGATATGCAGTTCCTGAGTAATCGTAAGAACCTTGTTGATATCCAGGCGAACCCGCAATTAAAGTCGTTCCATCAACTGCAAAGTTATGTCTGGTGTATCCGACCAGCTGCGAGTTTGCAAAGTAATCTTGTTCTGGAGAAGTAGGACTATCTAACGACATAGTAGACATATAACTAGAAGAAAGATTTGAATTCGCACTTCCGCCAGCTGGAATGTTGTTTAAATTAAATACCGATATTTGACTATACGACCCTTCTTGTCTACCCCCCACTACAAATAACGCTTCATCGGTCATTTCAACACCATTTCCGAACTGATAAGACGATCCTCCCCAAGCGATAGGAAGATTAAAATCATTAGGAGTTAACCTTCCGCGAATAACTGGTGCTGCAGCATTATCGTCCGTAGAGTCAAACTCGTACAAATATACCACACCTCTAGCCGACTCGCCTCCTGTTTCGCTAATTGCAATCCAGTTATCGTTTATTAGAGTATTAAATCCAAAATTCCCATACCCGGCAGGAGATGTAGGATTTATTTCGTATTCTGTATTATTCACTGTGTTTTTTACCCAGGCCCGCCCAGCTTCATTTTGACCACCATAATCCGCGCCGTCTTCCCCAAAAACTACCCAGTTATTTTTTATATCCAATCCTCTTCCTAGACTACCCAAGCCAGAACCGCCTTTACTGACAAAGGTTCCAGTTAACGTCGGCGAAGATAGATTAGTGATATCTATGGTATGAATTCCTCTACTATAGCTGGTTGCTAAATAAAGAGTGTTACCATCATCAGAAAATACCATTTTCTTATTATTAGCGTATGTATCTCCAGTGTATATAAATGTACTTATTAAATTTCCAGAAGTAATATCAAAGAAATCTATATGAGATCTCCTAGTATTCGCGGAGACTCTTCTATCAGAGAGTGTGGCTACGACATTTCTTCCTTCATGTATCTGACATCTAAAAAACCCATTATTGATCCATAGATCGTCCGACGAAGCTCCAATTCCAGACGGAGATGTGAAATAAGCAGCTGCCCCCCAATCTAATGTGTGTAATAAGCTTCCCGTCATATCGTATAGATAGTGTCTGCCTCCCCGATATCCAAACTGAAAACGATCTCCACTACCAACCACAAAATAATTTTCTGATATTGCAACGGATGATCCAAATTTGTGACCATCGCTGGCGCTTGTCCAAGTCTGCCAGCCAGGATTTGGATTTATTATTTGTGTCGTATTCCAAGAAGAAAACGCAGCCCAATCTGTAGAGAATGCGAGTGTAAAACTTGATGGCGTCGTTGTTGCGACATTCACTGAGTCATTTGCGGAAAATGTTAATTCGAATGTCGCAGGAAGAACTCCGTGAGGTGTTATAGTAAAGACATTATCATTCTGTGTAACCGTAGTTCCGTTGAGTGCTCCAGAAGTAACTGCGTGTGAGAATGATACTGGATCGTTTTCTGGGTCTGTTGCAGTCAAGGTAATGACTGTCGGAGTCATGTCGGTAGCAAGAGTATATGCTGCATCGTTCCCCGATACTGTTGGAGCAGTATTGATTAATGCAACTGCATACCAACCATCTGCAGTTTTAATGTATAACTTATTATTTGATTGAACAACTGCTTGATCTCCGGCAGAAGCACCAGCGGGTAAATCACCGACTGTTGCAACAACTTGTAGTGCGGCCGCAGTAGGAGCGGTATAAGAAACTACACCGCCATTGTATGATAAATCTCCAGAAACACTTATTTGTGGTTGAACACTTTCAGCGTTTAGAAACTTATTTCCACCTTCTGTGAGGTTATCAGTATTTGCAACTGATCCCATATCCGCAGCACCAGTTCTTAATTCTTTAAGACCTTCGGACATTTCTACTAGATCATCTACTGATGCACTAGGAATTGCTGCAGCCATTTCGGTATCGATGTCAGTTTCAACTTCTGAATCATCTGTAAGACCGACAAACCTTGCGGATTTTGCAAGTCTCCCCAAATCTCTTGGGTTAGAACCAGAAACTTGACTTCTTATACGAGTCTTCATGTTCGTTTTTGAGTTGACTAAGTTGGAATTAGGCATGGATTTTCTCTCTCCAGTATAAAATGATTTTCTTATATTTATAAAAAAAGTATTTGAGTTTTCCAAAAAGGAAGGGGGCGATGCCCCCTTCTATCACATTTTTATGAAGAATTGCTCTTCAATAATTTAAATAAGAATGGAAGTCGTTTAACGACCAAACTATTTATAATCACCCACAAAAAAAGGGACTCGAAAGTCCCTTTTTTCTTTTTAGATTTTAAGTAATCGATTAACCGATTGCTGTCAATCCTGATACCGCAACCTTCCTGTAGTATTGGTTTGAACCAGAACTCATTGAGGCAAATGGGTTTGCAACAATTCCGTATCGGGTCTTGAATCCAATCTTAGGTTGGAAAGTATTTTCGCCGACTGCGCGAACCATTTGTAATGGGACGTATGGGCAGTAGAAAATACCAGCATCATAAGGTGAAGATCCCTTATAACCTACAACCAACAACTCATATCCAGAAGTTGATGTGAAGTAAGGATCAATATAAACTCTCATTCTTCCGTTAAGAACACCGGCAAAAGTTTGACCTGTGTCATCAACTGAAAGATTAGTTTGTAGTGCGGGGTTGTAATCTAGTACACCTGACATGGCGAGAGCAGAGGCAACGTCCGAAGAACAGATAACCAAGTTACCTTTTCCTCTACGAGTTTCTTTAGCAATTGCGTTTGCTTCTCTTTCGATCTGGTAAAGAAGACCTTTATACTTCTCTACTGACCAACGACCATCTGCGTCAGCATCTAGATCAAAAACACCCTTCGTAGTTACACCAGCTTGTGCGCCAGGCTTTGCAACTGCGTATACTGTTCTCAGAACTTCTCTGTTGATTTCAGCAGTGATTTCTGAAGAAAGAATGTTTGATAATTCGCTTTCAGCGTCTAGACCGTGAACTGCCTTCAGATCTTGTGCCAATTCCATAGTGTATTCTGCTTTCAGTGCTCTTGATTGCGCTGTGACAGATACTCTATCGATAGAGAATGACATTTGATTGAAGTGGCCGCCCGTACCCATTCCAGATACAGAACCGTCTCCTAATGCTTCTGCCTTAGCAGTAGCAGCAGATCCGCCCGTTGTGTAGTCACCAGCAGAATAGTCTAGTTCGGCTGAAGCGCCAGAACCAGAAACTGCAGCACCACTGAATGGGTCAGTTCCTGCATGGGCAGGACTTGAGGCACCAGAGAAAGCAGTATCTGCTTCGCCGTAAAGTGCTTCACCGGCTTGATCGCCGTATTGTGATTTCATTGCAAAAATGAGACCTGTTGGGCCGCTCATAGGTTGAACACCTAGAACATCATAGGCCATCAGGTTAGGCATAGAACGTCTGATCAATGAAATCAGTACAGGATCCATACCCTTAATGTTACCTTCGCCACCGACAACTGGAGACATACCGCCACCAACTGCATTTATCGGCCCTTCAGTCAACATTGAGGCTTCTTCTCTTGCAATACTTTCTTGGTTTTCAAGAAGCATAGCGGTTACCGCTCTCTTATAAGAATCTTCGATCTTGGGTAGATCGGGATGCTCGATTACTGGCTTCCACTTCTCTTGAAGTTGCTCTGACAAATGCATTTCTGTATACATCGTAGTCTCCTTTGGATTAATTCAATTAAGTTTTTGTCAAGTTTTTCTTAATTTACAGTTATTATTTATAATATTTTGATTTTTACTGTTTTCTACTGAACCTTGAGATTGCTCTTGCGTAGTTTTCCATTACTGGGTTCATAGTTTCTTTGGCAGCTTGTTCTTCCAGAACCGCCGGAGAATCTTCAACCGCAGTGACTTCTTCTTCGCCATCTACAATTTCACTAGAAACAGTCTCTTCACTTGGAAAATAATTTTCCTTAATGACTTTAACCTTTTCAGCAAAATCTTCAGTAGAAGTAAATTCTATACCTTCAGACAAAGAACGAATCTTATCAGCCTGTTGGATAGTCATACCTTCCACGACATCCCTAATGATTCCATCTTTCTGAACTAATTCAACTTCTTTTGAAAGTTTAACATTCTTTTCGATTTCTTCATTGAGTTGTTCTTTAACTTGTTCTGCTTCTGCAACTGCTTCTGCATACAAGTCTGACTTCTCTTCTGGAACTTCGATATAGTTTTCTTCGAAAACTGTCTTCATGCCAGAAATGAAGTTTTCCATGATTTCGAGCTTAAGGGTGCTTTCAACAACAACCTTATTCTCTTCCAACCACTCTTTTGCGACATAAGACAAATACTCATCTACCTTTTCCGCAAGTTGTGATCTAACTTCAAGAACTGACTTCTCAAAATCTTCTTCGTATTGCTGATCTATCTTTTCAACTTCTGCGTTTACTTGTTCTAGAACAGCTGCTTCGAAAATCGTGCGAGCCTTTTCTTGGAAATCTTCGGACAATTCATGTCCAGACAACATTGCATCAATGTGTTCTGATACATCAATATCTTCTTTCTTGACCTTCTTCTTCATCATAAAAGAATTCTTAGGTTCTTCTTCGTCTTCTTCATCGTCGGCCTCTTTCATTTTTTTCTTACCGTAGCCGCCTTCTGCCAAAGACTCTTCTTCTTCACTTTCTTCAGAAGTTTCTTCTTCGTCTAACTCGGCAAGAATTTCTTCTACCGCTCCGTCAGCTTGTTCCTCAGAAACTTCTTGAACTAGTTCGTCTTGAGACTCTTCAGAAATTTCTTCAGACTCTACTGAATTCTCTAGTTCTTCAACTTCATTGACTTCTAGTTCATTAGCCATCGTATTATTCTCCTAATTGAGTTGATTTTACCAAATATTTATAATAATTTAGTTTTTAGACAATTTTTCGAAGAAATCTTCAAAGAGTCCTATCTTAGTAGTTTCCATCTCTTTAGACTTTGCAGACCTAACTGCATTTCGATAACTGTCAATTTGTGCTTCGCGGATAATACCATTATCCCAAATCCATTCCTTACCTTCCATGATTCCATTTACGAATGCATCAGGAGCAGATGGATCCGCCACGATATCGGCTGCAGTCGCAAGATAAAAATCACCTTGTACTACATTGTTTCCTTCTTTCGTAGACTTCACACTTCCCATACCTCTAGAAGAAACACCAAGAGACGCACCTTCTTTGATAAGATTTGATACTATTGCACCATAAGGAGTTTCTTTCATAATCTTTGCCTTACCGACATAGTTATCGCCCTCAAGTTTGAGAGATTTAATCATGTGGGAAACTCTTTCAAGGTTAATAGAGGGCCCATCCGGATGACCTAATTCACCGAATGCCCTGTTTTTATTAATGTAATTTTCTGTATATCTCTTGACTTCTTTCTCAAGAACTTCTTTTGGATACACTCTGCCGTTTCGATTTTCTATATTTGACTGAAGAAAGACTCCTTCAATATAAAGGTCTTTTCCTTTTTCTTCTACAATAAGATCTTCGCAAATTTCTGTTATAAGTTTCATGTCTATGTTCCTGTACGTTTGGCCATTGACCTTGCTCTGCGAGTATTAGAAATAGCAACTTTGCCCTTTCTCTTTCGAGCAGACTTTTTATTCCTCAAACTCATTTTGACTTTATCTGAAGCAGAAATTTTAATTTCTCTTTTATTGCCATCAACTTTGTAACCAGCCCGGTCAGATTTAAACTTAATTTTACGTTTGCCACCACGGATAACAACTTTACGTTTTACCGCTTCGTCTAAATCATCTTCTAGAAATTGTGAAAAAGTCTTCATAGTCAATCCTATTATTCGGTTTCTGCAACCTCGGCTTCACCTTCGGGTTCTTCAACTTCCGCAGAAATTTCTTCGGTATCTTCTACCTCGACCTCTGGTTCGCCTTGAAACAAAGTCGCAGCAAATTCTTGTTTATGACCTTCGATTTCATCGGCCATATTTTGACTCAGGATACCTTTTATCGCATTCTGAGCATCTGCTAACTCGCCACTAACAATGTCATCGACAATATTGGCGGTTGCTTCCAAGTTACTATTTATATTTTCTTCGTTGTCACTCATTTTTTAGACTCCTATATGAGATTTTGTTCATTATCTTGTTGTCCCTCTTCGCCACCTTCATCTTCTGGTGGCTGGTCTTGAGGTTCGTCACTTTCCAACTCTTTCTTAATTTGACTGTCCATCTGTTTGATTTCTGAAGTAGTCATCTTAAGAATATTTCTTCTCACCCATTCATTAGAATAGTACTTGCCGATGTAGTCTTGCATCTCTGCGACTAACGCAATTCTATCTCTAATCATTTCGGAATTCTTAATTTCTGTATAATATGAATCCTGAGTAAAGTCAAATATAATATCCTGACTCATCTCTTTCCATTCGTCTACACTGATAAATCCTTTTAGTATAAGTTGCTTCTTCAATAGATCGGTAAATAGATCTGAAAATTTATCTCGTAGTCGTATGATAAATCTGTTGAATTTATATTCGTCTCTGGATATCTCTTGAGCTCTTCCCAACTGCATGGTGTTCTCTGGTTCTAATCTTGAGATAGGAACATTCAGAGATTTGTATAATTTCTTGAGGAAGTAATTGACATCATCCATCTCGCCTAGGTTTGTACCACCGGGCAATGTTTCAATCTCAGTTCCTCGACCACCTTCTCTGCGAGGAAACCAGTAATCCTCTAACATTGATAGATGTTTTCTATCGTCTCTGACTTCACCAGTAGTTCCATCGTAGACAATCTTGTTCTTGTGTTTGGTCATTATTTCAGAAAGGTATTGTTCTGCTTTCTGTTTCGGCAAGTTACCAACATCAATATAGAACACTCTTCTTTCTGGTGCTCTTGTCCATCTGTAAATAACAACGGAGTCTTCCACCAGTTTCAATTGATTGAGAGGTTTGATTGCTTTATGAAGATGACTTACGACATAGTTTCTGCGACCATCTTTAAGTCCTGATGTGACATGACAAATAGAATCGATAGTAATTGGAAGTCCGGAAACGCCCTCAGCATTTACAATTCCTTTTTGATTGTAAACATAATATTCTTCTTGGTTAGAAACTAACCCTGCAGTATTTACGGGATCTTGCGCTGAAACTTTGTCTTTCTTGACTTGTTTTACTTTTTTAATTTTACGAGGATCGATATTGCGAAGTTCTCTGATGCCTTCTTTTGGCTTAGATTCATTGATGATGATATGATAGAATATTCTTCCGTCAACATACCAATTGCGGAAAATATCATAACCTCTTTCTTTGAACTTAAGAAGTTTTAGAATATTATTAAATTCCTCTTCAATAGTTTTTCGAAGAGAAGCACTCTTGATGTTCTTTGTGTGAATTTTGACAGGATATTCGATAGTGTCGTGGACTATCGCTTCGGATGTGATATCGTCAACGGCAATCTCCACTTCTGGATGCATCACCATTTCACGATATTTGTTTATAAGTTCTGAGTCCGACTTAGCATTATTTTCCAATTCTAAGTAGGTTCCGGAGAACCCACTCTGAATTGTTAATGCACCGTCATCGGTTTGATCTTCTCTAGGGACAAAGGAACGAACAGGTTTGTTGTCCTCCGAATTCCTAGATATATTGAAACCAAAAAGTTTAATCGCCATTTAACATCACCTTTAAATCTACACAACTATTTATAATGAAAAAATAGTTGTATAGATTGGGGAAATATTAGATGCTTACGCTGACCTGTAGGCCTCCTGCTGCTTCTTCATGCAACCAGAAGTCATATGCAAATGTGCAAGTAAACTCTTCGATCTGGTCATTAGAATCCCAAGCAAGTTCTACTGCACCAAGTTCTGTTGGGAAAATACCAACAAACTTATATGTCGCAATAACTGCGCCGTCTTTTCCATAATGAACGACTTTAGAATCTCTGTTCTTGTAAGTTGTTTGATTGTTAAACTGCAAGTTTGATGCGTGGTCGTTGATACCGCCCATCCAGTTTTCCAATGAAGTTCTTACTGAGAAATCTTCGTCATTAAGAATTGTAACAGTCCAAGGTTCGAATGTCCTATTTCCGGCAAGTCTTACTTGTCTACCGAAATAAGGAACATCGATTGCAGGAATAGTTGAAGCCGGCAACTGAGCAGCTCTACAATGAAAACGGAATACGTTATCCGCAGAACCGTCAATTGGGTTTCCAACTTCCACTTCGAATAGGTTAGGTCTTGCCCCACCGTTTCTCAGATTTGATTTGAATGATGCGATATCAAACGCCATTGTTTTCTCCTAAATTTTAACTATATTTATAACGATTACTATACAGATCCAACAATTTCTTCAAAATCTGTTCCAGTTCTTGTAGCAACAAAGTTTAACTGGATGAAGTTGATAGACCTAGCAGGTTTAATGAAGATGTCACCAACAAACTCATTACTGTCAACAACTTGAGCAGTATTATTTGTTGAGTCACAAACAACCTTAAAGTCAAATATACCTCTACGACCCTTTACTTCTCGTAGGAAAGGTTCGACCAGAGATACAAATTGTGAACGTGTGAATTCATCATTCATTTCGAACAAAGTAAACTTAGATGCTGTTGCAATAGTCTTCTCTAGAACAATAAACAATCTTCTTACATTAATTCTGTCAAAGGCACTTGGTTTAGTGGTGAACGTCTTGTCACCATAAAGAACTGTACCTTGGCCTGGGAATGTAACAACTGGGTTTAGAGCCTTTCTGTAAAGATCGTCTCTGTTTGCCTTTGTTTGTGTCCAAGCAGTCTTAACAACATTCTTGATAACTCCACGGTTGAAACCAGCAGGAGAGAACCAAGGATCTCTTTCACTATCAGTTCTTGCCATAAGACCAGCGATGTCTCCGTTTAAAGGAACCCATCGATACTTATCATTGTACTTGTCGTATTGATACTTGTAGTTTGAATCTACAAATGCATAATTGCTGTTACTTGTCATTGTAGAAGTGAAATAACTAATAACGTCAGATGCTGGAGATGAGCCTGCACAATCTACATATCGTGCAGATATCAGAGCGACTGCATCTCTTCGACCAGCGGCAACTGTGTCGATGATATGTGTTTGTACTGTATTGCCGTCTGTAATATCTCCCCACTCTCCAGACATCACTAAGGCAACATCTGTAGTTTCTGAATCTTCAAATACGCTATATCCAGAAATTGCTTCTCCGGCAGTTGGAACAGAACCTTCCGATCCACCAGAAAATTCTACATATACTATAGAACTTAAGGTTGCAAATGTTGTTCCTAGAGATGGTGTTCCCCAGTTTGTACCTTCTGTGGTGTGGTTTACTGCAAATATATAATCGGAATATTCGTTTACATAGTCTATATAGTAAATATTTGTTCCGTCTTCGAGCTTTCCATCAGATGCTTTTGATAAGAATGAAAATTTTTCAATAACTTTATCTGTTCCAGATTCAGAAGAACATACAAGGATATGTACTTCTCCAGTGACTGGGGCTCCAGAAAATTCATTTTGCAGCGTTGATGATAAACTAGAGAATGTTCCGGAATCTACCATATAAACTTTTAAAAAATTACCATGCGGGCCCGGAGTTCTTGCAACAAATTCAGAACCACCGGCCTGACCGGATCCAAACGCAACATCACTTTCAGTCCCAACTAATACTGGGGTATATGCAAATGACGTAACTGTTGGGCCCTTGACTGTAATTGTGATATCACTTGTCGGGGCAGTTGAGAAGTCAATTGATTGACCACTAACAGTAAAATCAACACCAATACTAAATCCGTCCACTTCTACTGTGTCATTTGCCCCAACTGTTTGAGAAACTTCAAATTTACTTCTCGCGGGAACATCTACAAGAATAGTTCCGGTTGGAGCCGATCCAAATGTCAAAGTTGTTCCATCACCTGTAAAGTCTGTAGTCGCAGTTCCGTCCACAGTTACCGTGAGAGTTTCGTCGTAAGTAACTCTAGATAAGGTAAATGTTGTATCTGCGCCGTTACCAGTGAATGTTTCTCCACTTATTGCAGAGACAGCAGTTCCTGTTTCTGTTGCAAGAGTAGGAGTCGATGTAGTAGGGACTCCTGCGACTGCGTTTAATGTTCCACTTCCGACAACTCTAGAAACTTGCAAGTTCCCAGCATATGCCAAGAAATTCGCAGCGGTGTAAAAAGATCTATAGTTTTGGTCTGTTGGTTTACCAAAAACTTGCGCCAATTCAGTTTCACTAGAAACCGTAACTATTTCACCTACTGGGCCTTTTGCAAATTGACCCACCAAAGCACCTACGGATACCGCAGCTGCTGGAGTGGTGGTAGTTAGGTCTACTTCTGATACATTAACGCCGGGACTTACTTGAAATGGCATTTTATCATCTCCTTAAAATTTATCATAAACTCATTAGTTTAAGTATATTCTTCTTTGATTAATATTTATAAAAAAAGTGTTTTTTAATAATCTCAAAGACTATTTTCGACAACCTGCCAGACTTGACCTTCATCGTCTGAAAAATTCTCAAATTCTGCACCATCTTGGATGTACCCAAACGGCGTCATATTCTCTTCTAACATACGAATTCTTTCTTCGTAAATTTCTCTTCTGGTGTCTAAATCGGACAGTTCTTTGAAATACGCATCAGTGACCATCCAAGAAAATAAAATCAAGGTATCTACCATGTCATCGGTTCTACCGTTCTCGGCCTCGTATTTGTGACCCTTCGAAACAAAAGTTGTTAACTCGTTTATGGTATCGAAGTCGTTTATAATTAATTTATTTTCTTCAACCAAACTCTTCATATTAAAACAACCGATTTTTTTTGTTGACTTAGTTGTTCTGATTCCCATCGTAAAGGCTTTACCGAAACCAGAACTAATCGACTGGCCTTTGCGAGTATCATTGTGAATCGAAATAATATTTTCGTACTCGAGCTCATGATATAAAATATCGCTAACCTGTTGCCCTACGTCATTAATTTCTACTAGTATATACGCATTATTATACTGAACTGCTATTCCTTTTATAAGTGTCGGATATACCATCGGCGGCATTTCGTTGGATCTGAATGTTGCTACCTGTTTATATGGAACTTCTGATGCGTCAATTACCGATAGTGCAGAGTAATCCTGACCCCTTCCTCTACTCACATCTACAGTAATAAAGTATGTACTTGTTTCTTTAGGCTCCTCATATATCTTTACTGTTCCATTGCGAGTCATCTTTATGGGAGAACTATAAGAAAGATTTTTTAATTTCGCAGTATTAATGAGAGTATTAGTACTACCTAAAAACTCGGTCTCAAACTCCTGCCGAAATTGTTCTTCAGAAGTATTCTTAATTGTTTCTTCTTTCCATTTTTCATCACGGCCCGGAACCTCAGACCAATGAACTTCTATAGATTTATAAGAATTGGTATTTTGAATTGAATCATTCCAAAGTTTATAGAAATGATTCATACCTTGTGGAGTAGATACAATAATAACTTTAGTAGAAGCACCAGATGAAATTGTAGGATACACCGAATTAAAAAACTCTTCTGCAATTTCATTTGGTACGAACGCAAATTCGTCTAAGAATAGGATATTGAAGGATCCACCTCTTATAGCAGAGGATGAAGTCGCAGCAGCCATTATCTTTGCACCATTCTCTAATTCTATATTAGTCTTGTTCCAAACCAATACTCCCTGTTGTAACCAAAGAGGAAGATTCTCATACGCCCTCTGAAGTCTACTGAGAAGTTCTCTAGCGGTTGCAAGTTTGTTTGCAAGAAGAGCAACAGATACATCTTTATTGAAGAGTATATAATGAAGGAAGAATGCGATACAAGTGATAGACTTTCCTGACTGTCTCCCAATTTTGCATATAGTAAATCTTTCCTCGTGGAAAGTTTGAATCATATTTTCTTGAAATGGATATAATTCAAAAGGAACTAGTCCAACATCTAGGTTTACAATCTTCATATATTTCTTGATGAAATACACTGGATTCTCTAGACACTTAACATATTCCTGTGCTTGTTCTTGAGTCCATTGAATCTCAACCCCTGCGTTTTTTAGGTTGGGATTATTTAAATAGATATCACTCATGATCTATGACTCGGTTCTTTCCTTTAATAACTTCTAATAGGTCATTAGTGTTTCCAACAAAGACTGCGTTGTTGTTCACCACTTTACTTGGCCCACCTTCTTTTGTGTTCTGTATCTTATTCATAGTGACTTGAAGTTCAATGAGGTCTTTTGTGAGATCCCCAGTAGTTTTCATCAATTGACCTACCACTTCGTATGCTCTTGGATGTTCGCTCTGTTTCGCAAGTTCAATGAGATTATTGAGAGTGTCCTGACCCTTCTCTACCAAGTCGTGTAGATTGTGACGATGAAAATCATAATCATTCTCTATATCTTTTTGGCGTTGTTCGTTTTTTTCTTCTTGATACTCTTGTATATCATTATTAGCTTTCACAACTAACTCTTGAGATGTTTCCTTTATCTCATTTTCAATTCCAAGAAAGTCATTAAGTCTTTCGTCTACACTTTTAGTCTTCATTATTAAACTCTGTTATACTTTGGCTAAATCCATAATCATCAAGTTCTGTGGCAGTAGTAGGATCTACTTCATACTCTTGTTGAGAAAAATCTCTGTTTGTATCTATATTAACAATCTTTGCAGTTGACTTCTTGATTGTCTTTCTGTTGTCTTGAGAACCATACAGATATCCTTTTAGGGTGAAACCTAAAGTCCACTCTAAAACTCTTCTTGTTTGATAATCTCCTTCATATGTATCCTGTACATCTACTGAATCCAATATGACAGGAGTATCTCTCACTATATCCAATTCATCTACTTCCTTTATAGGCACAATAAAGGACGGAGTAAAGAAAGGAAGTATCTGTTCTAATATCTGAGTACCGTCTTCTGCATTCTTTACTAATAAAGAAAGAGTAACTGATATGTCCCAAGGAACTGGATTATAAACGAATGTTTTGTTTCCCTCTGTAGTATGCGCCCCAGTATATCCTGACATCTTGGGGAGTTTTCTTCCTGAGTCATAACTGATACCAGATATCTCAAAACTCATTCTAGGTAGGACTACTGCGACATCACTACTCTCTGCGTTAATTCTAGAGATATACTTTTGAGCAGGCCCATAAGATAGAGGCACTCTTATAATGCTCGTGACAACTCCAGAAGAATTTTTTCTCTGGATATCGATATCATCAAAGAGAGAACCAAATGCTATAATATAGTTCCTCAGAGTTCCTCTATATTGTGGGGTTATGCCTAACATTAGTAACTCTCACTGAATGGGTTGGTAACTGAGAAGTCAATAACAGAGTCAGTAGTTCCTGAGAAATCGGATCCCCCACTATTATCCACTGTATTCTCAGTTGTTTCTATATAAGTTATTTGTTGTGTCGCACCTAAGAGATACTCTGCTGCAGAGGTTGCACCGATTGTATTTGTATTCTGTGCGAATGTTCCGGTAAGTGAACCAACTCTCAGAACATTAGTTCCGGAGTTCCAAGAGATTACTTCTCCAGTGGCGGTTGCGTTTGCAAGATCTGCTCCCTGATATATAGTCTCACCTACAGAGAATTCCCCAGTTCCAGTTCCAAAAGTCAAGTCCACACTGAATGATGTGTTCTCAGTTCCAATATCATCTATCTCTGCAACACCAGTATCGAATGACTCATGTGAGTATTCGAAGAGCTCTGTTGTCAATCTGAATACATACATTTTGCCAAGCTGATAGAATGGCACTTCATCTTCAACAAATTGAATCTCGAAACACCTATCAACTAAAGGAAAGTATATTAAGTCTCCGGATAGAGGGATTGTTTTGCTTGTGGCTTCTGTGAATCTTTTCTTTGATACAATAACATTCAATTGATCTCGTACTTCAAGTCCGAACTTAGAAAGGAAGTCTCCTTCACCAGCAAATCCATCCGTATCTTCTATATGCATCTCTACCAGATATGCAGTATTGAATTCACTTAGAGTTGCTTCGTTGAATACAGTATCAGAGTTTACTTCAGTTCTTTCTATATAATAGAAGTCTTGACCGTGAATCTGAATAGACTCAACGACCAAATCTTCCAAAAGATTTTGTTCAGATGCAAAGTTTGTCTGATTAAAATATTGATTGACTGCCATGTTAACCTACCAAGAAATCTACAGGTAATTCGTAGTTAGTAGACATCTCTTCCTCAAGTTGAGTTATCTCTTGGTTTGCTTCGTCCAAGATTCTTGTTCCACTAAATGTCATGCCGCCAGGCATTTGAATTCCTTCGTATTTCGATAGATTCTCTCCCCATTGCTTCTTTATAAGTGCAGTTGCGTATCTCTTCAACCATCTGTCATTCCAGACATCCGTATAAGTATCCGGATCCAAAACACGATACACTTCTACAATTAGATATTCATCAACACCTAGACTCTCCTCCCAGTCTATATCTAAGAATAAACGATTCTGGTGACGATTAAATCTAATCGGCACTCTTCCTGTGATCATATCATTGACTAACTGGAGATGTGACTGTGTAAGTTCATAAGTCAACAACTCCATACTTTTAAGATCATAAATTTCATTTAGATGCATTTGATAACGAACATCAAAGAAACTTTTAGAATATCCGTCTGTCTTATCAAATAAAGGTAGAACTCTTTTGACACCAACAATCGCATCGTTGAGCTCGATGTATCCGTTTGTGATATTATCCTGAGTGACTTGATGTTTTAGATAAACCTTTTCTACCGCATCATAGTGATAGTCGCGATAGTGCTCAAACGCATCATCAACACGATCATCTACTTGTTCGTCGGCTATGTTTATCTGGATTACAGGTTTGCCCAATTTTCTGAGACAGTATTCTTTGAATTCACTTCTGCTGGTTATTGCAGGCATACTAATACTCCTATTCTATAAGAGTATTTATATTTTTAGGATTTCCTTCTTTTTCTTGGTTTGTAAAAAGGAAACTTAATAACCTCTGAGTCTAGGTTTATTTGATGTTTTTCGAAGGTTTCTTCGTTGAGATCTATCTTCTCTATACGAGCATTGACAGGAAATTCCTCCATAGGAAACTCTTTCATTCTCTGAAAGAACATACCTTCGACATTGAACTCAAGATCCGGATCTTCTTCAAACAATATATTCTGTCTCTCAGAGAAATACGATACATTATTACCTAGACATACCGGATAGAATCTAAGGTTCTTATAATTAGAAGAGTATGTATAATGATCTAACTTAGTATATTTAGAGCTTTGATTGTCGTATAAGAATATCTCGTTATTTGAGTTGATAGATACTTCATAATCTCCAAAGAAGAACTTCTTATCCTTGAATGCAAATCTGGGGATAGATACATCGAAGATACATACGCCAAGATTGGTGTTGATAACCAGAGAAATCTTATTCTCTTCTTTAGTTCCTATCTCTACATTCTTGATGATTTTGTTTCTTAATTTAATCTTTCTTGCGGATTGGAAATTATTAGAAACAATTATGATTTCACTTTGAGTGATAAAGAAGTTGTAATAGCTCTTTCCAAAGATCGCAGTCTTTGATTCTACCAGAGAATCTATTTTAAGACTAGAGGAATTAATCCAAGCTTTCTTTCTGGCGTGACTATAATTAAGAAGCGATATGGTGTTGTTAAATACTATCGGAAAAGTATTTGTCTTTTGTTTCTCTTGAAAAAAAGTTCCAAATGTGTTAGTATTGCGAGTTCTATATTTGTACTCTATCTTGTCATTTGGAGAATAGAAAAAAAGAGATTCTTTTTTGTTTCCAATACAGAACCCCCCTTTGTTATCATAGTTGAGGGAAAATGCGAAATTATTATCAACCTTGATGGGAAAGTTACATTCATATTTCGATGTTAACTTCTCGCCATCAAGATTGTAATAATCATCCAAGTAGTTTATTGAGTCTTCACTCAGCGTCAATTCTTTCATAAAGAATATTTATATTGTATTATTAACTACGGTTTCCAAATATATGCGGAGGGATACCCATCTTCCCCACCATACTGGACACTATAACTAGATCCATATTTTCCAGTTACTGCAATAAAATCTCCTTGGACATATACTGCAGGAGCGTGACCTATAGGATATGTAAACATCCATGCATTTACGAGTGTATGAACTATACTTCCATCCGATGCACTATAAATGTCAACATCTCTTGTGTTAGCTCGACCTGCCACAACTACATTTCCATCAAATGCAATCCCTCTGCCGAGCTGATATGCTCCATCCGATCTAGTAATATTCCCATATCCATAGTTTTGTGGGTGTTCTATTTCTGTTATCATGTTTCCGTTTGTTAGATCAAATATGTATATCTTTCCGCCTCTCTCATACCAACTATTCGTTTGAGTAAAGTCTGATCCATTCCAACCGCCAGTACCGCTTGGATGATCTGTACTAGTATAGTTTCCTGGCGAACCCACAGCAAGTTTATCTCCAACCACTACCATACTATTAAATTCAAAATTACCCAGTCCGTCTTGTGAACCTCCCCCAAAGTATGCATAGTGAGCCTTAGATCCACCACCAACAGGAACTTTCGCCCCACTGTAGTCTGGATTATTTAACGTATGTAATAATGTTGGAGATGCTGGATTGCTTATGTCGTATACATAAACCACCCCAACGTAAAAATGATTGTCTGCCGGGCCATCGCCCGATGCCGCAACACACAAATATTGATTATTCATTACCATATTATCACCAAAATAATCGGAGTGTGTCGTATTACCGCCCGTTTGCCTAGCTGCAGAACTGGAGTGAGTCAAGTCAGTAATATGATTTCCGGTAGAGTTTTCAAATATTTTAACTGTTCCTGAGTTGTCATTGGTGTTAACTCTTGCCACTGCAGAGTGTGTATCGTTTACTGCAACCGCCCGACCAAAGTTTCCGACTTGAGATGCCAGAGGATCGTCCAATGTTACATATGAATTTGTGTCTGTGTTATATACATATGCTCTACCAGCCTTTGTGTATGAGTTAGCTATAGGAACCCATTCTTCTTTTGCACCAACTACAACATATCGACCATTAGGAGAGGCATCTATTTTATCGCCAAATCTATCTCCATTTGTCTGATCAGAACTGTCCGGATACTGATTTGGATTTACAAATCCCCAGTGATCCGAATATGGATAGCCATCTAATCCGGAGGAAGAATCTAACTTCACCCCCATAACTATACCTCTAGTGTCCGATCCTTTTTTTACTGTAGGATCTGCAAAAACAATCCAGTGTTCACCATTTTTTTCATAAGAACAAAATGATGTTGTTTTGTCGCCGTTTGGAAATTGGCCAATATTGCCAAAGATATTAAACCCACCCTGTTGATATAAGTGAAAAATACCATTTCTCTTATCTTCGCCAATCAACGTAGGACTACTCCAATCAGTTCCAAAAGCTAGTGAGAAACTTGATGGTGTTGTTGCAACATTCACAGAGTCATCTGCAGAGAATGTTAATTCGAATGTTGCAGGATTAGATGCGTGTGGAGTGACAGTGAACACATTGTCGCTCTGAGAAACCGTGGTTCCATTCAATGCACCAGAAGTTACTGAATGCGAAAACGATACAGGGTCATTCTCTGGGTCTACTGCAGTCAATGTGATAACTGTAGCGGTTCCGTCCGTTGCAAGCGTATATGATGCGTCATTTCCTGATACTGTTGGTGCAGTGTTAATCAATGCAACAGCATACCAACCGTCTGCAGTTCTAATATATAATTTATTATTAGATTGGACAACCGCTTGATCTCCTGCACTTGCGTCAGTAGGAAGATCTCCGACTGTTGCGACAACTTGGAGTGCAGAAGAAGTCGGCGCAGTATATGAAACCACACCACTGTCATACGACAAATCTCCAGAGACACTTATTGCTGGTTGTACGTTTGCTGCTTTGAGAAACTTATTGCCGCCTTCTGTAACATTGTCTGATGTACTGACTCTACCCATATCTGCATTGCCAGATCTCAACTCTTTAAGACCTTCTGACATTTCTACGAGTTCATCTACGGATGCAGCAGGAATCGCAGCAGCCATCTGAGTATCAATATCAGTTTCTACTTCTGCGTCATCTGTGAGTCCCACAAATCTGGCGGACTTAGCAAGTCTACCTAGATCTCTTGGTGTTTGACCAGCTTGGACTCGGTTTCTAATACGAGTCTTCATGTTAGTCTTTGAGTTTTCTAAATTACTATTAGGCATTATTGTTTCCTATTCTGAATTAATCTGTTGTGCGTATAATATCGTTTAACCTAACGATACAGCGGATCCAAACTTATGGACAAATCCACCATCGCTTGCAGTGACCTTAATTTCATTAGATCCACCTAAATCATAAATATAAATTGCCCCTGATTGGTTATCTATGCTACTGTCACCAAACGCGCCGACTACAATCTTGCCGTCTGCAACTCCTACGGAACTACCAAAGTACTGATAATCCGTACCGCTATTGGCCATGAGTTTAACTTCATTATTTCCATTTAGATCGTAGATATAAACAGCACCGGCGTTAGTTCCATTCTCATCCTCGTTGCGTGCTCCCACAACAATTTTGCCTTCGCCGACTGCAATTGCGTCTCCAAAATAATCTCCGTTTGCGGAATCACTTGCCTTGATGTGGACTTCATTGGAACCATCTAGGTTATAAACATGAACTGATCCAGATTCATTATCATTGCGGTATGAACCAACAACGATCTTATTTTCGCCAACTGCAACCCTATATCCAAAGTATTCCCAAGCGGTCACGTCGGCCGAAGTTATCTTAAATTCATTAGAACCATCTAGATCATAGACATAAACTGATCCAGAGGCGCTTCCGTTATCATCATCTCCATATGCGCCAACAACGATCTTGTTGTTTCCAACTGCGACTGATTGGCCAAAGTTATCCGATTGAGCTCGATCACTGGCGATTATCTTGACTTCATTAGTTCCATCTAGATCATAAACATAAACGGCTCCATTATCAAATCCGTTGCCATCATCGCTGAATGCCCCAACAACGATTTTGTTGTCTCCGCCTGCAACGGAATAACCAAACTCATCACTTTCCGCAGCATCGCTCGCGGTGATCTTGACTTCGTTAGTTCCATCTAGATCGTAGATATAAACGGCTCCAGAGTCGTTTCCGTTATCATCGTCTTTATTTGCCCCAACAATAATCTTGCCGTCACTAACTGCAACTGAGTAACCAAACGAATCGTAGGCCCCAGCGTCACTTGCGGCAATTTTTACTTCATTAGTTCCATCTAGATCGTAAACATAAACGGCTCCTGCGCTTGTCTGGCCATTGGCATCTGCATAATAAGCGCCAACAACAATCTTCGCAGGAACTACAAATTGCACCGTAAATTCTGAAGTTGTATCTGTGATATTTGTTCCGTCACTTGCTCTAAATGTTAATGTGAAAGGAGCAGTATCGTTAGTATCAGAACTTCCTGTGATTGTGAAGACATTACCTGATTGTGATACCGTAGAACCTCCCAAAGACCCGGCAGATACCACATGAGAAAATGTGATAGGATCTCCTTGAGGATCAGTAGCAGACAAGGTAATAACTGTATCGCCGCCAGGGCTTAATGTATAAGTACCATCTGGAGTTGTTGTGAAACTTGGTTTCTGATCTACAAGACCTACACCAACCCAAGATGCACCTGTGAAGATATAGAGTTTCTTATTTTCTTCTACAATTCCTTTCGCGCCAGCTGCGACTCCGCTTGAAGGTAAATCTGCAACTGTCGCATAAACAGTCAATGCATCGGGAAGCGCGGTATAAGATAGAACTCCAGTTCCGGAATTGTATGATAAATCTCCAGCAGCACTAAATGAACTTCTGACTCTTGAGTCAGTCACATAGAGATTGCTAGAACCTTCTGGGATCATACTAGAAACTGGATCTGTTGCAGTCGTTTCAGTTCTTAATTTTTTAACACCGAATGCAAGTTTCTCAATATCTTCAGTAGATGCACTAGTCGCCATCGCAGATACTTTTGTATCCAACGCAGTTTCTAGATCTGCATCATCGTCTAGGTTCGCTTTTTCTATTGTTCTAGATAACTTGACAATTTGATCCGCATTTGTAGCACTACCTAATGCTGCGAGTAGTTTTGTCTTGAGAGTGTCTCTTGCGGTAAACGTATTAGCCATTTAATTATTCTCCTTTGAATACATAGATTGCGCCAACATTATTTTGACTTGCATGATCTTCGCCTTTTGCGGAGATTGCTATGAAAGTTCCTGATATTGCAACTTCGGAACCAAATCTATCATCAGTTCCCCCACCAGAATATACATTTGGATCTTCAATGGTATGCAATAGATTTCCTGATACTACATCATAGAGGTAACACTTACCAGAGTCTGCTCCTCCGGCTCCAGTCTCATACCATGCACTAACTATTGCAGTTTGACCTTCGACATCAACTGACCAGCCCATGTAATCTACTTCAGTTCCACTGTCCGGATTCGGGTTGTCAATGGTGTGTAAGAGTGTTCCTGTTGCGACATTGTAGAAGTACGCCTTACCAGAACCAGACCCTACAGCAGCGTCAGATTCGCCGAAAGCACCCACTACAAGATAGTTTCCATCAATCGCGCAGTCAATTCCGAAGTTATCCAGAGCACTTGTTCCGTGTGCATTAGGATTGACAAATGTATGAAGTAAACTACCAGCGTCCACAGTATAAACATATGCGACACCTGAGTTACTACCATCTGCAGCATCTTCTTCTACGGTAGAAACTACCATAAAGTTTCCAGAAATATCAACTACCTGTCCGAATTGATCCGGAGTAGATCCGTATACATTTGGATTTGTCAGTGTGTGTAGAATCGCACCTGTCGATGTAGAACAGATATATGCTTTATCCTGATTATATCCACCGACTACGATATAGTCTCCGTCAATCTTTACAGAGTGACCGAACATCGCACCAGAATCTGGGCCAGTGATAGTTCTCAGAAGTGTTCCTGTCATATCGTAGACATATACTTGATCTTGATCTCTATTACCAAGAACAACATGAGTACCATCTGTACCGACAGAGTTTCTTCTTCCGAAACTTCCTGCCGTTAATGGATTAGGATTGTTTATGGTCGCAGTAACATTTCCAGATACAGTATCTATGATATATGCTGATCCGTAACCACTGTATGCTTTGTCTACTCCAAGAACGGTATGCGTTTCTGTCATATCTACTGCGAGATCTGACTCCCCCGTAGTTCCACTAGTAATATCGTACACACTCTTACCAGCCGTCTGGAGCAATGTTAACGGACTCCAATCTACTGGTGTGGATGAGCTAGAAGAACCACTGGAACTTCCAGCACTTTGTACCATTGCAACTGCTCGACCAAATTGATCGTTTGCTGCGCCATCACTTGCGGTGATTTTAACTTCATTAGTTCCATCTAGATCATAAACATATACTGATCCGGAATTATTGCCGCCATCGTCATCTTGATTAGCCCCAACAAGGATCTTGTTGTTTCCAATTGCAACTGAGATACCGAACTGGTCATCGAATGCACCATCACTTGCTGTCAGTTTTGTGGGTGTTGCAGATAAATTACTTGCGTCATATACATAAACGGCCCCAGCGGCATTTGCGACAGTAGAATCTCCTCGAGCACCAACTACGATGTGGGTAGAAGAAACTGCAATCGATATTCCAAATTTGTCACTAGCAACACCTTCGCTCAACTTAGTCGGTTGTGCAGATAAATTACTTGCGTCATATACATAAATCGCACCAGTCGAGAATTCTACCCCAGAAGAAACAACAATATAATCGTCATTTGCTGCTAGAATCAACCCAAACTTCTTATCGGAAGAACCATCAAACGCAGTTAGTTTGGTGGGTGTTGCAGATAAATTACTTGAGTCATATACATAAACCGATCCAGAATTCCCTCCGACATCATCGTCCTCTGGAGATCCTATTACGAGTTTATTGGAGGTTATAGAAATAGATGCTCCGAAATCATCTCCATCTGCCACGTCAGCTGCCACTAGTTTTGTAGGTGTTGATGTTAAATCACTTACTTCGTATACATATACCGCACCTTTGCCGTTTGTCGAACCGGAATTACGAGCACCAACAGCAAGTTTACCCTCACCTAACGCAACTACGTTTCCGAAAAAATCGTAGTTAGAACTGTCATTTGATGTTATCTTAACTTCATTAGAACCATCTAGATCGTAGACATAAACAGAACCAGACGAGGCCCCGTTGTCGTCATCGTTCCGAGCTCCGATAGCGACCTTTCCGTCATCAACTGCAACTGTCCATCCAAAGCTGTCTTCTGCTGCACCATCGCTCGCCGTGATTTTGACTTCATTAGTTCCATCTAGATCATAAACATAAACAGAACCAGACGCAGCACCGTTATCATTGTCTCTCCATGAACCAACAATCATCTTATAAGTAACTGTAGAACCACCGGAACTTTCTTCAGAACTACCGCTAGAACTTCCAGCACTTTGTACCATCGCAACTGAAGACCCGAATCGATAATCTGATCCCGCGTCATGTGCTGTTACTTTGGTTGCAGCCGCAGAGAGATCAGATAAATCAAATATATACGCAGATCCACTATTGTTTACAACATCGTCATCTGTCTGGGAACCAACAATAAGTCTATCTGAATTTATAGAAATTGATCCGGTTCTTGCGAATTGGTCATAATCAGATCCGTCAAATGCAGTCACTTTGGTCGGTTGAGCAGATAAATCACTTGCGTCATATACATATACGGCCCCACTCATATCACCGTTGTCGGTATCTTCGTGCGTCCCAATGGCAATATAATCATCACTTGCCGCGACTGATGCACCAAATCGATGGCCGATGAAAGTATCATATGCTGTTAGTTTTGTGGGAGATGCAGATAAATTACTCGCATCGTATACATAAGCTGCCCCGCTTACATTCCCAACTGTGGAATCATACCAGGCACCAACTACAATATGATTAGAAGATACTGCTATAGAAACTGCAAATTTATCACTAGCGACACCCTCGGTTAACTTAGTTGGTTGTGCAGATAGATCGTTTGCATCGAAAACATAAACTGAACCAGTCGCGTTATCAAATCCAGCAGAAACAACAATGTAATCATCACTTGCCGCTACCAATGCACCAAATTTCTGATCGCCAGAACCATCAAATGCTGTCAGTTTTGTAGGAGTTGCAGACAAATCAGATGTATCGAATACATAAACAGATCCGGAATTGTTGCCGAGGTCGTCGTCTTCTGGAGCACCTACTACCAGTTTATTCGAAGAAGCAGCAATGCTTTTTCCAAACGAATCGTCATTTTGTCTATCGTGTGCTATTAGTTTTGTCGGCGCAGCGGTTAAATCGCTTACATCGTATGCGTATACCGCACCCATACCACTGGTATCTCCATGAGCCCCGGCAAAAATAAATTCAGAATTTGCCGCAACATAAAGACCAAATCTGTCTCCGCTATCAATGCCCGCAGGAGTTAATTTAGTTGCTTGAGCAGATAAATCACTTGCGTCATACACATAAATTCCACTAGCACCATAATAACTATTCTGGTTTCCGACAACCATTAAAGTCGTCGCAGCACTAGAGCTTCCACCTCCAGATGATGCTGCGACTACAGCTGCAGTCTTCCATTCTGATCCGTCCCAGTATTTGAGTTGAGATGCCTGAACATCAAAGACAACTTCCCCAGCACTTGCAGATGCTGGTAAATTTTGTGTTAGTGAGTATTGGGGAATATCAAATGCTCTTGAAGAGTTTTCGAATTTGCCGCTGACACTATTATATACAAGTGTCTGATCATTCTCTATAGTGGACAGCTGAACCTGTTGAAGTCCACCCATAGTGACTCCGCCCCAGTTTTTTGCAGTTCCATTCGTAGAAAAGAATTTTCCAGAATGACCAGATTGAGCACCAATAAACTCTCCCGATACGGAAGCAGTTTGTGGTTCTAACATATTTCCGATTGCCTTTCCAATCTTTTTCAAGTCAGATGCAGTCGCAGTTCCAGCAATTGCTGCTGCTCTGGTGTTGATTGCAACTTCTAGTGCTGCGTTTTCTGATTGTTCAAGACTTGGAGCAACTCTGGATATTTTTTGTAACTCATCCGCAGAGGCCGTTTGCGCGACCTCTGATGCTCTTTCACTAATTGATGTTATCGACGTTGATAGTTGTGCGTCAGCCATTCGGCAACTCCCTTAAATTACTTTGTTATTGACAGTATAAGGAACCAACCAAATATTAAGATACTGGTACGCTATACCATCCTGATCCTGTGAAGATGTACAGTCTGTTGGTAGAAGTAACGAGTGCTTGATCGCCCGCGTTATTTCCACTCAAAGGTAATTCTGATGAATTAGTATAAACTGTCAAACCACCCGCTGGGGCAGTGAAAGAAAATTCACCAGTCACTGAATTATAACTTACGTCTCCACTAGATTGAACTAGCCCTCTTGTTCCACCTTCAGAAAAATACTGGTTTGTAGAACCAGCAGGAACATCATCAGAACTAGAAATAGAAACACCGCCGGTGTCTACATCTCTTGTGATAAGTTTCTTAATTCCTCTACTTAACTTGTCTACTTCGCCTGCATTAGCAGTCGTGGATAGAGACAATGCTCGAATGTTGAAATCTCCCTCAACATCTCCGTCTGTATCCAAACCTGTATTCTTTGCGGCTCTAGACAACTTTAATACATTATCTACATCCGCACCACCGACCTCTGCACGAATTTTTGTTTTCATCGCGCCGATTGCGTTTTGTAAATTTGAATCTGCCATGTCTTTTATCCCTCGTTATTTTGTTTTATTATATTGTTAGGAAGCAACAAATGAACCGAATGCAGTCCATGCAGTTCCATTCCAATAATAAATGTTGCTGTTCTCTAGAACATATGCAAAGTCACCATTGCTTGCACTTGCGGGCAATCCAGCAACTGAGTTATATTCTGCAGCGATAGTTTTATTTACTAAGGTTTCTCCCGTAAATCCAGAACCAGTATAAACTGGAACTTCTCCGTTAGAAACACTGGTTAAATCAGAAACATCTGATAGTGCTGGTGTTCCCCAAGAGACATTTGTTCCGTCTGTTGTAAGATACTTACCACCATTTCCAGATTGTGTAGGAAGTTCTCTTCCTGTTTCTGTATTAGGTTGAACCAAGTCCAATACCTTTGACAAACTGTCAGAAAGATCTAAAAGAGTATCGACATCATCTTCTGTAGAAAGAAGAGACTCCAATCTTGCGTTGATTAATGTTTCGATTGTTACATTATCAGTTTCTCTTAGATTCTTGACCATTCTTGCATATTTCAAGAGTTCGTCTTTGTTTGCGGTAGAGACTTGTGCTTCGATGTCAGCAACCATTGTAAGTCTTGCTGCGTCTAATGCGCTATCTAAATATGACATTCGTTTTCTCCGTTATAATTCTTTTAGTTTGCAGCCGTTACTGCGACCCAAGGACTTTCAACAGTGATAGTCCCTACCATTGATGAGTGATTTCCACATTGATAGTATAGAGTAGAAGGAGCATCTGAAGGAACTGTGATTGTTACACTTCCTGATGTTGCTCTAGAATTTGTTACTCCACTTGTGTATTCTCCAGTATAACTTCCAGAATTGCTTGTCGCAAAGTAGAAAGGATGAGATGAAGTTGAAGTTCCATCAAGTGCGAATGTGTATGTGCTTCCTCTGTAGAAAGTCAATGCAGGATTATTCTCTGAATTAATAACATATGCACCAGTTACTGCAGTTACACCGTGAGTTACATTCTTCACACAATAGAATTTGAAGTCTGTACCACAAAGAACTAGTTCGCCTTTCTCACCATCTGTTGGGAGACTTGCGGCGTCTGCGTAGTATCGAATCTTTGCAGCATCAGCAGGAGTAGAAACAAATGCAGTTGAACTAGAATCGTAAACTAGAATATCTCCAGCGGTAGGAGTTCCAGATAGGGCATTCATATCAGACAAAGATACTTTTGCCCACTGAGTAGACATACCATTTGTCTTTAGAATTCTATCGGATATACCAGTATCATCTGGAAACTGGATACCATCTACAAATTTTGTTTCCAACATATTTGCGACAGCTCTAGATAGTTTAAGTTTTTCGTCAATCGTTGCAGTAGAATACAACGAACTTACTCTTGCGTTGACAGCAGATTCTGCTGTTGAGTCATCAGTCTTTTTGATTTTTTTAAGTGCTTCGGTGATGTCAGCAAGTTCTGATGCGGTTGCACTTGAAATAAGTGATTGACCTCTAGAAAGTACTGCAGCAATCGAAGTGCTTAGATTTGAATCCGCCATTTATGATTCTCCTTTGCGAAAATTAGAATTAATTTAATCTCATCAAGTAATTGTATGTGTATATTTATGGATTTATTTCTCTCAAGACACCCGAAAATAGAAATAATTTTAAAATATTTTTAACTTTTTGTTTCCCTGACTTCTTGAGATGTACCAACGAAGTATAAACTACCCTCTAATACTCTCTCTGCGATATCAAAAAGTTCTCTCTGATATCTAATATATGCCATTTTTTCTTCTTTCGAAGAATTTGCATCATAAAAATTGAAGTCTTCTAGGTTCTTTTCTATCTTACTTATAAATGTAAGAAGTTGAGGCCCGTGTACAGTTCTCTTACTCATTTTCTAACATCAACTCCATAATAGTTAAATAGTTTTTAACTAATCGCAAATCTTCAGAATATCTTTCTCTAATATCGTCTTCATTAAAATCTGCGAGAATGCAGTTCTGTTTAAGAATACTAACCGCCTCTTCAATAGCCTCTCTCACTCTTTCCGGACTTTTCATTGTCTGGATATTATATAGTCTCATTGGAACCATTTATCTTTCCTTTTAAATGTTCACCTTACTATTTATAATATATTTTCCGAAGAACATAAAAAAAGGGGAGCAATGCTCCCCCTTTTATCACTTAATAGATATCTATTAAATATCTGACATTGACATTACAGATACTCTAACGTGTCTTGCTTCCGTGAGGTAACAAGTAAGAGTATTTGCGTCAGTCTCTTCTACAGGTACGAGATCGTTAGCATACAATCCGTCATCACCCAATACCATAACTTGTACAACCAAGAAGTTGGAGTTCAAGTTATGTGAAATTGTGTGAGTCGTAGCAGTTGATGTAGACTGGAAGGTAAACTTCGTAGAGTTTACAGCAGATCTGATCGCACTGTCACCAGAAATTCTAGCAGCAGTTTCTGTTGAGAGGTCACCCTCAACATCAGAGATCAGTGAGTCTAACTCAGAATGACTAGCAGCAATCTGCGCGTCAAGAGCAGCATCAACACCCTTCATGGTTGTAGCAGAATCAATATAGTTCGATCCACTGTGAGCGGAGAACGAACCATCTGCATTCAAACCAGCAGCAGCTTGAGTTGCATCAACTTCAGATTGCAGACCAGAAATTCCAGTTGTAATTGAACCAGAAACTGAATCCGCAACAGACTTGATTTGTGCATCAAGAGCTTCGTCAGCAGATACTAATGAAGTCGCAGAAGCAAGATAGTTCGTAGAACCATTTGCTGTGTACGAACCATCTGTTCCAAGACCAGCGCCAGACTGAGTAGCATCCAATTCAGATTGGAGTGCGGTGTCGGCGGATGTTCTAGCAGAAGCTTCGGCAGTATCGGCAGAAGATCTAGCAGAAGCTTCCGCAGTAACTGCAGCAGTTCTATCTGTAACTTCTTGAGCAATCGCGTCAGCATTTGCTTTTGCCTGATCGTCTAACAACGAGTCAGCGTTTGCCAATGAAGTTGCACCAGAGATGTAATCTGCAGAACCGTCAGCACTGTAAGAACCATCTGTTCCAAGACCAGCACCAGACTGAGTAGCATCTAATTCAGTCTGAAGACCAGAGGCATCAGATTGAAGGTTAGAAATGTCAGTAATTACTGAAGAAGCAACTCTAACACCAGAAGCCGTCTTTGTAAGAGTGGCACCGTCCAACTTCAACTGAAGCGTAGCAGCAGTATCTGTTGAAGAGGTAGATCCATCTGTAGACAACATCATACCAGAATCAGACGCGAGGTCTAGACCAATTTCGTCTGAAGGTAGTTCTACAACACCAGCACCAAATGACAAGAACAGTTCATTACCATTCTTCTTGATACCAGCACCAGCTTCGATTTGTCCAGCACCTGAGAACTGTTCAAACGCCATGCTGGTAGAACCAACTGTGATTGCGTCTGCACTTACAAGTACGAAACCGTTGCTTGCGTTTGTAGTACCTTCTTCAACGAATGTGAACGCACCAGAAGTAACTTCGACATCAGAATCAAAATCTCCTGCTCTTACAGCAGCACCAGATGCCTGAACGACATAGATACCGTTTTGACTTGCAGTAGACTGATCTTTAACAAGTACTCTGTCACCAGTTACCAATGAAACACCGTCAACTGTTGAACCATTAGCGAGTGCGCTTGAAAGGTCTACATTTCCTGTTGTAGCAACTCTTACTGAACCCTTAACATCAAGACCTTGAGAGTTCGCATCTACATATGCCTTTGTGGCAGCATCTGCGTCATCTGTTGGTGAAGGCAAGTTAGTGATTCGGTTGTTACTCATGTTCAGAGTACCAGCCATTGTATCACCGGCCTTCTCTACTGCAGCGTCAGCAACAACAGATACTGCTGCGATAGCAGCGTCTAGTGCGGCGTCAACAGCCTTGAGGTTTCCAGATCCATCAATGTAGTTAGAACCACTGTGGGCGGTCATTGAACCGTCAGCAGCAAGACCAGCACCAGTTTGTGTTGCGTCTAACTCTGATTGCAGTGCCGCGTCAGCGTTTGCTCTAGAAGTTGCTTCAGAGGTGTCTGCAGCAGATCTAGCCGAAGCTTCGGCAGTAACTGCAGCAGTTCTATCCGTAACTTCTTGTGCAACAGCATCTTCATTCGTCTTGACTTGAGTATCAAGTGCTTCAGCAGCACCTTTGACAGTAGTAGTTGAGTCGAGGTAGTTAGTACCACTGAATGAATCAAATGAACCGTCAGAAGCAAGTCCGACAGCAGCCTCGATTGCATCAACTTCATTTTCTAGGGCAGTAATACCACTAGATACTGATCCAGCAACTGAATCTGCAACTGTCTTGATCTGTGCATCCAAACGTGAGTCTGCATCATGCAAAGATGTTGCAGCAGTAATGTAATTAGATGAACCATCAGCAGTATAACCGCCGTTAGCATCAAGACCAGCACCAGTTTGACTTGCGTCTACTTCAGACTGAACTGCAGCAACAGCAGCATCCAAAAGATCATCAGCATTAGCTAATGATGATGCACCACTGATGTATGTTGCAGAACCGTTAGCGCTATACGCACCACTTGCAGCAAGACCAGCACCTGATTGAGTTGCATCCAACTCAGACTGTACATTTCCAATAGACGTTGCATTTGCGCTGTCTGCAGAAGCTCTTGAAGTGGCCTCAGCAGTAATCGCATCAGCGTTCACCTTGATCTGCGCGTCCAATAAAGAATCAGCATTCTTTAATGTAGTTGCAGTCGTAATATAGTTTGATGAACCATCAGCGGTATATGAACCGTCTGAGTTTAACCCTGTACCAGATTGTCCAGTGTTAACTTCATCTGATACTGCTTTAATTGCAGCGTCCAACAATGCGTCAGTCCCTTTAAGGGTTGTTGCACTATCAATATAGTTTGTTCCGCTATGCGACGTTAGAGAACCGTCAGAAGCAAGGCCAGCGCCAGATTGCGTGGCGTCTAATTCAGATTGAATCGCCGCGTCTGCAGTTTGTCTTGCGGATTCTTCAGCATTGACATCAGCAATTCTATTTGCAGTTTCTGCTGCAATTGCTGCTGTCATCTCTGTGAGTGTAACCGCTTGACGTACTACGACTTGATCGCTTCCGTCTAAACTAGAGAATTTAAATACCTTCTGAGTAGTATTATACCACAAACGACCAGCGGCCGCGGGTGTGGGGTCGGCAGCGACTTGCTCAATTCGTAAACTTTCGATTACTGAATTGTCTGCAAGCTTAATGCCATGAAATTTAATGTACTTATTAGACATATTTTCCTCTCTGTTAAAAAGATTTATTTTTGCAAAATTAAATGATCCGGTAACTCGAATCGACAGTGTTCTATTTATAAAAAGAGAAGAGTTTAATTATGGGGTTTCTGGTAACAATTCTACATTGTCGAAAATAACATCAACATAGCCAGTAATTGTTTCTGAGAGGTGTACTTTGAAACTATTAGAATCTAGTACTTCCACATAGGCAAGAAATGGAGTTCCGTCCGTTTCGAAAAGTTTTTCATGAAACGAAGTAGTTCCTTTGTCATGTTGGATGACCCACTGATTCGCAGCACTATTAATAACATATCTAAATGTTCTTAATACAGGTTTGTTTATCAGATCTGTGTAATCTGAAGATACAGCAATACTTGCAAGTTCTAAATTAGTTCTCGCTTCTTCAGCAGTGGAACCACCAGTTCCACCATGCTCCAGGCCGATGTGCTCGCCGGTTTGAAATTCAGCGAGCCCTTCGGTATTTCCTGTGCCATCCTTATTAACTCTAATTGGGATAGTAGAGTTAGACATATTTCACTCCTACTTACGATGATAGGAGCCGTGTATCCGCCTGTGATGATGTGATTCCATATCCAGCGACCATTGTCAAAACTCTCATACCATTACCAAATGGTTTAGTTGACATCAGGGCTTTATAGAGTCTTCTCTTATCTGTCGTTCCGGCAGTACTGAATCTATCACTTGTTATCAAAGTATCCTGACCTACGGCACCTCCATCAGAAAACGCAATCAAATCCAATTCTTTTCCTGTAAAGAAGTATCTTTGTGATCCCAACCTATTCGGGAATTGGATTACTAATTGTCCGTCTTCATTCAATGCAAGTTGTTCTAATATATTTAGTACCGCATGAGAGTCCGTCTCAGATATACCGGCGAAAACGTGTCTATCCCAAGGTTTCAGTACGTCTTTCTCGCGAACTACGAATCTTCTGAATCGTCCTTGGTTCTCAATATCAAAGGCTTTCAATTCTTGTTCTACGAATTCGTCAACCCTAAAGTCGAAGATTCTAGATCCGAATTGATTTGTCAAACCTTCTACAAAGACAGAAGTTGTTCTGTCTATTGTTTCTCCACTCGCCTCATCTACAGAGAAGAAAGGAGTCAAATCCGAATACAATAACGGTGGCTCTGAAGTCTGGTATACGCAGTGTACTGGTTGTGATAATGAATCATAATCCGGAACACCAGTTGTAGAATCAACGTGTCTCTGAATAACAAACCATGCGTAATCGTCTGCCTGTGTGCTTGCTGCCTGATCTCTTAGGTAAAAAACAACACCATGATCCGCTACAGTCAATGTATAACTCATTGGGTATGTCAAAGCAACATTTCTTTCTTGCTTTCCAGTTCTTCTAAAGAATCCTTTTTGCATCCTTAGAGTACCAGTATTGAATGGAGTATCAAATACTAATTCTGTACTTGATCCTCTCAGATACTTATCTTCGTATCTAAATTCTGATTTGGTTGTTTCTGTTCCGTCAGAACTTCCTCCACCAAGAACTCTTTCTCCCTCTGTACCAGCAGAAACTTTATTGTAGTCGTTATAACCGACAATACCAGCAGAAGGATTCAGACCACTGGTTCTGATTGCCTTGAGAGATTGTACTTCCAAGAAATCAGTAACTTCTGGAGATATTAAGTGAGTTCTTGCTCGGACATATCCTGAGTATTGAGGTCTAACTCCACCAAGGAATCCTGGCTCTCTAAACTCGCCCCTTTCAAGACCATCAGCACTTTGTATCGATGTTACAGTACCGTCTGCCTTAATCTGATATTCTGTGGCAACGTGAACCTTCAAATATTCAAAGTCTGTATTTCCTTTACTTCCCCCAACACCCTGATAGTTTTGGGTTGCGATAAACGGAGACGCATCAGTTACTTCATAACCTCTGCTGACTTCAAAACGAATTCTCCAAGGTTGATCTCCTGCGACACCACCCAAGTTTGATTGGTCATTTGTTTCTAAAACAACTGGGCCAATTGAGTGATCTGAGATTACTTCAAAACTTTCTAATTCTAATCCACACTCATGGTATGGGAAAGAAGAATAGTGTGCGTAGTTATCAGATACAGAAACTTCTGGATGGAATCCACGCAAATCAGGATCGAATGATGTCTCTGGGCCCTTTCTATCTCCTTGAGAAATAAATCCTTCAGTAGAATATGTAGAACCAGCACCAGATACAAACTTAGGCCCTGATGCACCAACAACGTGTTGTTTGTAGGAAGTAAAGTACTTAGTATTACCTCCCAAAGTTGTTGGATGCGTTACCGCATTCGCTGAAGCAGTGGCCGCATTATTATAACCAGCACCAACCGCATCTGATAAGTGCGATATTGGATCTGCAAATGTTCCAAAGTCTCTTGCAAATGGGAACTTAATTTTGACCTTTTGTCTTCCCAAAGATTCTGGCAATTGTGACCGAACAAATCCAACAGAAGTCAGAGGCCCTAAGTTAGGCGCTGCTTGTGCATTGAAATCTAACATAGTCATAGGCGTTACTGTTAGTTCACCTGCGAAAACTGCTTCTGATGGTAAGTCATCAATATACATTGTATTGTTGACATACTGAATTCCATCCCAAACTTCCATATCATACAAAGATACCGTAGTTGGAATATCTGTATAACTGTTTGATGTCATTTCGTTCATCATTAACAAGAATGCATCGTCAGCAAGAGAATCAGTTCCTGTCATTACAGAACTGAATGGATCCGAATCTGCAGTTCCAGCAGTATGAACTGTTGTATACTTGACAGAGTTCTCGTTCATCAAACCATATGCACCAGTTTGGTTATGTATGGTAGTTTTATCCAAATACGCCCATGAATCTGTATTATACTCAAACTTAATTAGGTTAGACTCTAAACTAACTTTCATAAACTTGGAGACATAAGAATTCTTCATTACAGAGGTTCTTATCGCAGAACCTAATGCCGCAGCACTGAAATATTTTCTATCTGCAACATATTCCAAATTTAAATCGAATGTCGTTGGAGTGCTATATGTTTCAGAAGTAGAACTTTGAGATATTAAACCTTTTAGGACAAACTCAAATTTATCTCCATAGTACGCTTCGCTTGGAAGTGCAAAATCTACTTTGTGATGATAACCTCCCAGATAATAATTTCCGTCAGCATCCGAAGTGGTGTCTACTGTAGAACCAAATGATCCATTTATCGCAGTTACTCCGATAGGTGCAGCAACAGCATTTCTCAATGAAGTATCGACAGCACCCATACCAGCGTTTGACCTTGAAGATTCTGTCCTGATTGGTTCTTTAGATTCTTGTCTGGTAGATGAATCATATCCTATTGCTAGATCAAAACCAACTTCATTAGATCTAAAGATAATATTAGAAGTATTCTGAGAATCTATTTCAAAACTATACTCAGGAAGATTATCGTTAAATAAATCTACCAAACGAGCGGCGAAAGTTGAAACTGAAGTAGATTCTACAGTAACTGTTAATTGTACCGGATCTCCAAATAGAACATCACTGGAGGATCCAGTATACTTACCCTTAAATCTTTGGAAACTAAATGTGTATTCATCTCCTAACTGAAGACCAGTTATTGCGACAGGAGATACACTATCATCTTCCGTTTCTAAAGATAGAGTCATAGAACCAAGAAGAGGCTTTGGTTCTATTTGATCTGAAGTGAAGAATGTTTCTGATTTATCTAATGCAATCCAGAAATGATGTTTGTTTCCTTGAACAAGTTCTTCTTCCTTATACTGAACCAAACTTGCTTCTGTGGAAGTAGAGAGCCCAGTAGTGACATCTTCCGGAGAGAACTTAACGCCCCTCGCAGAGTTAATCAAACATCTCTTAACTTTATTAAATTCATTCTCATAAATGAGTTTAGCGACAGTACCAATACCTACATATCCCGTAGAGTAGCCAGAACCAGAAACAACTCCACCGATAGGATCTTTCTTTAAGAAAGTTTTACCTTCGCCCGATCCCGATATTGGATCATTTGCACTTTCTGGTTGAATCATATCTAATGTAATATAACTCATTCTTTCTGTTGGCGCGGCACCCCTACCATCATACTCATTTTGTTCATCGTAGGTTTGTCTGTTGAAGTTGCTGACACTATTATTCTGTGTCCAGCCAGGAACTAATGATGGGAATAAAGAAGATGTGGCGGCCGCCTGAACATCAGTAACAGTCCAAGAATTATCTCCAGATGTTCCACCGATAGTAACAGAATCTCCGATTGAGTAAGTCGTTCCTTTGGAGTCATTAACAAGATTAACTATTTCTTGACTATCCAGAGTAAATGTTTGAGATGCACTTCTTGCCTGAAGTAAAGTTTTTATTCTTTCAAATTCAATTCTAAATGAAAGAGATGTCTGTGAACCAACACCAATGCCGGGACTATATGTTTGACTATACCCAGACCTCACATCACTCACACCTGTCAATTCTGTTTGTGCGCTAAATCTACTCAGTTTAGCAAAAGTCAGAGCACCAAAATCTCCGGTCTTGTCTCCCTTTTCCCCTAAAGTTCTAACTCCATTACTAGAAAAACCTGTCGATTGTGGAGGAATTCTAGTTCTTGTAGCAACAACAGAATCTCCTACTTCATATTCGACAAGCAGTTTTCCTCGTCTGGGAGAACTAGTGGATGCTGATGCTGATGTCGAACCACTACTGGGATAGTAATTATAAGTACCAGTACTGATATAGATAATTGCAGTAGGGCCACCAGTTTGAACGGTGAAATTTGAGGCACTAACTTCAACCCATTCGCTGTCCGGGCTTATATCTCCCGACCAATTTTCTGGTTTAAAGGTTAATGCGCCTATTATTGCATTTGGAGACGCCCCCAAAAATTGTGATGATGGGATCTTTGTATCGAAAGATCTCTGTCCGTTGTTTGCGACATCCAAAGTATCTGAAAAATTTTCAAACCAACCACTGGCAGATGCGGTAGAAACATCATCATCTCCAAATGGATTTTCGGAAAATACTTTCTCGCCTGGGAAGAAATCTTTAGATAATGCTTCGACAACTAATTGTCTTCCTTCTGTCTGTTCTACCCATTCATCTATAAAAATTGTTTTTCTTTGTAGATTCCCGTATGGTCTATTTTCGACGTTGACTCTTGTGTTAATTTTTGCGTAAGTAGAATCGTCACTATCTGGAAGATCATTTTCGGGAACATAATTTCCTCCGTAAACCATTCCAGAGCTTGGAAGTCTACTCTTTAACATCTTGGGGCCGTAGGAAATGGTTACTGTCGAATCTTGCGACCAACTGCTTCCTGTCTTTGTTATCCCTGTAGAACTTACTGTGTAGTCGGGAGATGAACCTAATGAAGATAGTTTTGTTACAACCCCTGCTTCTTCAACAGTTACTGTGTATACTTGGTCAACCGTATCATCAAAATCTGCGATTGAAAAATGTGTAGAAAATGTTAACTCAGTTTCTATTTGTGATCTGCCAGAAGATGATGCAGATGAACCTCTAACTGATGCGAGAAGTTCTGAATCGAATGCCATATTCTTTTCAAATATATTTCTACCAACTACACACGGATTTCCATCTTTATCTAAAAATTCTGTAACAACACCAACCGCGCCAGATTGTTCGCCTATCACTCGTTGGCCAACTCTGAATTGTGCTACTTCAGTAAATCTTGCTGCAGCAGGATAAATTTCTTTTGCGAGAGGCTTATTATCGGCACCAGTATCACCAGCCAAAGAACCAGAGACATTTGAAGTCGTTACTGTGTCTTCGTCATTTGATCCTAAGAAAACACCAGAACCCTGTTCACCAACAGTGTCTAATTGATTAAAAACTCTTTCATACTTGTCTGCACCAACACTAAAAATGATTTTCCTTACTGGATTTTGGTGACTAGTATTGCCAGAAACTCCAGAAACACTAGTTTCATTGGTCATCATATTTGATGGGTGCGGATTTAGATATGCAAATAATTCTGAGTTAGGGCCTAGATATGTTGCTGATGCTGTAGTTCCATTTATTTGTTCTAGAGTAGGAAACTCTGACCATCTTTTATTCCATCGTTCCGCATCAGCATATGCTTGGTGAATAAATTTGAATCTTTGACCAGACGGTGTATTTCCATTTGTCAAAGGTAAATCGTAAACGAATTTATTGTGATCGTGTTCATTAACAGGAGGTACTGTATAATTTGGAACCTTGTCGGGATCTTCATATGCATTACCATACGCTCCGCCGCCAACCGTAGAGGGATCGGAGTCGTAGTGGTATACAATGAATTTATCGATAAATGATGTTAATTCGCTGTCAGAAATCGTAAGTTTGATAACTTCGGGGCCTACATCGGTAAATCCGTTCGCCAATAAATCGTCGGTCAGCTGACTAAGAAGTGGTTTATCGTCATCTTTATCCTTATCCCAATGATACCCGTCAAGATGTATAACATTATTTCGTTCAAGATTGACGCCCATATGGAGCTCCTTTGCGCTTAGTTTAATACTATATTTAGTTAGATTGTGTTAGTATTTATAATTATTTTTTACTCTATCAAGGAGTAGAACCAGAAACTACCAAGTCAATATCATCCTGAGTTCCGTTTGCTAGAGTAAATCTTAACAGACCACTTATCAACTCTTGACCATCAAATGTAGTCAATAAAGGAACTTGTTCTTCTGTTCCATTGTTCAGTAGAAGTGGCAAGAAAGGAACGCTACTGCTACTAGTCGCACCGCCGCCCGATGTAGTAGATATTGTAGAAGGTATGAACTTACCAGTCGTATCGTCATACACAATACCTACAGGTTCTCCACCAGCAACCAGAGTATCTATTTCTGATTGCGTGTGTCCAGAATATTCGAAGTTATTTAGTGCGTTTTGAATGTTCTGTATATTATTAACCAGAGACTGTATGTCTGTGCCGATAGATCCACCGCCAACTCCAAAGTCACCAACATATCTCGCACCAGATATGTAAATTACATTTCCATTGATTCCGCTTGGAAGATTATTTCCGATAAAATGAAGAATACCGCTTTGATAATCAAAGAACCATTCGTCGTTGTTTCCAGAACCAGCCGCAAATATTTGACTTCCAGTAGATTGGGGGGTTGACTCTCCGGAAGATTCTATGTATACTTTGACCTGATATGTAGAACCAAACTCTGGCGGAATCCAATCTGTCAATCCCGTTATCCATGTCCTATTCGCAGAAGCGGTCAAATCCTTCGTACATTCCACTGTACTGGACTGAGAATCTAAATAGACCCCAACATAGGTAGTGTCTTCTACGGGCATCACGGCGGGAATCTGTGCGGAATCTGACCACAATTTATCCCCTCTTATCAATAAAGGACTAGGAATGCTCTCGTTTGTCGCACCTTTTATTGAATTGATATCTGTCTTGGAAGCACCATAACCAAGCTTCTTCCATAGATAGTCAATTTTTTGATCGTCGGAGATTGCCATTATTGCCTCTATGTGATATTAATAGAATTGACTGACTGTCCAGTGTTCAATGCAATTCTAACCAATGCAACATTTCCAGTCGCGTTTGTCAAGTTCTCTGTTCCCAATGTCATTCTGTAAAACCCGCTTAGTGTGGTGTTTGATTGTATTTTGTCCGAACCCGTAGACGCACAACCATTACTTCCGTTTCCTCCAGCAGCAGTATCCTCGCCAGGCACACCAGCACCAGCATACTGAACTGAACAATCCAACCATCCGCTGATTGTACTGGAGTTATCTATTGTAGTGCCCGGCGCAGCAATCCAAATACCACTAATACCTCCAGAGGATATATTGATGTTGAAGTTTGCGGTCACTGTTCTTCTGAACGCAAAAGTAAAATACTGAATTCCTGTGTCTCCACTTCTATCTGGCCCAACCGGAAGATATCCAGAAGTATAATCTGCGACACTATGAGATAATCTTCCTAGTCTTATAGTTGCCTCTTGTGTTCCCTCTACGCCCGGATCTGATGACTCTGTGTAAAGACTATTTGTATAGTAATTTATTGAGTTACTTATAGAAGGATTATCCGTAGTCTCTGAAGCAAAATTAAATATTCTCACTCCATTATCATTAAAACCATCTCCCAGAGAAGAACTTACAGGTATAGATGTTTCGTTGATGCCTGTCTGGTTTGCGGTGTGAACCTGTAAAATCATATCATTAGTTTCATAACTGCCAGCACCGTTGACATTCAGACCTCTAACTTTTATTTTTTCCACAGACCGAACACTTGACGAAGTAATATTGACAGTCAAATCTCGTATGGTATATTGAGTATCTTTTGCTGTATTTGCATTCGGTATTCCTCCAGTCAAGAAAGAGTCTGGTGGATTGTCCACCTCAGAATAAGAATAATTTTCACTCGCAATAGAACTTCCACTTGTCCCTTCTAAGTTTGTGCTTGAAGAAACTTCTATCACACTATTAGTTACTCTATATGTTTGACCTATGAAGTTTGTTATTTGTATTCCGCTCCATGTAAGAGATGACCCAGTATCGTAGTAGGGAATACCACTGATGTACTTGTATGTTCCAGTTTTTTCTGTTATAGTACCATTCGTAACTGTCGGTGTAGATGTCAGATCGTCTTTAACAAATTCTACTTTGTTTGTGCTTCCAGTTTCTGTATGTGTCAATTTAAAACTATTGATACCGTTTGGAATTGTGCTTGAGTCTTTTGATACCTTTGCCTTGAATCCCTTGTACAGATCCGGATGATATATGCTTGAATTGAAGATAGTTGTAGCACCTTCTGCGTTGAGAAGATTGTAGTCACTTTCTTGCGTGACAACTAAACTTCCATGTGTACCTGTGTTGCTTCCAGTAGTTAAGGTTACTGAACCGTCTGCGGCCTCATTCACTATAGCACTCAACGCACCAGAGTCTGCGTTATACGCAAATGAAGTTATCTCACTAGACTCAGTAGTTCCAGAAGTTGATGTAATTCTATTGACCTCATCTCCATCGGATTGAGTTGTGACTCCGGTGTTGTCGGTAAAACCGTGTGCAAGTCTTGGAGAAGAACCAACATCTTGAGTGAATGTGATTGTCTTTGTGTTCAATCCATTTGGAGGATCTATGTCATCATCATACACCTTCAGAGAGAGTACGTTGTTGATAGGAATTACAGACGGATCTGCAGTTGTGTGAGTGTCCAACGTAAGTCTCAAAGTATCCCTTCCAGTTCCAGACTCGGTTCCTTGAGCCCATGTATGTTGTAGTCTGTCCCCGCTCACACCACCAGCAGCAGAATCACTTGCGATTGTATCGTCAGTAGAACCATCGCCCCAGTCCATAGAGTAAGTAACATCGCCCATTGATGTATTTGTTGTAAGATTTTCCATCCACAAAGAGTTTCCTTCTATGACATATAAATCATTCATAGTCAAGTGCGAACCACCGGAAGAGTTGCGATACAGTCTGAAAGCAACTGCCGGGTTTGCGGTGTAAATTATGATATAGTCTTCTCTGGTGTGGGAAGCTTCACTTCCAGTTCCCGATCCCTGATTATGAAATGCTTTGACTGTAATAGTGTAAGGACTATCCGTGTTGGATGTGTATATGTGACTTGGAGTAGAGCTAGAAGAGCCGTTTGTTTGAGACCCATCTCCCCAATCTATATCATAACGATTTGGATTGCCGTCTGAAGTTATATTAAGAGTGACATTCAGACCTTCGCCACCAGACAGTGGGTTTCCTGTGAACGAAACACTTTTGACAAATGTATTATTTCTGATATTATCTAATGCTTCATTGAGATCATCAATAACATCCGCAGTCTTCGCAGTATCCGATATTCCTATCGCACCGTCATCGTAAGTCCCATCTGTTGGAAGACCTATAGTCAACTCATTCGCGGTCAAAGTTGCACTGACTGATAGAGTTCCTACTTTAGTTGCTGAATCGTAATCAAATATTAAATTGCCATTGAATACGAGTTTCTCTACTTCGACATCATTTATTGCAACTCCAGAGACATCTGTTCCAGAAACTATCTGCGAACTTCCAACCTCTATCCAATTGTTATTGTGAGAATAGTAAAGAGAACCAGTAGATAAATCTTTTGCAAGTCTGCCACTTTCTGGACTCGCAGGGAAGTCTGCGAAGGTTGCGAAATCTTCGTATTTAATTGCGCTGAGATTTGCTCGAAACTGATCTAATGTAGTAGTTCCAGTTCCACCACTCGCAACCTCAAGAACATCATCCTCGTTGAATTCTCCAAGGATAACTTCTCCATCGCTCTGAAATATGGCCTTTAACGGTCTTGGTGTATTAAATGCCAAAGTATATCTCCTTACCCACCAGCACTAACATTATCACTTCCTTCCAAGATAGCAGATCCACAAGATACCGGATCTCCTTTTCTTGCAAGAGGTTTTCCATTTACATAAACAGTAGAAGATCCCACAGAAGTAACTCCACCGTGTTTCGATTTACCGCACTTATGAAGATTCCAAGAATCTCCTTTTCTGTGCGCTGCCTTTCCGTTTATAAAGACATTATTACTGCCCTTCACACAAGTCCTAGGCGCATAACATCCATGACCTGTACAAGAGTCTCCTAATCTAGTTACAGCTGACATATATTGGATATCCTCTTGTTGTAACTCTTTCTGGATTATCTTCGTAATAAGTCTGTTCGTCCACTTCTTCTTTACAATCCAATTTAAATTCTTCTATTCTTTCTAATCTTTCGTAAGTTTCTTCTTCGAAAGGATTACCTTTCGATAACTCTAGGAACTCTATTTCTTCATTAAATTGTTCCAGAGTAAGATTGGTTCTTCCTGCTCTATAATCCTTCGTCAGTTCGTCTATAGATTCTTGTATTGCAGTTATATTTGCGTCTACATCAAATCTATAATGGCCCAGACTTCTCATATGAGTCAACCATTCGTATTGATCTTCTCTGTCAGATATACCTTCAGTATTTAATAAGAACCTATCTTTATCATAAGTATAATTATTATTTATGGGGAAAATTAAGTCAATCTGTTTTATTAATCCGCTAGCCGTAGATAATTCTGATTCTAAAACTACCAACCCATTGACTCTTTCTAAACTTTCCAATACTATTCTCAATTCATCATTCACAAATATTTGATTAGTTTCGGAAGAAATGAAAGAACCCTCTATATTATCTATTTCATATCTTATAATATTGAGATTTGTTGGATCTGCTCCAAGAACAGAAAACTCTTTGGTGTAATTAAATAGAATCCTTGTCACCGTAGCGGAACCTTGTAAGTTGCCAGAACTATCTCTTTGTATTATATTGTCTCCAACAGAAAAACCAACGTCATCTATAATATCTATAGTTCCTTGTGTAGTTGCCCTTCCGACAATTGTAACCTCTACCTCTTTAACCTGCTCTGGATTAAAGTCATCATAGTTAGTATCTATCTCTAAGTTCTGCGTCTTTATCCACGATTCATATGAATACTGATTTAGGAACTGTTCTGTTTCGCCTATATTGCCACTAATAATTCCATTGTTGATTGTTAAACAATTAGGCAATCTGCCATTTACTACTTCATACACAAAATTAAAAGTATCTCCTATTGCGTTTTGGTCTAAATCGTGGAATACTGGATCAAACTCAAAAAGTTTCCCAAACGCAGAATCTCTTCCTACAACACTCTGAGAAAATCTATATTCCTGATCTACATTTTCTGCAGTAGTCTCCTTTATGTATTCTGTTTCCATGAGTCTGATGCTATTACTCATAACCATAACATGAGGAACGGTATGGCCCAAATGAGATCCTCCATTTACTGGATGATTTGACTCTGGTCTATAATATAATGTCTCGTGTGGCTTTATTGAATCATGAGACGTTAAGTTAGTCGATAAGAATAAATCATTGATATACTCATAGACTGTATCATATTCTTTAAAGTATCCAGCATATCTTGCTTCTAGAGAATTGTAGAATATGAATACTTCTCCTGCTTCTGATACAACATATTTTCCGCCAAACTTAATCTCTTCATATCTAAACTTAAAGATATTCTTATCTGGGGTGTAAACTTTTGTTTGAATAAACTGTTCGTCTGGGATATATGCGGTATCAGTAGAAGTTTTAATATATGGAACATACCCAAGATAATCCTGATAATCTTCCAGTTCAATATAGAATATACTACGAACAAAAGTCCTGTCACTATCTGAAATATATTTTGGCGACAGATCGATAGTTATATCATTCTTTTCTTGTGTGTAAAATTGAGTTTCAATTACAAGATCCGAAATGATTTCATGATGTTCACCTGATGCTGTTTGTCTTGGCATATATCTTTGGAAGAAATTATTAATTGGATGATATTCTACATTAGGACTTCCGTATATTAAATTCTGAGCCTCATACACCCTATCTACATCGTTATCAAAAAACATAGAATCGTCTATCTGTTCTATCGTATCTTTAAACTCTAGATAGTAAAGACCAGTTTCTGGATTTTGTAGAATGGGAACAGTTTCTTCAAAAGTGGCCTTTTCTATTTCTTTGTATATTCCCCTTTCTTCTATATCTAAAATAAACGAACTCTTATTTAGTGAGAAGTCTTCTAGTCTAGATTTAATCAATAGTTCAGTAACAATATTTAAATTGAGAGTTCCGTCGAGAGGATTTAGTGCGGATTTAACATCTTGACTACTTGTGCTAAAATAAAGTGCCCGAAGTAATTGTTTAGATTCTATATCTCCAATTCCAACTTCTTTTATCTGATCCTCAACTATATTTAAATTTCTAAGGGCGTACTCTTTCTTTCTTTCAAATAAATCTAGAGTCATAGATGAATATGCTAACAATTGCACTTGAATTTTTGCACTTACTTCTTCGTAAGACATTCCAGTAGAAAGAAGATTATCCAGAGATTGATATATTTCTGAAGTATATTTTGTGTTTATAAGATTGGTGTTGTCTTCTACATTAAAAGAAGAACCCAAGATATATTCTAAGTTATGCTCGGGGGCATCGAAAAATATATTGTATCTTTCTCCACTATAGACTTCCTTGGTATCAAATGAAGTAGAAGTAACTCGGTCAAGATAATCGCTGTACTTAAATGGATCGTAGTAAATATTTTGACGCTCAGAAAACCCATCAACCATGTCAATGACATATTCTTTGAAGTGGTTCTCATAAGTAATATCAACTTCGGAAGCCTCAGTATAGATAAATGAAGACATACGAACTGTCTTCGCTTTCGTTATTATATTACCGGATCCAAAAAATACTGGCATCTTATAACCTTATATCTCTACTTATTCCAAGTCTATCTATGAATGGCCCAATGAATTGATCAGTAGTTGCGATTCTAAATGGCCGCAGTTTATAAAATGTCATCGTTCCGTCTCGGAGTTGTATAATCCCCTTTGTCTCAAAGTCATCATTTACCTCATCCGGATCCTGGCCATCGTCTGCGTTGTCTAAAGGAGTCTCTGATTCACCAGAACCATCACTAATATTTCCCGCATCAGTTTCAGTTTCGTCTGCCTCATCTGTTATTTCGCTTACTTCATCTTCAGCGTCATCAGAAGAATCCCCTATGTTTGTTGGATCATCTTCGACTACATCTGTAGAATCTCCTATGATAGATGGATCCTCTTCGAAATCATCAGTAGAATCGCCGATCTGAGATGGCGTCTCTTCAACAACATCAGACGAGTCTCCAGTGTCTGTTGGTTGTTCTGTTCCAATATCAGAGGAATCTCCGGTGTCTATTGGTTGTTCTGTTCCAACATCAGCAGAATCGCCAGTATCGCTCGGATCTACTTCGCCAAGATCGGCAGAGTCTCCTGTATCTTGCGGATCTACTTCTCCAACATCAGCCGAGTCTCCAGTATCTTGAGGATCTACCTCACCAACATCAGCAGAATCCCCAGTATCTTGAGGATCTACCTCACCAACATCAGCAGAATCCCCAGTATCTTGAGGATCTACCTCACCAACATCAGCAGAGTCTCCGGTATCGCTTGGATCTACCTCACCGACATCTGGAGATATCGCAGTGTCTTCTGTAACTTCTATCGCATCTTCTGGAGATATAGACACATCCGGAGCATCTTCTAATACTTCATCTGCTGGATCTGATATATCGGATGCTTCTTCCTCTGCCTCATCAGAAGATAGCCCGACATCCGATATCGGATCCACTGCGTTATCTGGTGGCGCAACAGTGTCAGAGGATTCTTCTAAACTTTCATCAGAAGATACGCCAACATCAGTTATTGGATCAACCGCACTATCTGGCGGTGCAACAGTATCTTCTATTTCCTGTTCTGCAACTTCTATTTCTGGAGAAACTTCTCCCAGTTCGTCTTCTGCTAGTTGAGTTGATTGTGAAGAATCTTCTGTAGTATCTTCGCCCTCAATTGTTGTGGTTGATTCGTCATCTATAATGGTTTCATATTCTAAAACATCAGAAGTTCCTTCTTCTGAAGTGTCTTCTCCAGTGACTGCCGAATCTGTTTCGTCAGATCTTTCTTCTTCTCCAGTAACTGTAGAAGTTGATTCATCATCTACTGTGGCCTGACCCAACACTGTATCATCAGTCGCGAACAGTCTTAGAATATTATCTACAAATTCATTCTCTTCAGTAGACACAAAATTCAATAAATCTTGTATCTCTAAAGTGCCTTCTGTAAAGTCAAGATCTCTTAATTCTGCGACCACATCATCAAATGACGATCCTATTATAAAGCTTTCAAAGTTGTTCTCTAGTTCTGATATGAGAGTTTGATCTAGAAGTTGAACTCTATCAGTATCCTCTATTAAATTCTGAACATTTTCTAGGAATGTTTCCACAAAACTTACAATATTAAGATTGACCAGAGTATCTAATAGAGTTGTTTCCGCAAGATCATACTGGAATTCTGATTGCTTTTCTAATTCTTCGATTAGGGTTTTCGCAAAGACATCATCAACATCTGTTATCTCTGTTCTTCTTATGGTTTCTAGATCAAATGATTCTTGTTCTTCGCCAAATAATCTCTGAAGGGCATCAACTAATAATTCTTCTTCTGCTGTTACTAGAGTTTTAATTAATGCCTGTTCGACAAATTCCGTGACCAATTGAGTCAATACTTCTACTATTTCTGCTTCTTCGCCTAACAATCTATTAAATAAATCATCGACAGTTTGCAATCCGACAGATCGTATCGTAGATAAGGATAATGATTCTGGAGCAGTTATAGGTTGGAATGATTGTAACGATTGATCTACAATATCAATTAGTTCGTCAATTGGTTGAGGATCTTGTACATCAATGATCTCGCTCAATTCTTGAAGAACATTATCACTTATCTCTGTAGATTCTAAGAAATCCGCAAAGGCCTGTTGCGATAGATCCGGATCGTCTGAACTTTCTCCAAGTTGTTGTTGGATTGATTGTAATAATTCTTTCGTTTCTATTAGTGTTTGTTCTCTTCCTTCCAGAGTTTCTGATACTTCTGTTGTTTCTGGGGCCTCTGTAGTTTCTGTTATCTCAGAAAACAACTCATTCAATCTAGTGGTGAATGATTCCTTTAATTGTTCAGAAGTATTCTCTACATCAGTTAATAAAGTTTCTTCGGAGTCTGAAGTGAATTGTTGGAGTAGTGTATCGTCATTTAAAATATCTTCTACAATATTTCTAGAAGTGTCATTTATTATTTCTCGGAAACTATCGAATATTTGACCTATCGAACTTAAATCTATTTCGCCCGAAGTATCAGTATCTACAAATCCAGCTTTCTGTAAAACTTCTAATATTAGATCTGGTTCTATTTGATTTATCGGAGAAGTCGCGGAACCTCTATTTGCAGAAATCGCGTCGGATAAACTAGAGGCAACAATAGAAGTAAGAATTTCTGATATTCTTGTATTTTCGTCGTTAGATTGACTAGAGAATTTCGCTGGTTCATTTGCGAGAGGATCATTTATCTCGACACTCCAAGAAAAAGTGTCTGCGACTTCGTAAATAAATCCAGATACTCTTTCAAGAACTTGAACTTCGTATGCGACAGGCTGATTTATTACTTGATGATTGACTTCTAATCTTAGTCTATCACCATTCTGAACTGATACTACATTTCCCCAGAAAATGTCATCCACATACATGAACGCACTTAAGGATACGAGTACAATAATATCATCTAATCCAGAGATGACAATTTCATTTGAACCAACTGATTGTGGTTGAGCATTTAGTTGGGTTTCAACATAATCCTCAAATAAAAATATTGTTTTATAATCTGGCATTAGGTTCTCTGGATATAAAAAAAGGAGACATAGGCCTCCTTTTATTTATGACGATTTATTGAGGTCTAAGTCCTAACAACAAAATCCGAATAGATAGGATTGATAGGGCCACCTCTTACTAGAACAAATATTCTCATACCGTTTCCATAACTCTGCGTAGATTGCATACCTACATAAGATCTGGATGCAGAACTTGATGAAGTATCTGTTCCGGTGTGCCAAGAATATATGTCTCTGTAGTTAAGAACATCTCCATTTACGGAAGTATAGTCTCCAGCAGACGATGCGCTAGGCGCAACACCAACGCCGTTATCAAGACTAAATGAACCAGTGATATCACTCGCAAGACTTACTTGTTTCCCGTCTAGATCGTATTTTGGAGACGCTACAGTACCAATACTAGTGAAACCTCCGAGCGTCGATGAACTAGCACCAGAATAACATATCAAATCCATTTCGGAGTTTGGATAGATAAACTTCTGTGTTGTCAAAGGAGAAGGGAATGTGAACACAAACGTCTTATCCTGAGTGATTGATAATTGTTCCTGTGGATTGATAATCGCTGGACTATCTATCTGAGGAATAACAGCAGAGACATGGAAGTCCCATGGCTTCAATACATCACTTTCGCGAACAACAAATCGATATATCGCAATAGTGTCTTTGTGTAAGTTAGACCAAGCACTAGGAATATCTCTATCTTCTGGTATTTCTAACAAGTAAGTTGCAGAAGCGGAATCCGTTTCTTCTGAAGAGTTATAGTTCTCATAAGAGAATTTCAGTTGTTCTCCATTTACCAATTCGTTCTTGACGTATATTGTATCTTGTGCGACAGAATATACATATTCGTTTTGTGCGCTGAGAGTTATGTCTCGGAAAGATACATCTCCATCAGATGTGATAATGTATCCAGAAGGATATGGAGAAGAACTAATCTCTACGCCATTTACAAATACATCCAGTCTGTTCACTTCGTATAATGGTTTAATTTGTGCAGTGGGCCTTATCTGAGAAGTTCCTCCAAACGGATTGATGTACTGTCCTTGATAACCAGCACCATTCCAGACATACAACAAGATAACCTTTGTATTTTCTGGACTGAAGTAAGAACGGACTTCTAGAACATCGCTACTGGATAATTGTCCAGTTACTGTTTCGTCGTAACTAAATCTCGGCAGAGCACTCGTTGTTGCTGCAACCGTATCTATAGAAACCGTTACATCTCCTGATTGACCTACAGAAGCAGCTTCTAGAACAATACTTCCAGCAGGAGAAAATGGAACTGATTCGCTGACCTTGACGGTTTCGGTAATAGTAAATTCTCCTAACGCACTGATACTAACACCAGTTGCAGTTCTGTTTCCGCCGTCGAAGATTATATCCGCAGCTGCCTGAGTTCCAAGAGTATAATTAGATAAAGTTACAGTAAAAGAAAACTCTTGAGATATTTGATATTGAGAACTTGGTATCAACGCACCGTTCTTTAGTACTCTTTGTGCGACAACTGAATTTCCTGCTGCGTCATACCATCCATGTCTTCCCAATTGTAGAGAAGTCGCAAGAACCGCGCCTGGCATATTTGGGCCTTCTACTAAATCTGAAATGTACATACTGGGAACAATATTTTCTGTATCCAGAGTCTTGAACTGCAGATACCAATAATCGTCAGTTTCTTTTACAACCTCGTAATCAAGACCTTCTGTCAGGGTTGCAACTCTATTACTTCCACCAGTGGCAACGTCTAACGCTTGAACTTGATATGGGGCAAGACCGGACTCGGATGGCCCAAGTTGTTCTTGTCGAGACAGACTCAGAGTGTTCAATTTCTTAGGAACATATCTAAGACCATCTGGGTTTGACAACTGAATACCGGCAGTCGCTGCAGTTGCATAAGAGACGATTGCAAATTCTTGATCCGCTGCTTCTATTGCGTCTGTAGGAACATTAACAGATGGTGTTCCAGATTGAGCATAAGGATAACCCAACATATCTCCCGCAGTACTTAATCCAGTATCTGGTGGCATAAGTCTGTTGTAGACACCCTTTGTCGTATAGTTTGATCCAAGAGGGAGTTGATAGTTACCAGCACCAAGAGCATAGTCTGCGATATTTTTCTCATGAATTGGATCGTAACTAACAGGGGGAGTTCTATAACTCGTTCCTCTGTAGTATGCGGTTCCTGCATTTGATACTGCGACTGGTTCTTTGTCCGTTATGATAGAAAACTGTATCGGAGTCTCTGGTGTTAACTGAGTTCCGTCCGTCTTGAATATAGGCCCAAGATCTGTTGTTTCGATGACCGTCTTTCCACTGGCAAAGGTTTGAGATGAATATGAAGCAAAGAACCCCATATTAAAATCAGACGCCTCTGTGGGGCGTTTAGACGGTGCATACACGCAATGAACTGGAGACTTACCATCTTCTAAGTCAATCTTACCGGAGATATTATTAACGTGTCTCTGAACTACAAACCATGCGTAGTCATCATCTGACACTGAAGCTTGATCTTGAATAAAGAATGCGGTTCCATGATCCGAACAAGTGAGACGATATGATATGGGATAACTTCCAGCAATATTTCCATCAGTCTTTCCCTGCCTTCTATAGAAACCAGATTTTGCTTTGTTTCCTCTCTCATCAAACTTGTAATACACATCGGAAAGTTCGCCCGGACTTCTTGTTGGGCCAGATTCGATACCATCTCTTCCGACAGTTTCTGACAATGTTCCGTCATCAAGAATCTGAAACTTAGTTCCAATATTTACATGAATATATTCATCTCTAGAGTCATAGAAAAATCTCATTCTCCATTTCTGTGGAGTTCTATTTTCCTGAGCAACCTGAGAGGCGACTGCAGTAGTAGGAACAAATGTATTAGATGAGTCGATATCTTTCAATGAAGAAAGAATATCTGTTCCTTTTTCTGATTCTACTACAAATACTGATCCAACTCTTCGAATACAATCCATGACTGAAGTATGATCTTGTTGACCATCAAAATCTATTGGAGGATTTGTGATGTCATAATCTTGTACTCTTGGGTATATTATATTATATGGCTGTGGTTCGACATCAGCACTAGGAATTACTAACATCCACTCTCCCTCGTTATAAGAGGTAGTGGAAGAATCTGATTTGACTTTAAGAACTGTTATGTCTGCGATATTATTAGTTACCGAATCGACCAGAAAGACACCAGTTCCATACTTTTCTTTTATTCTCTTTCCTGTATCGGATGGATCAAAATTAACTGATGCCCCAGAAGAATCTGTTAGTGTAATTGTGCCAGATTGATCAACGCTATTTACTGCAATATCAACCGCTGCGACAGATTTCTTTTGTTGATTAGATGACCATGCTTCAGAAAAATCATTTCGATATGGATGTAGCGTTAAATCTTTCGCAAGAATTTGAAGAATTCCAGAAGGATCCGCGTTCCCTGAGTTTACTACAGGGAAATACTGAACTACTATTTTTAGACCTGACGCTGGAGCGGTTTTAAATGTTATAGTTCCATTATCACTATCGTCTGAAGTTTGCGGAGGTGTATAATAGAACTCTCCATTATTCGCAAAGGTCGAATCTCCAGTAATATTATCTAAACTATACTCTGGCCCATTAACAGAAACTTGGAACACGCGAAACTGCTGAACATCCGATAGGTTCAGATTAGGTCTTTTACCTTCCTCAGAAAATACTGGAAACGATGTTGATGTTCCATCCCCTTGTAATAGGTGAGTAAAATAAGGAGGTTGAACAGTAAGTATTTCATTTCTTTGTACTGAAAATCCGGAAGACTTAAATGGATAATTCAAAGTCGAAGACATACTTTCCTCTTTATATTATTTATGAGATATTACGAATGCGAAACTCCTTATGTTGGAGCTTCACCTTCGGTAACATCACTATAACGTACACTAGAACCAGTAACTTGTAAGAATACTCTCATACCATTACCATTTGGTTCTGTACTCATCATACCTTCGTACTTCCTCTTATTCTTCTTCCAGATGTACTGTCGATTGTCTGGCCCGGTATGCGCCGCAAACCTAAATGGCCCAGCACTATCGGAAATTCCAGTAGGATTGATACCTTCTAAATTAGCGCCAACAAATAGAGTTCCGTTCTTTCCATCTGAGTCAGAATACTTGTCAATTTCAATATGACCAGCCTGTGTAGAGAAGTCAGCAGAAGAAATTGCAATCAAGTCTAATTCACTTCTAGGATAATAGAATCTTTGAGAAGTCAACTGAGTTGGGAAACTAAATACGAAATCCCTATCCTGAGTGATTGACAACTGTTCTTGTGGGTTGATAATTGAGTTAGAATCTGCTTCATGCATTGTTGCAGAAGTATGATAATCCCAAGGTTTCAGCACATCACTTTCTCTTACGACAAACCTGTTGATAGTCTTAACAGAGTTTTGGTTACGATCCGGAAGATCTCTATCCGGCGGAACTGTCACAATGTATGTGGTCTGTGATGGAGTAGATGAGTTATAATTCACCAACTTCATAGAGAATGAAGAACCTGATCGTGGAGTATCTCTAAAGTAGAGAGTCTGGTTGAAGAAGTCATACAGATACCTGTTAGGCCCTGCAGTCAAGTTCAACTGAGATGTTCCGTAATCTGAGAAGATTGGGTCGCCTGGCAACTTACCTCTCAACCCAACAGAATCTGTGGAAGTTACTAAAAAGTCTGATGGAGTTAGTGCTTGTATATTAGTTACAAATGTTGCGTCAAACGGATCTCCAGATCCGGTAGAACTCTTACTTTCGTTTGTTGTTCCGCCAGGGCCGCCGCTGAGTCCGGTGACAAAGGATAGAGTATCACCTGCAGCATTTTCCGGCAACTTAAAGTTGGTTCCAAATGCATCTACTCCAGCATTATCAAGACCCTCTAAGAATCTTTGTACTGTTGCGGGATCTCCATTTCGTACCCATTCGTCATATGTAAGAACATATGCGTTGGGATCTCGTAGAATTTCTACGCCGTCAAGAGCAACTACCAAACTTTCAAATACCTTTTCTCTGTTTGCGGATACTTCATTAAAGAGAATATCTAATAGTGCATAAGACGGATCGTCCCAGTCGCCCAATGTAAGGGGATCTTGACCCGCCGTTTGATTTGTCGCGTCATCAAATGATGATACAGAACTTATTTCAGAAACTGGAAATGTTACATTACCAGAAAGTTGAGTACCTAATTGCTGGCCAGGGTTTGTCTGCCAACTTGCTCCTGCCTGCGCCCCAACCTGTAATGGTGTGGTTGAAGATGCCACAGGATAACTTGCGCCGCTGGTAACATTACCGATATTAGTAAACCTACCTGATCGTCCTAGTGCTCCAAATCCTAAAATACTTAGTTCAGATACTTTATCTCCACCAGAATTCCAGTAAGTGGTTGCAACCGCATCACTGACATCCGCACCACCGATAAAACCAACATCCAGTTCATCTTTATATATTGGTGTGCCTGGCGTTGCCTGGGGAATAGCGTATGTTCCTGTGAAGTCGATTGCGTTTACAAAGTCGTTAAAGAAACTCTGGTCTCTGTTTACAAAGATTGTAGGAGCTTCTGTTTCTAATTCTCTACCAAAACTATCAAATATGTTTCTTGGTTTAGAAAGATCCGCGACATCTTGTGTTGAGTAGTATGTGTTCAAGTCACTAATTTCTACTGGTCGTTTTGTTGGTGAGTATACACAGTGTACTGGAGACTTACCAGAGAATTCTGGTTGTCCTGTAGACTGGTCAACGTGACGTTGTACAACAAACCATGCATAGTCATCATCTTGGTCTACTGATGCTTGATCAAATACGAACAGTCCCATACCGTGGTCGGTTACTGTCATTCTATATGACATCGGATATGAACGTGCTACTTCATCTTCACTCTTAGATACTCTAGTAAAGAATTGTGACTTTGCCTTTTGGATTCTGGTGACAACGCCTCGACCAATGCTTGGTTCTTGGTAAACGTCACACAATTCGCCCGGCTCTCTGTAGATGGGATATTTCGCACCATCTCTTCCTTGACCTTGTGTAATTGTCATGTCATCAAGGAGTTGATATTCTGTTGCGACATTGACCTTAATCTGAGAACCATCACCACTGTATTCAAAACGAATTCTCCAGTTTTGTGGTTTGGTCTTATTTGATGTTGGATCGGTAGAGATCGGAGTCAATTCGTCATCTGATAGCAAGTCAGTTCCTCTTGCGGATTCTACAAGAAATTTTGTAGTGACTTGTTTCAGTGCAGCAAGAACATCTTCTTTGGAATTACTTACTGGTTTGGGGTGAATCAGATTAAACGCAGGGATAAACTGTTCGTCATCTTTGAATTCTAGTAGGAACAGATCTCCTGACTTGATAAAATCTAAGTCTGCAGATTGAGTTTTACCAGTGTTAAGTCCAGTCGCAACCGGATTATCTGGATCGGTATCATCGACAAGATCAGAAAATAATATAGTTGCTCTATTTCCAGAAGACGGGTTGGTATATGTGATTTGTCCACCGTCAGGATCGAATGGCCCAAACTTTGCACCAAATGGAACTGCGAGTGAATGCTTCCAGTGAAAACCTACAATAACTTCGACGGAACTTGCGTCAGATACCCAGTTGAATTCAGAAGAAGCAACCAATAACTTAATGGTTACAGAACGATCTGAGTTTTGTTCAACAGACCAGTATTCATCTTGGATAACTCTTCCTGCAATAGATACTCGGAATTCTCCGTCTCCTAAATCAGCAATAGAAAATGGGAAATCACTAGTTAATGTTTTTGGAGTAATGTTGGATGGATCTGAGTCCGATATATCTACAGCCGAATATGTTACTGCGTGTTCTCTAATAAGTTTGTAAACCGCATTAGGAGTTCTTGCCGTTTTTCTAGCATCCTCAATCGCTTGAGCAGTGTTAGTTGCTGGGTTCTCACTAAAGTCATCACTAAAAGACTCTGAAAGTCCAATTGGACTAGCGGAACCCATATACTTGAATATTTCTGGAGAATCATAAGGATGGATACACATATCACTTGCAAGTTGGAAAAGAAGTCCGCCTCTGGAACCAGTCCATTGAGTTTCATGTTCTTGATATGTAATCTCTAAGATTTCGTTACCTGATGGAGTATACTCTGGTGCGAATTCAATGCCTCCGAATACGCCAAGACTCTGATCGAACTTTACTGCGCCCAATCCAGAAACAGTATCTCCTTCTGCATAGGTTTCCGTAGAAGAATCCCAAATTGCTTGGTCAGTCTTACCAGAAGCAGTACCGTTCTGTGCAGAAGAGTTTCCTCCATTTGCAACAGAGCCCGGAGCAATTGTTCTATCTAGGTCATAACGAACACCACCAACTTTGATGCTCCACTCCCAATCTTTACTTGTGAAATCAATCTTAGACCTCAAGAAAAACTGGTTCTTTGTACCTTCAGCAGAATGGGTTTCATATTGCTGACGATGAGGTATATTAATGATTTCATTTCTTTGAATACTATATCCACTTGCAACAGGCATTATTTTCTCCTTTGAGACATATTTTACTTATCTGACTATTTATAAAACTTTTTTCATCACTTAAATTAAGTTTGCGGAAGTATCTGTTCCAATGTTAACATCACTGTTAAAGATGTGTCTTCCGTTCACTAATAACATAATTCTCATGCCGTTTCCGTTGGCAAGAGTTGACCTCATTCCCTGATATCTTCTATTGTCTGCGTTTCCAGAAGGAAGATATGTATTCATAGGAACATTACTTCCTTCAGCCACAACCTCCGCAGAAGAAAAACATATGAGGTCTATTTCTTCTTTCGGATACATAAATCTTTGCGTTGTCAAACCAGTCGGGAATGTAATTACAAATCTATTGTCGTTAGTTATTGCTAACTGTTCTAGAGGATTTATAATCGCATTGCTGTCGGTCTGATGTTTAGTCGCAAGTTTATGAACATCCCAAGGTTTTAATATATCAAATTCTCTCGCAACAAATCGCCAGATAAGTTTTGCAGTAAATTCGTCTGCAAGAGAATCTTCTCTATCGTATGGACTCAGAATATAAAAACTATCATTATTTAAATTATCAACAGAATAACTGTTACCTTCGTTATCGAAAACAGTATTCACTGTGGTTTCTGCGGTTTGTAGATTCGCAGCACTCTCAGAGAAGTATACACCGAAATCTCTCGCATATACACTTTCTCTAGAACAAGAATAAAGAACATGAACTGGGTATCTTGAGGCCTCATCTGTTGGTGCTGTACCTTCTACATTATCTACGGTTCTTTGTACGCAAGTCCAAGCGTAATCGTCTGACTGATCACTGGCTGCATCGTCAAAGATATAGAAAACAAATCCTCTTTCTGTCATAGTCAAACGATATGACATGGGATACGTTCCCTCAAGATTAGTTCCGATCTTTGGAAATCTCTTGAACCAACCTTTTCCTTTTCTCTTATTTCTAAATCTCTTACTTCTATTTATTTCGGTAGTAACAAGAGTTAGAGCGAGGGTAAGGCTACTATCTGCACCAGTTACTGTTTCTCCTTCAACAAAAGGAATACTATTCCAATTAGAAAATGTAATGCTCTGTGTAGTAGATGCGGTAGAACAACTATGAACGGTTGCTGATGCTCCTCCTGCTCCAGTAATAACTTCTCCGACGGTATATTTGTTCACACCATCATAAGGCAATATTAATGATTGTGCAGGAATTGTGACATCTTCGAAGTGTAAATCAACTAGTTCGCCCGGAGTCCGAACTACAGAAGTTGTAAGAGTAGATCCATTTTCCAGAGTGATCAATCCATCATTTCCTGATATAGACTCTAACACACTGCCGTCATTCAGAAGTTGATTGGATGTCCCTATGTTTATTTTCAACCAACCGTACATACAGTTTGGTATTCCTTCTGATTCTGTCCAAGATCCATTAAATGTATATCCAACGTGTACGAGATTATTATCCGAATCTTTAGAGTTCTGAAGAAGATGTTGAGATTCTGAAGTTTCGTTGATATTCGCACCAGAAACATATTGCGCCTTGCCCATAGATCTCAATTTTAAATTAAGTTGATAAAGTTCTCTCTTATATTCTGTATCTGTGGTATTCAATCTTGGCCTTTCGTCAAACTCAAATCTTACTCTATATGACTGATCAACACCCCTAGAAACCGCTCCACGATTTGGAAGAATTTCGTTGGTTGTTTCTAACAACATAACGTGTTGACGTTGATTGCCTAATGGCCCAAAGTTAGCCTGACCAGAATATGGTTGTGAATTCAAATTAAGTTGATTGAAAAATTTTTTAGTAATATCGGTGGCAGAATTATCCCCTACTCCGACTAATTGTATTTTATTATCTGGAGTAGTTTCTCCGTTATACAATTGCCATGATGCAGTCATATCAGATGCAAGAGTCATCATCAGCCCAACACCAGAAACCGCGCCGGTGCTGTCAATTCCTCCAGTATCTGTGAGTTTAGTGAATCCAGACCTTGCCACGGATATTCCATAGTTAGGTAAATCACTTATACTGTTTATTAATTTTACTGCCATAATATATCTCTAACTTGGTTTAGTTCGAAGGCTGGCACTGGTGCTGGAACCACCGCCGGTCTGAACGCCTCCGGTGAATTCGCCACCACCAACTGTTACATTAGGATCTTGATACACATCCAAGAGAGTAGTCCATTCCGATACTATTGATTGATCTGCAACTTTTCTAAGTCTAAATTTAATTGTACTCTGAGACTCAGAATTGGCTATTAAGGAAAATTTTCTGAGTGACCCCAACGATTTAAAGTCACCAATGGGGCCCCCGGGCTTATACCCCGACTCATGTGTTGCACTAATTTCATACTTCTCTCCTACGAGGGAATTCGTTTGCTCGTGCCACCTGTATGAAAAATATACAACATTTCCAGTTTCATTACTTGCTATTTGAGTTAAATCATCCCCCGCCAAGATCTTCCCTCCATCACTAACAGCATTAAGTGTTATAGTTCCATTGGATTCAAACGAAATTTCCAATCTTCCCTGAGTCCCATAGTATCTGAATTGAAGATGGCCTAGATCGTCCGGAATGACATCTGCCGTATCTAGTGGTTCTACCACCTGTACTTCTGGAACAGCATTATCATCAGTAGTATCTTCTATAACAGTATTTGCTGGTGGTTGTGGAGAATTCGCTCGCCATCTAGTATATGTTGACAAATCTTCAGTATTTCCAAATGCAGTTTGTGGAAAATTGGTATAATTTACTCTGCTAGTTGCAGAGAAAGAATCTCCAGCAACTTTATCAATATACTGACTTTCTGTTAACAAACAGAAATTAACCTTTTGCATAGATCGGATATCAGAAAAATTAAACTGAGACGCCGGAGAATTTCCAGTTTGGTCTGTTGAATATATTTGGACAAATGATATATCTTTATCAGTCCAATCGCTTACTTTGGCCATCATTGTAACTGAAATCTGACAATTAAATGAAGACTGATCAAATACAGTATCATTATTACTAAAATTTTCCCAATAATTTCTCGTATTATCCCTGTCCCCTCTCTTGGTATCTAAACCACTGTCGTTGGCGATAGGTATGACTCTTCCACTTTTGGAATTTATATCTCTGCCACTGAATTGTCCAAACATAGGAGTAACATCATTATCAAAGAGTTGTGGATTGCTGCCCGCATAGTCTGCGAGGTCATATGACCCCTGATTATATGTTTTTGCGCCTATAGTTATATTTCTTTGAGTGTTGCTATTGGGAATCAAATAAACATGAGATTTCTTGATATCATCTCTTACTCTAAGGAGATCAGAACTAGTATGAGAAGTAGTAAGTAATCCTCCATTTGAAGTAGTGCCTGCAGTTGTAAAGAAAAACATATTGTTGATTGCGTTGTCGCCAGATCTTCCAAGAGAATATGTTTGAAAAGTAACAGTAAGGGGGAAATAACCATTAACAACACTTGAGTCGGAAATTAACGTATAATATTTTCCTCCATGTTTATAAACCGGACTAGCCATATAGTTCGCTTCGAATTCAGAGTTGCTCTTATTAGTTCCAGATTTAGATCTCATACCACTAAGAGTTGGACATTTAATTTTATTAATTTCCCATCCGTTTATTTGGAAGTAACAATTTCCTGTCTGATTTCTCCATTGATTGTAGGACAACCAATTTTTTCTCAAATCCGTATTATAATTCGTAGAACTAGGTAAAGAAACTTGAACAATATCTTTTGCCCACACCAAATCACTGCCGGAATAAACTTTAGATATTGAATCTCTTCCGACATAAATTTCCTTTAGGTCACTGAATGTGCCATTAGAATTTGGTACTTGTATGGGCATAATTTACTACTCTTTGATGAAGTAAATGGTGTTTGCATCTGGAGAAGAAGGCAGAGAACTCCTTACATCTATCTTTTTACCGCCCCAAGTACTATCATCGGGATTTCTCCATGCAGGGGTGCCACTGGAGTTAGTTTTCCAAACTTTATTATATTGGCCACTGCCGGAAGCAACATAACCTTCTCTGGCATTTGTATTCGAATGCCAAGTATTGGTATTCACTATACTATTACTTATTACTGTTCCAATTATATTAATTCCAGTTCCAGCAGTATATGTAGTATCTGTGTTTGTAAATGATGGGCTGTATGATGTAGTAGTCCCATCCCTGTCAGTTAATGTTAGAGTGTTTCCACTCTTGGACGCTGATGCAACATATTGCTCTGGATGTGTGTCGGAGAAGTTTATGTACAGACTAGACGGTCTTCCTTCTTGTCCTAAAGTAAGAGTAGAAACTTTTACTTTTTGTGGAGATGAATCAATTCTTCCACTCAAAGAAATGACGGAACCATCTGGAAGATTTGAAGTTCCTATTTTGCCGAGGCTTATATTATTATTGCTGTCAATACTCAGCGGAGAAGATGCTGTGTATGTGGTATCATCATCAGTAAATGACGGAGTGTATGATGTAGTAGTCCCATCCCTGTCAGTTAATGTTAGAGTGTTTCCACTCTTGGACGCTGATGCAACATATTGCTCTGGATGTGTATCCGAGAAGTTTAGGTATAGATGGGTCGGTCTTCCTTCTTGTCCTAAAGTAAGAGTAGAAACTCTTACTTTCTGTGGAGATGAATCAATTTTTCCGCTTAGAGAAATAACAGAACCATCTGGAAGATTTGCAGCAGTTAATTTGTCGGAGTTCTTTAAGAAGTATTCCGAACTTGTACCGTTACTGAATTCATTTAAGTTTGTTGGAACATTTGTGGAATCCAAATCATCATAGTCTCCACTCAGAGCCACGGGATGAAGTGTTGTGGGGTCAAAGTTATATCCAGCCTTCGCCTGAATTACCCCTATTTGAGTTTCATTTTCTTTGACCTCAGTATCCAGTGAAGAAACTGCATCACGGACATTCTGAGAATTTATGTAATTAGTTCCAGAATAACTATGAGTATCTCCTATAGTTGCACCCAAAAATGAAGTAATAGTCGTTGCAATATTATTTAATCGATTATTGTGATCTGTAAGTTCTGTGTCATTTGAAGATATTTGTTGTTGTAGGATAGTGTCTGCCTGTGATAGAGTGCTCGCACCAGAAATTGTTCCAATATATTCTCCAGAACCGCCAAGGCCTGCGCCTGTTTGAGTTGCATCTAGTTCATTCTGAATTCTATTGGCATATGCATTTAGATTTGCGATTGCATTTGCACTGGAGTATACTTGACTATCTAGTGCCCCCAACGAGGTCTTCACCGTACTGGAAATATAATTTCCAGACAATGATATAGTTCCATTTGCTTCTGTTCCTATAGAACTTTGTGTTGTGTCTAGTTCTTGTTGAGTTGCATCCAGAGATTGATCTAATTTCTTATCCGCATCCGCAAGATTAGAAGCAGATCCAATATATCTAAGGCTGGACTGTTGAATATATCCACCAGAACCAGTAAGACCAGAAGAAACTTCAATGGTATCAATAGCACTCTGTAGAGTATTGTCTGATGTGGTTCTTGATGATGCTTCGTTTGCAACTTGGGTGTCAGTATAATTTGTAGATGTTGTATACAAATTATTCATGGCAGTAGAGAGGTTGGAGGCACTCGTAAATGCGGAACTCAGAGAGGCAACATCTCCAATGTTTGCAGTATTAGTGTCTGTTTCGCTATGAATTTCGTTAAACGCACCTACGACAGTTTTATTGTTGGTATTTAGTCCTGCGAAATCTCCCAAGAGTGATGCCACATAAAGAGTATGCGAATTTAACTCATTGGTTTTATTCTTCCAAGTATCAAAGGTATCAGTCCTTAATACATTGTTTGTTGATGGATAATTAAATGTTGCCATGTTGTTTGCTCTCTAAAATTTTATTCAGAAGTACCTTTATTTCTGTTAACTCAGTCTTAAGACCTTCTATTTCCCTCTCTTGCGTCTCAATCTTTTTCAATTTCTTTATGTACTTAACATACGCACCATTATCAAAATTTATTATAGCTCCAGAGTTTGGATCTCTTCTCAGAGTTCTGTCTTCTTTTACTATCAAATACTCTTTAATATCTTTCATGAATATTTATACTAGTTCGCAAGAGCGATAATTCTTAAATCTTTCAATCTAGGCGGCATTGCAGAATTCTTAGTTCGCAACACAACCTTTATTCCAAATGATGAAAACTCACTCAATCCTTTGACATCATAATCAAATTCTGTGAATTGGTTTATACCAGTAGCCGATTGAGCATATCCCTCCGGCCTTTCGATAAAGTCATAGTTCAATTTTCTATACTCTTGACTATCACTCGTTTTTATCTTATAATACAGGTCAACGTCTGCATCTTGTGGTCGATGCATCGAAAGAACAATTTTGAATGATGTCGCCGGTTGATTTAATTGTATTTCCTTTGTGATATACTTGGACTCCGTAGTCCCTCCGGTATTATTTCTTTCTGATATGAAGTTGACATAATTAGAAGAAGTATCTGTAGAGTTTCCTTGCGAATCTGTCGTTGTGGTAAATATCGGGTAGTTTACTACATTGGATATCAAAGTAGAACTAATTCTCTGAGTATCTATTACTGGAGATATATTATCCTGAGTAGAAGATAATGTCAACTTATAAACTAAAGATTTTTTCTCAAAGTTGCTACTACCAGTTCCGAAGTTATTCTCGTTGTAAGAAGAATAAACTGATCTGGGGGTATCGAAGGCAATATCTTTATTTGGAACAAAGTTAGTCCAAGAACTATCCTTGACTCCAGTTATCATATCTGAGTCCTGTGATAACCCACTAGTTGTCTTCAGTGCGTAAGTTACATTTGTCTGTGGTAGTTGTAGAGATTGAATCGTAGGAACCAATACATCAAACTTAGAGTTGACTTCGGCAGTAACTTTACCCGTTGCATCCGCAGAAGGATTAAATCTTCCAGAAGAAGCGAGAGTAGCAGCCTTTGATGTCCCTGCCACGTTATTTCCGCCAACATACCGGACATTAGTCATCAATATGTCAAATGTATGCAAAGTAGTTGCAACTACTTCATGAGTTCCATTTAATTCTGAACCCAACCAAGCATTACTTGCGTCATCTCCGCCGTATCTTGCGTTTGAATTTAGTCCCGCAATAGTAACATAATAATGAGTATTCTGTGCGGTAGATGGAATTAGATCGTGATTGCGAACATGGAACCGAACAACATCCTGACCAGCAAAGGTCTCAATAGAAGAGGGCCCAAGTTTTACTTCGTTCGCGGCAAACCCAAGTTTGTCTGTGCTACTATTTTCAAAATACAACGAAGAACTTACGTTGGTGTCGAATTGAGCCCTAAACAATGTAAACTTCATGTCTTCCATTTGTTCTGGAGCCCAAGAGGTCGATGCCGCCTTATAGAATACTCCACTATATGGTTGTTTGCTGATAGTTCCAGTTCCATCCAAAGAGTTTTCACCAAGTCTTGCGACATGGACGCTGTAGTCCTGAGAATCCGCAAGAACGACCATCGCGTATTCTACGCCCTGTTCTATATAAACTGGTGCGTCAAATAAGAAGTTTGTTGCGAGGTTTCCATTTGAAGATGTCAATACATTAGAAGGATATAACGTCTTTCTAGTAAGAACGGTCTTGCCTGGATAACCACCAACTGTATTTCTTAGTTCTACACTTACAGGTATGACGGAATCTTTCGATGAGAAGAAGATATTTACTGATGTGAGGAATGCTCCCCCAATCTTATCTGTCATCACAGTCTGTGCGATAGGATTGAATTGATTAGACCCTTCTCCGATCTGATTTCTTACTGAACCGTTACTTTGAACAAATTGTGAACTATATCTCTGTTGTCTCGTAGAAGTAGTAGAGTCTAACTTGGTCTTCGCGGAATACAATCCTTCTGCCTCTGTTTGAGCGAAAGCAGTGCTTGACTGTTGATCGGATAGTTTGAATATCTTATCTCCAGTTCTGAAACGCATCTGGTCTGTATTCGGGACTGCAAATATTCCTCTCAAGTTACCAGATTCATCGGTAATCAGAGTAGAACTATTAGAACCAGTTTCCAATGCAAACTTGCCGGGCGATATACCGTTTGTGAAATTCGGGCCAACTAAGAATAACGCTTGTCCGCCAGTAAATGAATTTGTGTCAATGTTATCAATGACATAGAAATTTAGAGTGGTAGCATCAACATATTGAATTCCAACTACTCTAACTTCATGTCCCTGATTATTGACCAGAGTCATATCTCCAGTATTATCAATAATCTCAGACTCATACGTCTGGATGAAATTATCCGCTGAGGAAACGCCAGTTACTTTGATTGTCTTTGTAGTCGTACAAAATTCAGATACTGGAGTTCCATCAAAGAATGCAAATACTCTTGTCTTGGGCTTCATGCCGGAAGCATGGAAAAATACATTCCTTTCTCTGATGAAGAATGTTCCTACAGGATCAACCCCCTTCGGCACTCCATCGTCTTGATCATCATCCGCATCTCTTGTGAATGGAGGCCAATCTGTTGCACCTACCGAACCGGATGGACTTGAACTATCATCTGGTTCTCTTTCGGTATCCTTCCAATCGTCTTGTTCTGGGAAGAGTTTAACAAAACCCTTGAATCCCATTATTGCGTATGGGTTTACTGAAACTGTCTTGGATGACTTTCCTTGGCCCGCGAGGATGACCGAAGTGTATGGTAACATGACCATTCCATCTTTGATATCATACAGAGTTGATTCTGTTTGATTAAATCGCATCGGAGAGTTTTTCTGGTAATATACTGGTCGCAATTCTTTGTTTACTACATCAATTGCACAGTTATACTGAGGATCAAAGACATCTCCGATAGTATGTCCAGTGAACGGTTCTACTACGAAACCATTCTTGAATCTGTCCAGACCATTATCGTCAAGAACATCCATATCCTTTGTTTCTTTTTCTAAGAGAGACAATGTTGTATAGTATTCTACAGTCTTAATTCTCTTCTCTAGATTTCCGATATCACGCATTGTATATCGTTTGTTATCCAACATTTCTTTAACAATACTTTCAGTTCCAAGACTATATGGATCCGTAGCAAGTTTATAGATAACCATTCCATCATTCGGATCTTCTGGGTAATTTGGAGAAACTGAAGGTGCTCCATACTTGATTAAGAAATCGCCTTCTTTGCTCAAGTATACTTTATCTTTTCTTGGTAGATATTGACGATAATCGGCGATAACATAAGAACTATCAAGAGGGGTATTAGAAGTTGTTGATATCTGACCAAACTTTAATGGAGTCGCAAGAGACTTTTCAGTGAACAAGTCAGCGGCTACTGTTTGAGGTCTGAAGTCTAACACATCTGATAGTCTTGTTTCTTTGAATGAAGGTATCTGTGAATACAATACCCCAGAGGTAGAATGCGTATAAGAATCCGCAGAGAAATAATCCCCTCCAGTGCTATGATCGAAATATGAGTATACTATCGCAACTCTTCCTGCACATTCAGATTGACCGGGCTGAATCTTGATGTCGCCAAGATCATACATACCAGTTCTCTGGCCATTATCAAATGTGTATCTATCGGTAATATCTACAATCTTCACTGGAGCATCCGCGAACCCTGTTGGATTAACTCCAGTCTCTTCATATTCTAAGTATGCGTCAAGTGCAAATTTTAACTCAGAAGCAGTCATCTCGTTGTAGAATTTCTTCGTTCCCGCAGAGTCTATCTGATAAACAACATTAGTGACGTTACAAGTATCATACACTGCAGTCAACTCAAATATATCAGAGTGTTCTAGTTGTAATGAAGTCAGTGCGAGAGAATTTCCTAAACCGTCAGTCGTACTTGAATTGAATACGCCTGCAGTATTATTAAGTCCGTATAGATCCCCAGCAAACCAAGTAGAAGATGGATTAGATGCGTATGATTCTATCGCAACCGAAGTTCCGTCTGTCTTTCTTCCTGCAAATGGGAATATTACTTGATCTTGTACGAGAGTTTTAGTTTTTTCTGCGGCATTTGTTTTAATTACTGGAGCATATACAATTACATTATTCCCTGCGGCTAAAGAATCTAAAGTTATTAGTGCAGTCGTTACTCTATTGTTTGCGTCAGTAGAAAGAGCTACGTTACTAGAAGTTAATTGATGTACTACGGGGACACCGCTTCCTGATGTGGGGGTATATGCAAAGTAGTACTTCTCGTTAAAAGAACCAAATACTTGATTTGAATTCGTTCCCAAGGTTAGTTCTACCTGACTTCCAGTACCACTATATGACTGTGAAATATTTTCAAATTTGATCTGAACGGTATATGAAGTATCTACACTACTGTTTCCGCTATCGTCATCAACGAATCGAATAGTCTTTACAAATTTAGAACCAGTGTCTACAACACTAGAACCCGAAGTATCAAAGATAACATTGCGAGAAACTACTCTTGCGTTATTTGCAGTAATTCCTATGTCATGGTTCGTAGAGCCCGAGAATGCGTTTTCCGGAGATGCATCAAATTCAACTTCTCTTACAACCTCGTTACTCTCAAAGAGTCTTGGGTTTAGTTCTCCGACACCGACTGAAGAAGGGTTTCCCGATCCAAGTGTCTTAACCAAAATCTTATTTGATGTGCTGAAGTATACCACACCTCTCACATCTGAGTCCTGATACTCGGAGTAGATGATATTCTTGTTGCTGAAGGACGCTAGCTGGTCTACAAGGGTGTATTCTACGAGAACATTACCATTGAACAGGTTAAATGCTCCGGCGACTGACTGAGATTCTATAGACCTCAGATCGTTGAGTAAGTATTCTCTATTTGTTCTTGGGTTGATTTCCATCCTAATATCATACAGGTATACTTTATAAATCGCACTGTCTGTATCCGAATTAGTCGGGGAAAAATTACCAGAAGAAAAATCTAAGTTTTGGTCGTGTGCGAAATGTTCGACATATCGGATTTTAGCAGTACCGATAACATCTGCGCCGATGGGGTTGTTAGAAGACCATGTGGAAAAATCTGCAGTTATTTGATTCTTGTCGTATGTAGACTTGCCTTGGCTATTAGAACCGTCTCCTGCATTGAATTGAGGATTGTCTCCAATCTTTACATGATCATTACCATTGACATTGATATTTAATAAATCGACCGTCTGATTTGGAATAGGAAGACCCATAACATCTGTGAGGTAAACAAAATTTCCTAACTTTGTTGTAAGATATTCATTATTTTTTTGTATGTGATCTCTGGATTTCTTATAGTCTACAAATTGAGTTACTAGAGTTTCTAATTCGTATCCTCTGACGTATGACTTGCCCGGCTCAATTCCAATCGCAAGTCTATTTCTCAAAGCAGCAACGAGACTGTCATGAGTCTTGCCAGGATAAAATTTTGTTCCAGTCGCATCTAAGTTTTGTTCTGGATATTTCGTTCTGTCATTTGGGGTTGCAGTGTGCGCTTGCCCATTTCCGGTTGCAAGGTCAATCATGTCTGGCTCATCGAAGAAACGAGTTCTTGCCATTGACTTTGCGTCTACTTCATTTGAAAACTCAAAATCGGCAAGAGTAGAAACTCCACGATTTTCATTTTCATTCAAAAGTTCTCTGATATCTACTTCATATGGTCTTACTGTGTAATCGCCAGATTCGTCAAAAGTTCTTCTCGCAAGAGTTTCCTCAAGAACAGAATACTCAGTAGTTCTTACATGAGACTCGACAACACCATTCCTGACACTGATAAGTTCAATAAAGTTGCTTGTATCTACTTCGTCAATAGATCTCTTAGAAAATACAAGAGAAATTCGATATCTATCAGCGCCTGGCGAGTTAAAGTTTGTTGTTCCCTGTGCGTTGTCTAGAAGAGTATTGTCCATATTACTGTTGACAAATGCCTCATTGACTTGTAGACCAATCTTATAAGATGGCTTATTTGAGTATTTGTCTAGGACTATCTTTTGGTCATTGACCATAACCAAGTGTTTCTGTAGATAATATACACCAGATTCGATAAAGGCAATAGAGCCTTTACCCGTTGGTGTATCAGAAGCAGGTTTGATTTGACACGCAAAGTCACTCATAGAAGAGACTGACTCTGTTGTAAGGACTTCTTCTTCCAAGAAAGAGATACTATCTCCTTCGACAAAATCTACTGAAGAGTAATCTGATATATCAGCACCGCTGATAAATTTTACATAAAGAGTATCGGGATCATCTGCGTCAGTAGATCCAGTTGTATTTTCTGCGTGTACTACTAATGCTCGGATTCCTGTGGTAGAACCGACAATTACTCTGCCTACAAAGTCTGCGGCAGAGTTGTATGTAACTGAATTTCCTTGATTTTCTATCTTTAAAAAGGAAATATCTGTGTCAATCGCTGACTGGCCAGGGATGATCATTGCACCTTCTTTGAAGAAGTGGTCTGATACATTCGCAATCTGTTGTTGTAAGATAGACTGAATCTGTGTCAGTTCTCTTGCTTGAACAGAGTTGCCCGGCTTGAACAGTATTTTGAGATATCCACTATTTACGTCATAGTCATCATAATATGGAGTTACATTAAAATTGGATGCCATACTCTTTCTCTATCAATTAATTTTTTTAAAATTCGAATACTACTTTAATATCTTCGATTTGGTCTACTGCTCTTGAAACAGGTTGTCTGTTTTCTATATAAAGAACTTTACCAGTTCCAGCGGTTACATTAAACTCTGAGTTTCCGTCATCGTATTCTGGATGAGAGGGGCCCCGATAAGTTGTATTGTAAGCAATTTTAGTCGTAGAAGTATCAATCGGATCCGATAAGATTATAATCTGTCGGAATACTGGATCGAAACCACTCAAAGAATCTGAGACTACAGGGAAAACAGATTCTGTGTTTCCGCCTCTTGTGTCCTGTTCGTCGTATTCAAGTTTAAGGGCAACCATTGCATAATAACCACCCAATTCTTCTACTGGGTTACATCCATGACCATCGCCCGGCGACATAATTGCTCTAACTTGACATTCTGTTCCACTGGAAATCGCTGGAAGAACTGTTGCGGTTGCGTATGTATAGCCACTTCCGCGATTACTGATAACTACTTTAGCAATTTCGTCACCCTGTGTCAATCCATATGCTGCTGCACCAGTTCCATCTCCTGCGAGTTGAACTTCTGGCGCAATAATAATATCACCAGATTGTGATCCGGTGAGGCCAGGAAATGATCCATCCAGAGTTATATCGACCTGACCCGCACTAAATGAGAATGAAGAGATAGATTGTTGATACGATGTGTTTCCTGAGATGAATACTAATGCATAATCATCATAACCACCATTTCCAGCATCTGTTGCTCTTGAGATCATATCGCTCGCAGTCGGAGTGAATGAGAAACTTGTAGTAGATTCTCCAATAGTAACTCCTGAGTGATTAAGATTCTGAAGATAACCTCTTCCTCCGGCATGACCAGAACCATCTCCATCGTCTACAATCTTAACAAAATCAATAGCTCCGGTGGAAGATTTGGCGGACTGTTGAACTTGGTATTGTGTATAATCTGCAGATGTGGTATCGGAAGGTTCTGCTGTCAGATATTTGACAGGGAAGTAATCTTTAGTTAAGAACTTGAGAGCCCTATCTAATTGAACGGAGTACATATATTTCCATACATATCCATCACCAGTTTCTAAAAGCTCTGTGGTAGAAGTCCCTGTCGGTTTTACCGTAGATGCTACGGGTGCGACACCGACAGAAGTATCTGTCCATTTAGAATTATTGATGCACTTATAAACATTAAACTGGTTGTTCCCTTCAGTAAGAACATATCCATTCGGAATGATTTCTTCTGGATCTTGATCGTCATACATCGTATAAACACTACCAGTTTCCCAATCGATTCTTGGTAATGCAAGAGTAATGGTATCATCACCTACCTTCTTCATTGCTATCAGATCGTTTTTGACTGTGTAGTGTTCTTTTACTGAGTCTGAGGGAGTTGGAGGATTTGAGTCATCTGCCCATGCAGTATTTTTTCCAATCCCAAGATAAAGGTTGTTGTAAAGTGATACGTTGTAGAATGCCCAACGCAAAACTGAACCACCAGCAGAAACTCCTGTGGTATGTGTGGGGGGTAAGCTGACTTCTGAAGTTCCTGACTCTACTGCAATGTAAAGGTTTGATTGATATAAAACTACGTCGCCCTCAGAGTAAGATACACCGCCTTCCCATAGTGGAGTTTGTTCTGACAGGGATTCAATGAACTGCTGTGCATTAAATATTCTGAGTCGATTTGTGATGATTGCCGCCATTGCTCATTATCCTCTAAAAATTGTCTAATCCTATATTTATAAAACTTTTTTTAATCTATGATTTGCGTTAATGATTCTAATTCTTCTATCGTTGTCGGAACATTACCCGTATCATAAACGCTCAGAATTGTCTCATGTGCAAAGTTTGTCTTTTCCAAATATTTTGAGTCTATATCTGTTAATTTTACAGTCTCAAAATTATTATCTAATATCTGTGGAGTTTCTCGGAACTTAGATCTTTCGATAGAAAGGTTAGTCATTCCGGCAACTCTCAAACCATCAGTTTCGGGATTTTCGTCAGTTATAACCAAATACTTTGGTTTTAGTGTAACTCTAGAATCCAAAACCGCATGATAATTTCTTTCAAATAATTCTTCTACTTCTTGTATTGTTGTATTGGGCCAGTCATGATCTGTTCCATCAGTAATGCCTACAAAATTATTTTGCGAGAATACTGGGACAACTCCCCATACATTTGTTCCATCTTCTTTCTGAACCAAAGTTACTTGATTTCCTGACATCGAAGTATTTCTAAACGCACCAGTATATCCATAGTAAGCAAGATATGGGGAATCTAAGGCCTCTTCTTGTGGGCTAAACCGATACCTTATCAAGTCATCAAATGAGAATGTAGTATCAAAGAAGAACTTAAATCTTTCTAAACTTCTGTAAGATGTTCCTAGACTCGGTATTTCTTGTTGTCTGGTGATGATATTTACAATAAACTTCTCATCTCTGGGGTCTGCACCATCTCTTATAGAACCTACCCAATTAGTATTTATCCTACTAACATTACCCCTAGAAACTTTATCCCATCTAAATTCTACTACATTGCCTGGAGTTCCTGTATCATTGTCTAAAGATCCGTGTGAGGTTAATAAATTTACTCCAAGTAAAATATAGTGTTCAGTAGAAGTTGCACTGGTCACTTCGAATTTAGCAAATGAACGAGTAACTCTGTGTTCATCTCCAGTTATTATTTCTTCCGACACATTGTAGAAGGTAAAGAAGTTTCCTATGATGCCACTTTCGTAGTAATGTTTCTGACTTTTGGAAAATCTATCGTGATGATTTAGAGCAATATAATTAATTTCTGAAAAATTATTTGCTCCTCCGCCAGACGCATCCGCATTAATCATCAGAGCATACCTACCTTCTCCCTTATCTACTGTTGCACCTACTGGAGTATCATCAGAAACCCCACTGAGAGAAGATAAAGTATCTTGTCGGTTATTATATTCTAATATAAGGCCAGAAGACATCAAATCCTGTGAGTTAACTGGAGTTTGTTTGTTGACAACATTCCCCGAACCGTCTAGTGTGGTTCCTCCAGTCCATTTTCCAAGTCCGTCCATATTCTTCATCGTGACATCGACGTTCTTGATAATTTCGTAGAACAAATAGAGAATTGCTTGTTTGAGTCTCTTTCCTTCAATCTTGGTAGTGAGTGTAACTTCTCCGAAGACCATCATTCCTGCAGGGTGAATAACTCTCTTAATGAGTTCTCTCCACTCATCAATGACTCTATTGACTCTTACAACATATGAATAATCTTGCCAGAGATAACCATCATGAATTCTATTATCTGACGATGCGAAACTCTGGTCATCTACAAATGCACCTTCGCGAACACATAGAGGGCCGGTCACTACATCTACTTGCGCTGTACCGTCTCCTATCGCAGTTAAGTCTAAAGTGGGTGCAGTTGTATACCCAACACCAAAACCGTCCTGAGAGGGGTCTGACGTTTGTTGTCGAATGGATATTTCTTCTATTCCTCCAATATCAGAACCTGCAATAGATACTGATGCGCCAGAACCACTAGAGACGTAACCATTTGATTCGTCGGAAATATACGCATAAGGATTTCTCGCATATCCAGATCCTCCAGTCACAATGTCAATTTTTTCTATTGGGCCTTTGGCGATATTATTGAATTTGAGTTGCAAAGATTGCCAGTCTGGTATTGCAGTTGGAATTAAGTCTCCGTTGCTGTCATAGTCCATAAAGGATATTGTATTATTGATCGAACTTATGGAGTATTGGTAATCGGATAATCTTCTTGCTACCTGTATCGGATCTAATTCCCAACCAAATATCTGTATTTCGCCAGTAGTTTGATTTTGATATTCGGTGAATCTCTGTCCCTTAGTTATTCTAAAGGAACCAAAGAATGAAGTTGACATATCACTGCCACTGTCAGAGTCATCGTTGTCTGCGCCAATAGTAAGAACCGCATCTTCTCTCATATCCACAATCAAGTCTGGGAAGTCTACTGCTTCTGTTCCATCAAGATATACGGTAGTCCCGTCAGCTGCAGAAGAATATATTGTAACGTGTCTCCAAGTATCTAACTGAGTCAATTGAACATTAGTGGGAGAAGTATAATCTCTTCTTACATTACTTTCATCAGAAGCAATCATCTCAAACTGACCGGATGCGAGGTGACGCATCACAAAAAGATCTGCGTTATCATTCTGACCTATTCCATTAAATGCGAATACGACAGAATCTGAACCGCCAGTTCCATAATACCAGAAATCTATTGTAAATGAAGGTATGTCGTGGAAATAACTTGCAGCAGTAGGTATTCTAACATACCCATCTCCCCTGAGAGATAAGCTAAAGTTGCCTATCGCAGATCCGAAAGAAGGATTTTCTCTATACGCATTATATCGAACACTGTCAGTGTCTTGCTTGAACTCATAAAATACAGAAGATGATTTTACAGTATCAAAATCGTATAATAAAACAACATCATCGTAACTGGTATCTCTGTTGACTAGATAAGCTTCTACTTCTCTGGAAGTTTGAGAATCAAATACAGCATCCGGATAATCTGAAATGTCCCACACTAGTTGCGGATAACTTGGATCCTTTGTGTCCTGAGTCCATGTGATATCAAAATCTCTTTCAACTCCACCGACCTGTGATATTCTTCCTATGGCTCCAGATCCAAATGTTCCATCATTTACAAACTCTACGAATTCGCCAGTAATATAGTTGTCGCCGGCAGTATTTACTGCGATATTAGAAATCCCGGCCGTTGTGGTGTTATCAATTTTCGCACTAAATCCAGAGCCCGAACCATTTGTTCCTAGACTAAAATCTAAATTAAAATTTCTGGGATAATTACTGCCAGGATTTACAATATTAAATCCAGTGACGCAAGAATATAATTGTTCTTTGACTAATCTTCCATCGTCCATTTCAACGAAGACATTTTCCTGATCTTGAAATTCGCCAGAAACATCTCCAAGGAAATATTCGTTGACATTAAAATTTGAACGCGAAAAAGTTACTTTAGATTCTATTATTCCTATGGCAGAACTCGTTTCTCCGATAATTCTGACGGGAGTACCCGCAGCAGAAGTAGTATTCGGGTTAGTTCTAATACTTTTATTCTCCACCCATCTATTATTACTTGCCTTGAAGATATTTTCTTTTGGATAATAGACATCGATATCTTCATTAAGAAAAGCTCTGAAAAGAAACTTCAGTGATTTCTGAGATCCTTTAGACTCATAAAAATCTTTAAGGAGTTTGAGAAAATGATTTTGGTCGGTAAATCGTTTCTTCTGTTCCTCTTCGATATTCTTATCTGGAGATGATGTCGGATTAGTTCTTAATTGAAATACGACTACAATAGAAACCCCATTGAGAGGAGCAAGAATATTATTCTCTTGACCAAAGAATAATTTATCATCACTTAGAAAATAATCAGTTCCCTCTGTCAATTCTGTGTAGTCATCGGGAAATGACAATAGACTTGCATCGGCCGCAGGGACACCAGAAAATGGATTTGGTGGGTTAGTGTAGACTTTCAGATCAGCAACATATGGAGATATGTCTCTTCCAAAGTAATACGAAGGATCTTTGAATGACATCAAGAATTCAGATACAATTCCATTTCCCATAAAGGTATCTTGGACGAATGTTTCGTTTTCAGAATTAGACTGAGCCGTTGCGTTGAATAGTGCGGATAATAGTTTTGTGCTTGTATTCTTATCTCGTATTCTTGTTACAGAAGGAAATACTGCGCCTATTTCTGACTTGAATTGATTTACGAATATATCTAATGTTTTATCAAGATCGCCGTAGTCGGTAATCTCTGACATCACATCTAAAGGATTGCCGTCTGCAGATAACCATTCATAGTATAATTCAATGAATCGAACAAAGTTATCATAATCCCCTTCTCGGATATGAAAGGGCAACGACTCCTTAACGATAGAAGCAATATTCTTTAAATTTGGACTTGACATTTACCTATCTTCTGATAATACTAACACTTTGAGTAGTGATATCGTAATTATTGTTATAATCGTCGGTATCAGCCATCATATTTATTGTTACTTCTTGTGGATCTATAACTAGAATTTGATTTCTTCTAGGGAATATATCCTGATCTTTTGGTGTTATTTTTATTTTCAAAAGACTTGAATTATTTTCTAATTCTGTTATAGTTAGATCGTTGAGAGTTAATGTTCCTTTTTTGTGGTCTATTGTGCCGGAAACATTAGTCACATAAACTTTCTTTCCATTACTATCCATATAATAAAACTTTAAGTCAGTTTGATTTACGTCTTCGATATATAATAGATTATTAGAATTCATAACCTTGAATCCAGTAGAAGATATTGACATCGGAGATATTTGATTATTAAATTGATAGACATATTGTGATCTAGCATTTAATGTTATTTTCTTCTCGATTTGAAGATCTACTGTGGTCGTATTATTTGTTATCGCGTCATTTGAACTGTCAATAGAACTGACGAAGTTAGAATATCTAAAGTAGTTATCGAATTCGTTCATAAAAGTATCGCTGAAATTATTAATTGAATTTAAGACTATTGTTTTTAATTCGTCTTCTCCCAAGATAGTAGCCTCATTATCATATTTAACATTAGTAGTAACAATGAGTTTAGTAAAATTTGGATCGATAATCTCTGGAAGAATTGTTAAAATAGAATAATCAGTCTTGAGTTTATTTTGAATAGAAGTTTTTTCAAAATCCGTTAAAAAACTTCCATCATTTGGCTTGATCGATATAAACACTCTTCCAAATTGTGGCGGTTCGTTATCTTCTCCGCCCCAAACATTCACAGAGGATGCTTGTGTGTATATTTTAGGAATGATTGTCTTATAATCTCTTACGGTGACTGCTCTATTCTGACCTTCGAATGTTCTTGGTGCGTAGAACTTAATAGAATCTGTGGTTTCTTTGTTAGATCCTCCGAAGACTTTATTTACTGTTTTAATTTCTGTTATTTTGAACTCGGAATTGGTATTATTAGAATTAATTTTTGCGATTCCATTTGATGCTGCGCCGTCTGTTGTAAGATATTCGACTGTTATTAAGTTTCCGCTCTCTACCGCAGTTCCCAACACACCATCTCCGAAGAATACTTCATACAATCCACTTTCGACTTCTTGAACGAAGAAAGAATTTGATACATCGGTTAAATCCATCGTGTCAGTTGGTCTTTTGAATTCGGTAAATTCGTCTGTTGTTAAGTCTTCTCTGACGGTTACGCTGATTGTAGTTGTGTCCGCGTTGGCATTAGATAAGATAAACCGCTGATTGGGGTTAGTTGTGTCCACGACAAAGAATTCTGTCACTGGATCGCCCTGTACTAAAACTAAGTCACCCAAAAAATATCTCGTAGTAACTGTCACGCCATCATCATCGACATTAGAAGACAGTATCGGCACAGACCTTGGTATTTCCGGAGAGAAGTTGTAAGAAACTCCATCAAGTGTCGCGGTGAATTTAAATTCACTGTTAACAAGAACTGTAGAACTTTCACTCTCCAACGGCCCGGTCTTTTCTATCACTAATGAAACTACCGCATTAGGAGCGATGTTAGATTTAGATTCATATCCCAACATCTTCGCTCGCGACACCACATTCTCTCTGAGTCTTGCAGTATCTAAGAACATTTCGTTTGCAACCATGTTCAGATAGTATGAAGTATAGTGAGTATTGTAGGATAGAATGTCCATTAAGGTATTCAGACCAGAGGCCTCAAAGTCATAATCGACAAAAGTCGGATCATTCTTCATATACGCTATGATATTTTTCTTGATATCCTTAAAGTCTAGGTCTGATATTTGAATAGTTCTTGCCATTATCTTACTCTCTCTATAGTAAATGTAGTTGTAACCTCTTCATCGGTTGCAATCAGTACATAAACTACTTGTATTTTTGCCGAATTGGGATAAAGTTCTGGATACTCTACCGAAACATTTACAATCTTGACTCTTCTTTCGTAGTTGGTAATAGATCTTGTAATTCTATCTTCTAAGTCTCTTCTGGTAAATTCATCTTGTGGTTCGAATAAAGAATTGTATATATCTCCACCAAACGCAGGCGTGAATTGTCTTTCAAATTTATTTGTCAAGAGAAGATTTCTCAATGCTTGGTTGATCGCGTTTACATTTTTCTTCATCATGACATCATTGGTAATGGGATTTCTTTTGAAAGACAAATCAATATCCAGATACTGATCTCCGCCAAGTATGCCAACTTTATTGTCTATTGATGTATTTGAATTTGAATATGCCATGATTTTTTACGGATTTAAGTCTAGTTTGGGAGCCTCGATTGTATGAGTTCCTCCCGAATTTACTTTGTGTGTACCACCATATTTATACTCCGCAGACGAACCTACATCAACAGAAATTTTTCCATCCACAATCACTTTATAATTTCCTTTGATGTGGAGGGTTTTATCTCCTTCTACTATCTCGTAATCGTCGCTTTTTGACTTTTTGACCGTAGTGCCATCTGGGTGAATTTCTATGAATGTTCCAGATTTATGATAGATGTGTATTCTCTCTGCGCCTGGCGTATCATCAAGCTCTACATGATGACCAGACTTAGTACTAATTACATTATTGTGCGGATATTCTGCTGCATATGGAGTGGATGGTTCTCCTGACTTTGAGTCTAGGGAATCTTTCTTTTCCTGTACAATGGTCTCCGAAGTATTGTCTCCCGTCGCAAGTCTATTGACATCAGATTCGCCCAAAACGCTTCCGTCGGGTAACAGAGAATCTTTATTCTCTGTGGGGTATAAACCAGCTGGATCAGAAAAAGCATTCTCTGTATTAATTTTAGTTTGAGGTTTGCCGGGCACTGTACCAAAGATAATTGGATCTTCTGCAGATTCTCCATCGCGAAAGAATCCGACAACCCATGCACCAGTTACTACCCCAGTCGGAGATGTTCCAAGACCACCAATGCTTGCGGAAGTGATTGGCATAATCGGTGATGCCCAAGGCAATAAATCAACATCTACTTCTTCTGTGTGATATCCAAATATCCTTACCTTGACTCGGCCAATCTTTTCTGGGTCATCAATATCTTGAACGATACCCTGCCACCAGATCAGGCCTGCATTCACCAAACTATCCATAACTGACTCCAGAACCGTCCTTGACTAGTTCCATAGTCATACTGTATCCTCTCTTGAGAAACGTGTGTTTAATTGCTACAATCAACCAGTTTCCACTGTAATGTTTATCTTCTTCTGGGCCTCTGTTTCCTTCCGGCGGAGAGAGTTCCGGAAAAACTAATTTAATGACATCTCCCGAAGAGATACGACTGTCTCCAAACACATCTATTTTTATTTTAAAGTTTTTAAATATTTGTTCGTTTGCTTTTGACTGTAGATAAAATTTATCCTGTTGGTATGGATTTAAAAAGTTTTCGGGAAGTAAATATTCATTAGTAGGAGCGTAATTATAGGCTCCACTTGCCTGCAATTTATTCTCTGCAAGTTTCGGAGAATAATTCTCATTCCAATAATTATAATTAAATTGATCGTAGGTTCTTCCGATTAAATCTACTGTTCTTGCTTTTGTTGCATACATTCCGGATGTAATATTATCCAATACAGAAAATTTAGATATAACGGAGTAGTCCAATAATTTATTCTCTTCCTCCGATTGATTGCCTGTATTTGGGACTGCTTTGATATATTCTTTCTTAGGACTTCCGGATGCAAGTTCTAAGAGAGGTTTAAATCGATACTCATTTGCGGTTTCGAAAAAATAGTATGGAGCAGAATGAGTATTTGAGAATGATTTATCTTTTAACCAATTTATTGCTCGGAATGGAGTCATATTTGGAACCACAAGAGATTGACTATCATCGCTCGCAGTAATATTGAGTTTTTTATCAGAACTTAATTTCTTAAATATCTTATTGACAATCGCAGAAGAACTTTCTTCTCTGTGGCCGGTACAGACTCTCTTCTCAAAGTTTGTAATGAAATCTCTTGTGGTCATATCTAAAACATAAGTGATGGCTTCTCCGTCCTGTTCTATATTCGTCACATTGTATATAACCAGATCTAGTTTTATAGGATCGATTGGATCTTCTTCTGGTTCTGTAGTCATTTCTAATTCTAGTTCTACAGATTCCTGACCGATAATTGGAATTAATCTTATGAAATCATATGTATCTACGATTGTTGCCCGAACAGACAAACTCTGAGAAAATATATTCTCATATATTGATATTTCTAGAAATACAGCACCAAGGTCAATTCCTCTTCCCTCAGTCTGATATACTCTAAAACTTTTTACATCATACTGACCAGCAAATTTCATAGTTTAATAACTCTTTCATATTCTCTCACAAAATCATCAACAACATCGTTCCTCAAAAGTCGAATTGTACGATTCTTTTCGTTTAACTCATTCTCATATTGAAATTTAGAAAACATCTCATACTGTGCTCTATCGAAGTCTGTAGTAAAGAAACTATAAGTTTCCGGACTAATCTTTGTGGAATTTGTTTTATGGACATAATAATGCGGAGTTGTTTCTGCAGTCATTAAGTCTCCATATTTTTCTGCAATCATAGTTGCAAATGCTCCGGAACTTAACGGCCATTCGTCATAAAAACTAGTTATTCCATTAAATACCAAAATAGTCCAATGATAAAGCGGAGATTTGTAATACAATTCTGAAATAATTTCCGGAGTATCACCATCATTAACAATATATTCGTATGATGAAGAGGGTGCGACTTGATATTTCTCTACTACCTGTGCGACCTTAAAAATATTCTTTACTACTCTATTTTTATTATTTAAGAGTATATCGTAAGAAGTATAAGGAACTTTATTAAATATGCTTTTGCCTGCCATTTTTAAAATCCTTTTGGTACATCATCTCTAGTGACTTGTTCATTTTCAGAGAAGGTTAAAGATAACTGAATGTTCGCAGGATATCCATCTTTGGTCAATGTATATCTTCCATTTGCTCCAAAAGTAACATTACATTCTTCAAGATTGCATGGTTTAAATTGATGCATAAAATTCTTAATTTTGCCTGCGTCATCTTTTATAATATATCGAATATCAAATGATTGAGGAATATCATAAAATCCAGTAGATATAATATTTGGTAACATTGCTTGTCGGAAAGTTTCTATGATTTTATCTAACTGTTGAGACTCTTGAAGACTTCTAGGAACTAAGTTATATTGGAATTGAAACTTTCTAAATTCTATCCCTTTAAATGTTAAATACTTTGCTGCGTTCGCGGCCCTGCCAAAGACTGCTTGGTTTATTACGTCTCCTGCACCGCCTCCCAACATATTACCACCAGTTTGAGTTACTTCTGCTTTAAAGGATTCAAAAAAATTACCCCCAGCACCAACATCCTTTAAATCTGCAAAATTTCCAGCAAGAGCACTAGTCAATCCAGCACCAAGAGTTCCAAGTGTATTAGAATCGTATTGAGCAGTAGTGGGCATTGCAATGTTTTCTGGGATAAAAAGTCTTATTGTCTCTCCAGCTTTCACTCTGCTAGTAGTTTTTATGATTACATCATCTGCTCGAGTTTGATTTTCCACCTCTTGAAGTTTCTTAGCAGCAGTTTCTGGGTCAGACGCAATAACAGATATTTTGTCTTTAAGAGACATTCCCCCTATCATTTCCCTGGCGTTGGTCTCTTCTCTAACTCTAAATTCGATATAACTGTGGAGTTCTGTGCCTTCCTGGCCCAAATTACTGGGGAATTGAAATGAGGGTTTAGTCTCTTTTGCCTTCTCTATTTCTTTATTTGCAGTGTTTAGGGGTGTTGCTGTTGTGCTTTCTTCTGCCATGACCAGTCCGTTTTATTTTTTATAAATAATTATTTACACCTATTATTTATATGAGGTTTTTGAATGTCGCGGAAATTTACCTACAAAGGTAGATATACTCCTGAGAATCCCCAAAAATACATAGGTGATACAAGTAAAATAGTATATCGCTCCAGTTGGGAGAGAAGATTCATGGTCTATTGTGATAAGAACCCTTCTATACTTTCATGGGCAAGTGAAGAACTTGCAATCCCCTATTTGTCACCAATCGATCACAAGATGCACCGATACTATCCAGACTTTATCGTAAAAACAAAAGATAAGGTTAGTATGATTGAAATTAAACCTAATCGCGAAACAAAACCACCCAGAAAAAAGAAAAATCAGAGAACATATATCAATGAGGTAAAGACTTGGGGTGTCAATGAAGCAAAATGGAAGGCTGCAGAGAAATACTGCGAGATGAAGGGATGGGATTTTAAAATCATCACAGAAAAACATATTTTACCGAAACTAAATAAGTAAAACTGGAGGCAACATGAGCAATCAACCAATGTGGACAGACGAAGACGAAAAAAGAATGGATATCATTGGAAGTAATGGCAACGACGGCGAACACTATGCGGAACTAGAAGAAAGAGAATCCGCAGCCGCTGCGGGATTTTCTAGAGCAGGATCAGAACAAGATGAATTTACTGGTGATATTCCTTCTGCATATGATGTTCCGTTAGAAACACTCAATCCGGTATGGAATAGACTTTTTGAAGAAAACAAGAGTCTTGAGATGTTCAAAAGACTTAGAGAAGAAGATCCAGTACACTTTAATGAGACAGACGTTGCAGGAAGATTCTGGTCATTGACAAAATATGACGATATCAAAAAAGTTGATATGAACCATCAAGAGTTTTCTTCTGAACCAATGATAACAATAGGTTATCCTGTCGGGACTCCACGCCCAGAAGGTGCGTTAGATATATCTCTGTTCATTGCAATGGATCCACCCAAACACGATCTTCAACGACGAACAGTTGCTCCAGTAGTTTCTATGAGAAGTATGATGGGACTAGAGCCCCTTATCAGAGAAAGGACTGGTGCAGTTTTAGATTCTTTGCCAGAAGACGAAACATTTAATTGGGTAGAGAATGTTTCTATTGAACTTACTACACAAATGCTCGCAACTCTCTTTGACTTCCCATTTGAAGAACGCAGAAAGTTGACACGATGGTCTGATGTTGCGACTGCAGTTCCGGGCGCAGGTGTTATCGATACAGAACAACAAAGAATTGACGAATTGGTAGAATGTCTACAATATTTTACCGAAGTCTGGGAAATGAGAAAGAAAGAACCTACAAATGACTTCGTTTCTATGATGGTCAAAGGAGAACATACAAAAGATATGGAGCCAATGGAGTTTCTGGGTAATCTTATTCTACTGATTGTGGGAGGAAATGACACTACAAGAAATTCTATGTCTGCTGGTGTTCATGCCCTCAATCTGTTCCCCACAGAATATGAAAAACTCAAAGGAGATCTAGGTTTGATACCGAATATGGTATCAGAAATTATTAGATGGCAGACTCCCCTCGCATATATGAGAAGAACCGCAAATGATGACTGTGTTATTGGAAATAAAGAAATTAAAAAACACGATCAGATTCTTATGTGGTATCTTTCCGGAAATCGTGACGAAGAAGTTTTCCCTAATGGAGAAGATCTAATCATTGATAGAGAGAATGCTCGTAATCATTTATCATTTGGTTTTGGAATCCATCGTTGTATGGGAAACAGAACCGCAGAACTACAACTCAAGATTCTTTGGGAAGAAATAATGAAAAGATTTGATCGAATAGAGGTTGTAGGTGAAGAGAAACGCACATTCTCATCATTTGTCAGAGGTTATACTGAACTTCCTGTGAAAGTTTATCGAAAATAAACATAAATAGAACATGGCAGACTTTAGACCACTACTCAAACGACTGGCCCAGAAGGGCATACAACCGAACTCATCGGCGGCTAGAGAGTGGTTCAGTAAAAAGGTAAGACAAAGTGCAGTAACAAGTGCATTGTCTCGTCAGCCGGGTAGGAGAAGTCTTTTATCTGACTCTGAAAGAAGAGCAGCGACCCCACAGATAGGAAAAATGTATTTCTACAATTACGATCCGAAGTTTAAAGACAAGTTGCCCTATTATGATGAGTTTCCGTTGATATTCGCGGTAGATTACTTCTCTGGAGGATTTCTAGGAATGAATTTGCATTATGTATCTCCTAGAAACAGAATGTTGATTATGAATAGTCTGAGCGATATTGCGACAAATGCAAGATATGACTCCAGTACACGACTTGCGTTATCATACAAAGTGTTAAAGGGTGCGAGCAAATTCAGCACAATTAAACCTTGTATCAAAAGATACTTGTATAGTAATGTAAAAAGTAGTTTTGTGTCTATAGATGCAAATGAATGGGATATCGCAATATTCCTTCCAGTACAAAGATTTAGAAAGGCCGGTGCAAGCAAAGTCTGGTCTGATTCCGCAAGAGGATAACAATGGCTATTAATCAAATCATTATACCGAATTTGCCCAAGATTCCGACTCAACAACAGATTCGTACTGATATAGGCAATGCGACATTTGATTTGCCGGGCCTTGGAAGACCCAGTTCTCCAGATCCGTCAAAAGACGCACCAAAATTTAGAGAGAGTAGGAATCTTTTCCACGGCAATATGCAGGATAGATCCCCATCAGTTAGGCCGGATAGTGATAAGAAACCTTCCAGAAGCACTATTGTCGATAGAGGGGGGAAATTTAGTATACAGAATTTTTCTTCCAAGGTATCTAATAATTTATTGATACCTAATACCTATGCGTTGTTCATTCCATACCCTGCTGGTCTTCCTAATAGTATTACAGATGGAATGTCAGAAAACTTGACTCTGAGAATTGATAATTTAGAATTGCCCGGCAAACAACTCGCCACAGAAGAAGTTCAATACTATGGCCCACCTAGAAAATCTGCATACGGAATGATATATGAAGATTTATCATTTAATGTATATCTCAGTAAAGATTTAAAAGAACGAGATTTTTTCAGCGCATGGATGGATTTGACTTATAGTTATAATACCGCTCATGTGTCATACTATGATGATATTATAAAAGACTGCACTTTCTATTCATATGATAGAAGTTCAAATCAAAATCAAATACAATCTACGATAGATATGGTTAATAACACCTTTAACGAATTAGAGAAGAAAGAACTGAAAGACTTTTCAAATTACTCTGTAACCTTTGAAGAAGCATATCCAATTTCTATTGGACAGATAACCTATGCATACGCATCAGACGAAATAGCAAGTTTACCTGTCACAATGGCATACCGCAAGTGGAAAAAGTCTGACTAAATAATAGTAGTGACTTATTTTTTATTATAGGAGATTAGAATGGCTCTACCTAAGTTAGATACGCCAACTTATAATCTTACAATTCCGTCAACTAAAAAGAAGATTAAATATCGACCTTTTTTGGTGAAAGAAGAAAAGATTCTATTGATGGCTAACGAAGGAGACGATGTTGAAGAACAAGTAGACGCTGCAAAACAGATCATATCAAATTGCATTATAACCAAAGGTGTAAAAATTGAGAGTCTTGCAACATTCGATATAGAATACTTATTTGTCAACATTCGCAGCAAGTCTGTAGGAAACGTCGTACAGTTAAATTATAAACATGACTGTCCTGCTGGATCTGAAGACGGATCAACTACTGAGAAAGATATTAGATTTGATATCAATCTTGATAATGTTGAAATTGAAAATAATGAGGATCATACAAATAGAATTGATTTAACAGATACTATTGGTGTGATAATGAAGTATCCAGATTTTAAAATACTTAGAGGTGTTCAAAATCTGAATACATTTGAAGATACAATGAAAATGTTAAAAAATTGTATCGAATATATCTATGATGGCGACGAAGTTTACGATATTGCGGATTCTGATGATGAAGAAGTATCTGATTTTTTAGAATCTTTGTCGCAAATGCAGTTTCAGAAGATAAATACTTTTTTTGAGACTATGCCTCAGTGTGTAACTGATGCAGTTGTGAAATGTCCTGATTGTGGATGGACAAATACCTTTAAACTACGAGGAATCACCGATTTTTTCGTATAGGTTTATATCATGAAACATTATATTCTCTCTATCAGACGAACTTCGCATTGATGCAACACCATAAATATAGTCTGACAGAATTAGAGAATATGATGCCGTGGGAAAGAGAAATCTATGTATCAATGCTCTTGAACTATCTACAAGAAGAAAAAGATAGAATGAAAAAATAGGAAATTATTATGGCAGTAGAAAAACCTTTAACAAAAAAAGTTAAAATAGATCTAGAAATTGACACAGATACAGTTAACAGCGGAAGTAATCCATACAAAAAAATGATTCATCTTGCGGCTGCAATTGATGCTTGGAGAATTTTCCCAAGATTATTCTTATCTGTATACATATTCTTATTATACAAAACAGTTCTTTGGTATATGGATCTTCCAGCACCATCTATGGAACAATCCGGTCTTATCTCAGTAATCGTTGGGGCTGGTGCTGCATGGTTTGGTCTTTATGCTGGAACAAGTAAATCAAATAAGTCTTTTAACGGCGACAAATAATGGCTGAAGCAAGTCTAGACTCAGTAATAGATAAATTAGAATCTGTAAATATGGACTATCGGGGTTTGTCTGAGAGTCTAGACAGTGCTAGTGGCGCAATGGAATCCAATACTGCGAATGAAGCGTTACGCCAAGTATCCGATTTGATATCAAAACAAGGAGATATGGAAGCGAAAGAGCGCAGGGCCAGCAGAAAGGAAATGTCGAATATCGCAAAGTTAATCGAAGACTCCAAAGAAGTCGGAGATTCCGACAAACAAAGATTCCAGTCACTAATCCAAATGCACGATCAGAGAGTCAAATCAGATTCTTCTTTGATGAATGATGTCGGATCAAAAATAACAGATACCCTCACCGAAGGAGTAACAAATATAAGTGCAGTTGTTGCTGGTGTGGTTTCTGATAGTCCTATCCTTGCATTGGGAGTCAAATTCTTGGGCGATAGTGTAAGAAAGGGTGTAGTTGCGTTCAGAAATTTCAGAAAGAAGAAACGAGAAGAAAAAACTATCAGAGAAAAGCAAAGAGAACTCTTCAGAGAACAAGAAAGAATTGATTCCGAAGAAAGAAGAGTTCTAAGAGAACAGATTTCAGAATCTGATGTCCAAAATAAATTAAATCTCTCCGAAGAAGATATACAAAAGAAAGCGGAAGAGGCTAATAAGACTAGAGAACAGATCTATAACGAAGAAAGAGATAGAATTATAGAACAGTCTAGAATTGCCAAAGAACAGAGAGATAATGCACAGTCAGAGCAATCAAGAATACAAGAATTAAGAGATCGTGTTGGTTTAGATATAGAACCCACAGACCAAGAAAGAGCTTCTCCCACGGAATCTGGTTCAGATTCTCCAGAAATAAATCAAATTACTGGAGAGGCAGGAGAAAGAATAGAATCAAGTTTAGTTTCTAGAGTAACAGAAGGGGGAGATAGTGATACTACTACTTCCACAAATACAATAAGAGAAACTGGGTCAGATTCGTCAGAAATAAATCAAATTGCTGGAGATGCGATACCATCTGCCGAATCTATTATTTCACCAACAATATCTGCGTCATTAGATAGTTCAGAAGAAATCGCAGTAACATCTCCATTCCTCAAAGAAATCAGAGATCTATTACAATTTCTGGGACAAAATCAAAGTGAATCAGAAACCGAAGAAATAGAAAAAGAAAGAGAGCGAAGAAGACAAGATAGAGCAAACACGCAAGTAGAAAGAAGACAAAATAATCTTATTGCAGAATCCATAGAAGCGAGCTCCGCAGGTTCATCAAGAAGAGATGACGACAGTGGGGGATTTAGTCTGCCGAGCATAAAAGGAATTCCGGGCGGCGGAATGATGAAAGGGATGAAAGGAATTTTTACGAACTTAGGAGGTTCTTTGAAAAAACTTTCCGGAATAGGGAAAGTATTGAATGGACTAACTAAGGGACTCAAAGTATTCAGATTTCTGGGAAGCATTATAACAAAACTACCAATGATGCTTAGTTTGTTAATCAGTCCGATAGCACTAAAGGTTATCGCAGCAGTTGCCGTAGTTGCTGGAACTATTGCATTTTTCAGATCAGAACTTCCTCAAAAGATTGGAGAATTTGTGCGGGGAATTCCAGAAAAGGTATCTGCTGCAGTTACTACTATGCTTGAATCGGTAAAACAATTCTTCGCAGACATGATAGAGAAAGTAAAAGCATTTCTTGAGGCTCCGTTTGATCTTGTAAAAAACACAGCAGACAAAGCCAAAGAAACTGTCAAAGAAGGATTTGAAGGTGCGAAACAATTTGTGGGAGATGCTGCAGAAAGTGTTTCTGATGTTACAAGTAGTGGATTTAATTTTGTCAAGGATGCAATTGGTTTCGGCGGAGATGACGAGCCTCAATCCAACATAACTCCAGTGTCAACAGAGAATACTAATCAAGAAAATGTTACTGCGATAAGAGATGGAGTTGCTGTAGATGGATCTAGTATCCCAGTAAACCAAAATGTAACAGGGATTTCCCCAGATTTATCTTCTCCTGAGAACGCAAATGTATCGGTCATACCCACAGAACTCGCTCAGGGAACACAGAGTCCTTCTCAGGAAGTTGCAGTCAGAGAGGGTGTAGTTATCCCTGCTGGTGAATCTGCGCCCATAGAACAGGTTTCTGGTGCGCCTACGCAAGAACTTGGAAATATATCATCACCTATGGCCGGGGTAAGAAGTTCTGCTGCGAATGCCATGAAGGAGAGTGCGATAGAGAAGAGTGCATCAACAAATATTAGTCCTATACTCAACAACCTATCAAATGTGACCAACAATAACGTATCAAATTCAAGCAGTACTGTAATCCCAACAAAGGCATACAATACTGAAAATAGTTTTAACAAAATCAACTCAGCACTATCCGGTGCAGTATAAGGAGAATCTTATGTTACAATTAGAATATCTAAAAGCAAAACTGAAAGAGAAAGTAGGAGAAGCTTCTACATGGGATGGAGCGGTACTAATCGCTGGTGGCGTTGCGGTATTGTTTGTTAAATCTATTGTTGCGTACATTGCATACGCAGCGATTCTGTATGGTGCTTATAAGATTTATAAGAAAGGATAAGATGGCGGAGAGGGAGAGATTCGAACTCTCGGAAGGGACTAACCTTCGCTTGTTTTCAAGACAAGTGCTTTAAACCACTCAGCCACCTCTCCGTGTCTTTTAGTTAATGGCGGAGTAGACGAGACTCGAACTCGCAACCACCGGCGTGACAGGCCGGTACGCTAACCAATTGCGCCACTACTCCAATTAAATTATTTATAGACGTTAAAATGGTGGCGGGGGAAGGATTCGAACCTTCGAAGGCATAGCCGTCAGATTTACAGTCTGATCCCTTTGACCGCTCGGGAACCCCGCCGCAAGAAAGAAGTGGGGCGAGTTAAACTCGCCCCTGAGAGATATTAGTCTTCGTTTGCTAACTTCTCAAAGTAAGACAACGCATCATCTTCTTCATCTTCTACAGCAGCAACTCTTTCCTTTGCAGGCGCAGGAGATGGAGTCTCGACGGCGAATGGAACTTCCATCCTGTCTTCAACCATATCCTCTGCAGCAGTCCTAGTCACAGATACAGTACCAAGAACTCTATCAAGACGTTCCTTTAACTGTTCATAAGTCTTAAATGACTCAGGAGAAACAAACTCTTGCAAAGAATTTTCTTTATTAAAGATTGCTTCTAACTCATCGTCATCATCAGACAATGCACTAACAGAATCAAACTCAGACTTGTCATAGTTGATATAACCGTCCACAGTTCGAATCTTCAACTTGAAGTTCGCACCTTCCCACAAATCAAATGGGTTTGTAGGTTCTTCATCCTCAAATGCGGGCTGCATGATATCAGAGATCTTATCAAAGATCTTCTTACCAAACTGGTATAAGAATACCTTACCTTCATTTTCTGGATGAGCGGGATCACTCACCACATAGATGTTTGAGAAATACTTCAACTTACGCTTGCGTTCTCTCGCAAGGTTTTGGTTTTCCGTAGTTCCAGTGTTCCATAATTCAGTGTTTGCTTCACTGACAGGACACTTCTTACCCAAGGTTGTCAAAGAGTTCTCAATGAACCAACCGCCTGGGCCTTTGAACCCATGAGTAAAGACGCGAACCCAAGGCAAATCTTCATCCGCAGGAGGCGGCAAGAATCGGATTACAGCATAACCATTTCCGGTCTTGTCTGTAGTTGGTTTCCAGAAACGATCATCTCTATTGGAAGAAGTTTGTTGGGGGGATTGGATCTTCTCTAACTCAGCAGTTAGCTTGCTGAAGTCCTTTCCTTTTTTGAGTTTTGCGAATGCATTCGACATAGTATTTCCTTATATTCGTAGTATTTTTGTATGTTAATATCATCATTATGATATTGTGTAGTATCATACCAAAGTAATATTGGTTTGTCAACTACTAATTATCCCTACTTGCTTCCGCAAGTTGAAGAGATTCTTGTGTGAAACCCCGCTTTGAGATTAACTCATTTCGGAATTTTTGTTTTAGTTTTGGTTTATTTGCTGTATAGTATTTGTCCAAAACCTCATCTTTGGTGAGGCTCTTCATATAGTAATGTTTTATTGTTTTCTTTTTTGTTTGCCGATTCACGTTTGTCGCACTTTTCTGATATTTCATTGGCATAATATAACTTCTCCTTAAGTTTCGTTTTCATCCTTCAGAGTTTCGTTGAGTTCCCTTCGACGTTTCTCTGTTCTATCAAGTCTCTGCCATCCGCCAGAGGTTTTCATTAACACATTTTCTGCATCATCAAAATTTGGAATATCTACTGGGCCTTCTGCCGCTAGTTTTGCGTTCTTAACTGCAAGCAAATTCATGTTTGCAGCAATCAATAGAAGTACCGCAAGAGGATCGAATACAAATACAATGAGAAGTATGATCCACTTGACTGCGTTCTCTAGTGCTTCTTCTGATGCGTTATTTCCTATTGCGAGTTCTGCGATATACTTAATTGGCCCAACTTCTGCTTCCAGTTGACGGTAACTGGTTTCCAGATCAAACTTCTCTAAATTAAGTTCGTCCAGTTTGTCTTCTAGAGTATCTATTATGTTTCTTTGTTCTGCAACCAACTCTAGTTTATTATCGTTCACAGGCGCACCCAGTTGCGCTCTAAGACGTTGTATGAGGGCATTGGAGTCAGTTATCTCCTGACGCACAGTTTCTCTTATATCCGCAATTTGATCCATTGCGGAGTCTATATTCTGGTTGTCTTTGTTTCGTATTTCGTCAATCTTTACTAGAAGCTTGTCTCTTTCTTCTAGTTGTTGCGCCCTAAAGTAATCAACTTTTGTTGCGGTTTCTTCTCCATAAGAACCATCGACAATAGTACCGACAATTCTTTGGATTATTCTTACGTTATTTTCTTGTATAGCGGTATCAAGTTGATCCATACGAGAATCAATATTCGCAACCTCATCTCTGTAAGGCTTGACTCTATTCTCAACAATCTCATTCTCTCTTTCGATGATACCCATCTGAGATTTTATCTGAGGATCTGCACGTTCATATGCAGTATCAATCCTCTGTTGTTCTCTATCTATCTGACTTTGTATTCCATCAGAGAAATCTATATCAGCAGTCTCAAAATCTTGTATCTTTGCTTCTGCGGCGTCTATAAGATAGTCTGTCCGTTGGATTTCATCTTCTACTCTGAGAATCTTAGATTGATTCTCCTGATTCCCTAGTGTCTGTTCTATATGTGCTGATGATAAGAACCCAAAAATTCCCATAGAGGTTATAAACATCAATACCAGAACAGCACTTACAAAGTATGTTTTGAGTAACACTGGACAAGTTTTCCAGTTTCGATATAACCAAGATGCGGTTACGAGTTTTCCGATCTCAAGAACCACTCCCATAATGATAATTGGAAGGACTGCAGCGGAAAATATCTTTGCCAGTCCAAATATAGAATAATATGCGGCGACTCCACTAATTGCTAGTGCCGATAAAAGTGTAATTATTGCTAGTTGCATTTTACTTCTCTAGTGATTTGCCATACTCTTCGTAATAATCGTCTAATAGTATCTTTCTCACTTTTTTAGTATAGGATTTATTATTTATCACCAAAAATCCTGAGTACTTTTTACACTTTCTTTTGTATATCGGCCAATAGATGGTATCATTGATTCTAACTCTATCCAAAAAGTCTAAGATTTTGTCTAAAATTACCAAAGTTTCTATGGATATGAGGCCTCTGCGTTCCATTTGCATGACCAGAGGGTATTCCCCATCAATACATCTAAAAATTTCGTCAAATTTTAACTCGTTCTTGACTGCGAGGTCTAACACTCTACCAAAATCCTCTTCAAAAAGATAAGATAGACTCTGATTTCTAGTTTTCCAGAGTTTATAGTAGTCTTGAGTCTCTTCTGAGAGCAAGTCTGAGGAATTTAAGAATTCCCCTCTTGCAATTGCAGTTCCGTTCTCGTTAGAAGACAGAAATACGGACAAAAAGTAGTTTTCTAACTCTTTGCGAGTGTATTTTTTACTCAAATCTTTGAAAACCGAACGATCTTTTCTTTTTAGATAAGTATTTTCGTGAATAGAGACTCTCCCACGATACTTTATGTAGTCATAGGCGTCATTTTTGGTTGAGAAATGATTTTTCATTGCTATAAACATTTTATAACACTCAAAATCATCGATTTTTCTGCTGGCCATGACCAGACCCGACCTCACAGGGGTAGTTGATTAGCAGTTTTTGCCATCATATTGAGACTTTCTGCCTCAAATTGGATTTTTTGTTTTAGAACTGTACTGAGAAGAGAGTTTATGCTCTCAAAGTCTAGTTCTTTTTCTTTGCAGTACATGATAATAGAGTCCATATACGACTGTCTTGTGTCTCGCACATACTTTTCAATTTCTTCACTGAACTCTTTTTGACTCATGGTCTTTAACATAATGGTTTTCCTATCGGTAGAATATATGGGCACCAATCTTAGTGGTGTAAACCAACTTAGAATGGAACTTAGATTTAACATAGTCTGCGTGATACCATAACGCTCCATCAGTAGGATCGCTGTGGCGTTCTGAACCATACTCTACGGTGACCATTGCAGCCACATTGGTTGCGCTTTTCCACGCAACCAAGTCTAGTATCTTGTCAGATTTACCATCACAGTACCAAGAAAATTGACATCTGTCCTTTACAGGAACAAATACAGCGTCATCTGGATCTTTGGTCATCCTAGTTTTCCATGACTCTTTGTATTCTCCCTGTCGGACTACGCCACATACAGTATTTGGATGTTTTGGAGCAAAAACCCGATTGAGAGTAACATATGCGACAGCGATTTGTCCCATAACACTCTCATTTCTGGATTCGAAGTAAATGTTTTCCGCAAGGCATCGAACTTCTTCTTCAATTCCTGCGTTCCTATCCAGAATACTGGTTGTCACTTTGCTGGGAGTAATTGCCCCCAGCGCAGCGACTAATAGAAGCATAAATTTCATATACAACTTTCCTGTGTTATGTTAATAACCCTTCAATTATATAACATAACTAAGATATTGTCAAGAAGTTCTACATATTAATTTGTAGATAAGACTGCGATAGGCTCTAGGTCTGGATCATAATTCACCGAGGCGGAGTTTCTCACAGTGTTCTTAATCACATCAAAGTATTTAGTATAATCTGATGTTATCGATTTTACGGATTCGATATTTTGTTCTGTCGGAAATGTCACGACAGTCTCTTCGTAATCTTCTCCATCCCAATTGAGGTCTGTTAGACTTGCTTGAAGTTGTCTGTAGTTTTCCACGGCGAGTTGTCCTTGTGTGAATTATTTGTTTTCTAGCGCCTCCAATCTACTTTCTAATTCGTCCATTTTTGCAGAAACATTTGGATACTTTTTTCTCCAAGTGTCTTCTGCATCTAAGACCTTTAAATTATACCGCGTTGCGGCCCAGTCGTATATAGAAGATACTTTTGCAAAGAACCATTTCCCTGCTGCAGTGTTCTGAAACCAACTGCTTGTAGCACTTCCGATTATACTTCCAGCGATAGCTTGAATTAACCATACCCACATATTTAGTACCTCGACTTCCGATTTTCGTCAAAAAACCGTGAAATAAATGAGGAATATTTGGAAATCATTACTTCCCAATTATTCCCGTTTTTAATTGATTATTATTTGTCAGACCATTTTTGACATAATATTCATCAATCATTCCAATCAAATCTCCGATATGATTGTCTCTCTTTGAGACATGGACTTCCGGATGTAATTCATTGTCTACCGCAGCAATAATAACAACCTGAGAAACAGGTATTCTGGTTCGTTCTTCAAACATTACTGCATACCCTGAGGCTTGTCTGAAGTACTTGTCTAATTTCTCTCCACCAAACGCACTGAGAGGTCGTTTAGACGTTTTAAAATCTATTATGGATAACTTACCATCGAATTCCGCAATACAGTCACATCGTCCTGCTATCCCCAGATGATCCGAATACATCGCATACTCTTGAGCATAGACTTTTCCGATTCTTTCATCAAGGACTGGTTTCATAATGTGAAACATTTCCAAGTCGCTTGGCATCGATTCCTTTTTCATAGGAAGATTATTGATATAGTCTTCGCACATTAAGTGGACGTTGGTTCCTCTACGAGATGCTTTGAGAGAGACTTTATTTGCCTCTGCTTCTCCGACTCGTTTTCTCCACGCCATGATGGCTGCTTTACTAAAGTAAGAAATTACTGTAGTGATAGAAGGATATCTCCCACCACTATCAGTAACGTACCATCTTTTTCCATCTTCATTCACAGTTTTAAGTTCGAAGTCATCAGACTTAAACTCTACATGATTAAACATAATTTATCTAACAACAATCACAATTACAACATTCGCAGCATTTGCAATTCATGTTATGTGCCTCCTTATTTTATTTCAGACTTTATCTTCTGAATCATTTTTCCAATATGTTGGTAGAATTGATTATCAACCCCCAACTGCCTATCCAACGTGGCATTGATTGCCATGTTAATAAAGGTTAGATCGTCCAACATTCTTTTTTCTGTTATATTGAAGCCAGATTGGTCTATTGCATCAATAATATTTACCATAAGACTATGAGATATGCTTCTCCCATACTCTTCTGCCTCGATGTAGTTTTGAATTCCTTCTAGATCTTTGGCATTGATAAATTTTCGTATTTCGAAAATATTTTTTGCGTCTACTAAATCGCCCATAGGTATCTCCTTAGACTATTCCTGCCTGCAGTTTATTAAGTATATAGGATTTGACAAAACAACTTCTCACGATATCTTCTTCTACAAATTCTGTAAACCCTACATCGGTCATGTTCTTCATAATATTCATAAACTGTAGTATGCCATCTTTATCGTTTGTTTTTGTGAAGTCGCTTTGACGAAAATCTCCACAAAATATAATTCTACAATTCTTTCCTAACCTTGTAATAATTGAATCCAATTCATGGAAATTCATATTCTGACACTCATCTACTAAAATGATGGTATCGTTTAATGTGACTCCTCTGATAAATGAGGTAGTCATGAAATTAATCGCACCCTTCTTTTTCAGTAATTGGTATGCGTCTCCTCTGCAAAATAAATCAGAGAAGATTGATTTATATGGAGCCTCATAGACTTCCATCTTTTGTTCTTCCGAACCTGGCAAAAACCCGATATCTCTTGTAGGTACAATACTCCTTACTATGCTTAAATTTTTATATCTCGGGCCTAAGTCAAATAGTTCTCTCGCTGCTAGATACAAAGAAATGTAAGTCTTTCCTGTTCCAGCGACACCATGTAAAAATAGGTGTTTTCCGTTTTCAAAGTCTTCAAATACTCTGCTCTGATTCGCAGTCATTGGATGAATGTCCACTATGTTGAAGTGTGATTCGTTCAATGCGAACCTTGCAGTTTTTCTTCTATGCTTACCCATGAAATGGCTCCTGTTGTTGAGCACCATCCCATAATATTCCATAATAAAAAACTCAAATCGCAGCGCCTGGCACTTTTCTAGCTTTATCTAAAACTCCTTCCTTAAAGTCTTTTGGTATCTTCTTGACACCCAATGCAATCGGATCACCGACATTCACTTTCAATATAGTTTGAGATACTGCATTTTCTCCGCACTTTTCGCATGGTTCCTGTAGAGGTCTATTTCTTTCGGATATTTTCAGTATTTCCTCAAATCTATAATTACATGAATTACAAATATATGTGTATGTTGGCATATTATTCCCTATGCAATATTATCATAATAATCCGATATGTCATGATCTTTGACCAATGACAGAAACGGCACTTTGGAGAAGATTGAACTTACCATCAGTTTAAATCTAATCCAATCAAAATTTAATAAAGAAGATGTAGTGTACACTATTTTTTTCTTCTTGTCTACCACTTTAATGTCTCCTATGTGCCTATAGAACAACATAGGCAACGGAACGGCAGGAACTATATCGGCTCCTTGTACATGGCGGTAGATGGTTGATTTTACATTCTTTGCGTACTTTTTGCTTCCAACTCTCGGCTGGCCATAAGTGTAAACTTGACAAAGATACTTTGATCTAGCAGCAGCAACAGTTGCGAGAGCGCCTCCCAAACTGTGACCGCAAATGTAGACCAAATCTCCGGACGCATGGATTGAGTCCAGATAGAGTTCTACATCATCCCAAATTTTATCAAGGGCTTCTGCGAAACCACTATGAACAATCCCTTGTCGTTCTTCGGATTTCTTTGGGATGATATTGATATCAGCTAAGATGTCTTTGAGTTCTGTTGGTTCAGTTCCGCGAAAAGAAAGAACAATACAAGTTCCAGTCTTTACTACGAGTGCTTCTGTACCATCGTTATCAAAAGTTTTGAAGTGTGATTTGGTATAACCCGACAATGCATTCTCTAAGAAATGTTTGTTGTCGGTCTTGTACACTAACACTGAGAAGAGTGCTAGTTGTTTAGCGACAGATGTGGAATACTCACCCGCCTTTTCGATAGTTTTATATTTTTCGAATTCTTTTTTTAAATCCAGTTCCATCGTTAATCCCCATAATATCAATATTATTTATAGTATAATTATTTTTGGAGTATTTCTTCATTCTATTCTTAGCCCTCTGTATCTTGAGACTAGAAACCTTGGAAGTAAACACTACGCCGTTTAGATGATCCAGTTCATGTTGGAAACATCTCGCATCAATTCCATAAAGTAATTCTTGTCTTTTATTTTGATTTTCATCATAATACTCTACCTCAACCGACTTTGGTCTAGATATTTCTAGGAATAAATTAGGGTAACTCAGACATCCTTCTGTGTCTGCCTGAATGCTTTTGGATTTAGATAAGATCTTAGGATTTATTGCGGTGACAAATTCTCCAGAACTTCTCTGCATAACAAATATTCTGGCGTCGAGGTTGAGTTGATTCGCACTCAGGCCCCGCCCAGAATGAAATAACATATTATCTATCATCTCCACACTTAATTGTGGAGCATCGTATAGTTCGTAATCGAAGTCCTTAAGTTTAGTAGTCAGTACCTTATGTGGAGCTTCTATCAATTTCAATTTTTTATAAAAAAGTCTAGTATTAAAATTTGACATGAAAAATATTTAGTAATCTTTTATTAAGAAAAACCCCAATTCAGTTTCCCAAATCGGGGTCTTTATGAAGATATTATGGAGTTTTTATCCAGCGATACCGAAGTCTATGTTGTCTACTAAGACTTTGCAGTAGTCAAATACAGAATATCCATTAATATAGACCAGTTCTTTTCCGGTCTTTTTTCTATACTGAATACCATATTTGTTAAGACAATTTGCTAGCATTTCTCTTTTGGGACTAATAGTCGCAAATCCGTATCTTGAGACATCATTTGATGATGTCGCGCACCCTAATAGTGCAGCGGTTGTTAATATCAGTATTAGTTTTTGCATCATATGGCCATTTGCCCCAGAGCGTGCATTGCCGCTACAGATGGGCCGAAGCCAATTACAATATACATAAACATTTCTAACTTTCTTCCAGTGTTGTCCGAAAATAACCATCCGTCAGAATGATGGTCATACGAAGTTTCTACATTATTTTTCATTACTTTTTTATTTTTTGCCTCCTTTAAGACATATAGTTAGGTCACTACAAGTAACATCACTTTGTTACTTTGAGTAACGAAATTATTTATAAAAAGGAGGATGAAAAAATCGTGAAAACTGAACCTTTTTGTGATGTTTATTGACAATGTAGTGTTGCATAAGAACAACACCATGTTCAAAAATCACTCCAAAGGATCGCCGACTATGGGATTGAGTAAATTGTCTTTCTTGTCATATACACTAAGACGACCATGAGCAAGACCATAAGTGAACTTATTTGTGATTATATTGATCCCATTATAATCTTTAATTTTCTCTTTTCCATCCGACTCAATTTGTTTTACTAACTGAGTTAATGTGTTCCACTTTTTTTCTGCGTACTCAAGACCCATTTGTTGCTCTCTCTGTTAAATATTTTTTGTAGTCCACCCATCCCTTGTTGGTGTTAAACCCCCAAGTTCTAGTTTTCTTTGTTCTCATAAAGAGACTCAATGCGTATGAACCTTCTGGAACTTCTATCCAGTGTAAAGATTTAGCCTTAGAGAATCTCCAGTGACCCGGCCCTCTCCAGAATTTTCCTTCTGGTGTATGTTCCCAGTATCCGCCCCAGAGAATGAAGGTGAAGTAATCCCAAGGATGGTCATGAAGAACCGGCTCATCAGATAACATAATCTTATGAAGATAAATGTTAAATTTCAAATCCCTGCTTTCTCCCAATGTGCTGGTTTTATCTTTTATCAATTGCCACCGGATCATGTAGGGATGTTTATCATCCCTATCCATTATAATTCTTTTCCGTCCAAACATTATTTCATTAGTACCTTAATCTTACTACCAACTCCTGGCTGCCTTCTGGCATTTGTAGTGGTATAGATTCCATCGACTTCTACAGTAACTCTGTAATAGTCTACTTTCTGAAAAGTTTCTTCAGTAAAAACAGTCTCGCACTGGTTCACAGTTTTGTACTCAGTGTTCCTTTCTTTTCGACTTTGCTCTACCCTATCTCCAATTCTTGCACCCAAAACCACACCAGTTATCGTAGCGAGGGTTTTACCTTGACCCCCACCAACTCTACTCCCAAGTCCGCCACCCAGTACAGCGCCTATTAGACCGCCTGTAGACCCGAATTTGCGTTCTACCGAACGACCAACCGTCCCGCCACCAGAGCGATGCCGTTCGATTGGAATCAGGACATCCCTGCATATTCTTTGCGGCCGTCTATTGACAACTTCATAATATACAGGTTCTGAAGATATAACTTCTGCTTCGACCAACTCCGCACCATGAACCGCATTTGTTACAAAAACAGTTGCGAAAATTATGGATGCATAGATTGCTACATAATAACTATGATTTTTTTGCATCAAGGATCTCCTGATATTTCTTTTCCAAAAACTCTTTATTTGCCTCAATATAATCTTGAAGTCTTTCAAATCGCGGAAGTTGATAATGCATCCGTTCTTTACAATTATCGTTGTACATAATAAGTACCCATTCATCGAAACCTGTCATATCTTCTCTCCTAAAAATCGGAATGTGCTTCGCGGAAACACTCCATTGCTAAAGGCACTTCCAATCGATATGCCTCCTTTTCCCAAGGCTGTTCCATATATTCAACATTGTCCCAGTTTTTTGGAGACTTTTTCCACATCGTTCCAACGTGCCAAGGGCCATCATAAACATCTCGCAATTCTTTACGAGCGTACTGTTTAACATGAACCATTTCATGACAAAGTGCAGATATCAAATCGAAAATTTTCATACCTTTCTGAATACGAATTTCAAACTCATTTTTGTCGATATGATGACATTCTGCATGAGTTCCGTCTGCGAAATTTTTAAAGATGACTTCAATATCAAGAGTTCTGAATCTTGCAAGAAGTTTTTTTGCACACCATTCAACTGTAATCTTAGCGATCTTGGATTCACCTTTCAGGCCGCCTCTTACAGAAAAAACATTGGACATATTTTTGGATCTCTCTATCAACTTACTGAGCTATTCTCTCATAGATTGAGAACTGAGTCAAGGATTTTTTTAGATTATTTTAATCTAAGTCCATCTCTTTTAATTCTTTTTTGGTAAGATCCCTAAATTTTCTCCGAGAAACACTCCAGTGTGATGGCGGCTTTGAAAAATATTTAGGGGTTTTGGAGCCTTTCGGGATATAACCCACTAAAGAACTGCCGGATGTGATGTAGATGTGGTTGGCAACCTTGCCGTCACCCTCATCCCATTCTGTTATTTCTTGTCGATATCTCATAATTTACCAAATAAAGTTCAAAATCAGAAAAAGTATTACAGTTACGATGATTACGATTGTTTCTGGTTCTTTCCAGACTCCATCCCAATTCATCTCTTCTTCTGGAGTCGCAGACTCCATCATTGCCGTTGCAGCATCATCTGCTGCAGACGGCAACTCATCTTTCTCTCTATATTCTTCATAGAGATCCAGATCAGTAGGAAATCTCATTGTACTAGGTACTTTCCATTCTTAATTGCGTACTTGACAGAACCCACTTCGATACACTTCCAACCTTTGGTGCCAGAGGAGGATTCCCGCATAAGTTCGACGGTTTCTGTCATCTCAACACCTTCTTCCATAACCTTAGTCGCAAGAAGATTCCAACTATCAGTCCAAGGCTTGGTTCCGTTGATGATATCAGTCAACCGAACGGTTTTGAAGTGTTTCATTTCGGGAAGTTCGAACTTAGTTCCGGTTTCCCCAATTTGCATATTGGTGGTATCGAACATATATCCATCAATTTCGTGGATGGTCTGTAGACCAGTCGAACCAGTAGAAAAACTTGCAGTATAACCCATAATATATTCCTTATAACTTGATTTGAATGCCAACAGCGGCAAGGGCTTTTTCCCAAAGAGTTTTGGGAGTGTGGTACTTGATCAGCGCACTGACCTCTCGACGCCAATACATGATCCAGTCATCGACCTTCTCACTATCTTTGCCGTGTTTTTCGGTCAACATCAAATAACGAAGACGCATTTCATAGGATCCATTAGAGGCACCTTCGAAACCGCCAAACCGATTAATGATTCGCGTAGCCTCTTTACGGGTCATCTGCTGAACCATAGTTTGGGGAAGATCTGGAACACCTTTCAATCGCATATTTCTCTCTCTAATCAACAAAATATTAGCATATTATAGATGATTAGAGAGAGTTCGTCAAGGACTTTTTGAAAATAATTTAAGTTTTTTTAGACCGATTTGGTCTAAGGGTTATAGTTGTTATAACTAAAATACTAGCGCGTAGGCAAATGGTGACACCATAAAAATCGCAAGTGGACTTAACATCCGTATCAGGACAACATTAGACATTTTTTACTCCTATAATATAATTGTTACAAAATTGTGACAACTATACTATATATAAAAAAATGTTACAGAATTATGACAGTCCCTACATTAATTCAAAATGAGGGGCATCAATGAACGGTCTTCTACCCTGAGATCGTCTCGTATCGATATAGGAATTCATCGCATCTTCCATAGTTCCGTCCCAATCTCTAATATCGCTGATAGTCCATGCAGCACCCCAGCGAACAGCGACTCCAACTTTCTCCGCACCAATTTTTACTGCATCTGCGATTTCGTCATAGACATTGAGTTCCCAACTTCCGCGACTACCGATATAAGCCATAAGATCGACTGCGCGGCCTTCTAGGTGTTTGGACTTCATTGTTTGTGATGCTCCAGCAGCAACCAGTTCTTCTTGTTTCTGAATAGAACGGACACCTTCGATGACTCCGAAATCAATCTTGGTTTCTTCGATTGCATATTTGACTACTTGGACTAAATCCGGATCAACTCCGTCTAGTCTCTTCAATGATCTTGATGATAAATTAAATCCCATAATATAATCCTCCGATTAAAAAACTATTTATACTGATATCTCAATTGAAAAATTAATACTAAATGAAGTCTCATTTCCAGTTGGATCCTTTATTGTAAAAGTATGTGTGTTTGATGCAGCGCCCATTCCGGTTTTATCTAATGTAAACTGCACAAATCCGAATGTGTAGGTAGAATAATTATCGAAGTTAGATAGACCTCCGCCTTCAGTCAAAGAAGATCCCGTACCTTGGTTATCGCTGCACTTAAATTGATAACCAGAAAAACTAGATGCTGTGGATGTTGTCCACCTAAATTCTTGAAGAGTCTTTGTTGGTTCATTTGCGTATCCAAAAGACGAAGAGTGTGTCGGAGTTGTATTTAATGAATGACCAGATATTGCATTTCCTTCTTGAGATTTAATTTCTATAAATCCATTCTCCAAGAAATTCACAATAATCCGCATAAGAGGTTGACCCGATCCACCCATTTGCCGGTTTGAGGTTACGTCTACCGAGGTCAATGTAGTTCCAATTGAAGTAGTCGGGGCAGCAGGAGTTAATGGCCATACTTCGGTATTGTTTCCGTCTGCGTCTGTATAGAATACTTTATTTACCACTTGGTTATTGTAGTAAACATTAGTAGGTACACTGCCGTTATAGTGAAACTTAGTCATTATGAAGTCGAGATATAGAGATTGCCGTTACTGAATGATACTTTGACTCCACCTAGATCCTGAGAAGTAGCTGCGGGAACAGGAACATTTACATATGCATTTGTACCAGACATTTGTACTGCATAGTTTTGCGAAGCAACATTAGTGCTATAATTGGTAGTAATGCCGCCTAAGGTGCCCGGCCCAGCAGTTGGCAAAGTATATGCAGATGGAATAGATGGCTTATTATCCAAGTCATCGTAGTCGCCAGAGAATACTGCATTATCAACATATGTTTGTGTAGCGTATCCTGTTAACGAAGGTATAGTCGGTTTATTATCCAAGTCATTATAGTCACCAGAGAAACCGCCACCAGTAGAAGAGACCCAAGGGACATTCACATATGCCTTATTGCTACCATCTAGTATCACCGGATAGTTTTTATTGTTCTGTGAATACCCTATTCTTATTCCACCCAATACCCCGGCAGCTGCAGTCGGCAAAGTATATGCGGATGGAATAGATGGCTTATTATCCAAGTCATTGTAGTCGCCAGAAAAAATATCTGAAGTATTTGCCTTCAATGCAAGGGAATTTGTTATTGTTGTGCTAAAGTTAGAATCGTCTCCCAGTGCCGCTGCCAATTCATTCAATGTGTTTAGTGTGGAAGGAGCAGAATCTACTAAATTAGAAACTGCAGTATCGACATATGTTTCCGTAGCATATCCAGATAGGTCTGTCCCAGAAGGAACATCGGTCAGGTCATTATAAGATCCAGAGAATAAACTTGGTTTATTAGACAAGTCATTATAAGATCCAGAGAATAAACTTGGTTTACTGGACAAGTCACTATAGTTACCGGAGAATAAACTTGGTTTATTGTTTAGATCATCGTAACTCCCAGAACTTGCGACTGCGTGGAGATTATCTATTCTAGTATCCAATGCGGTATCTGCAGATGCTCTTGTAGATGCCTCGGAATCTATATTAGTTTGTAAGGTAGTATCTGCAGATGCTCTTGTAGATGCCTCGGAATCTATATTAGTTTGTAAGGTAGTATCTGCAGATGCTCTTGTAGATGATTCTTGCACCAACGCAGCATCAAGTTTATTATCCGCATCTTTGAGACTAGTCGATGCAGTCAAGTGAGTACTGGAACTATTTGCGACATATTGACCAGATCCAGTTAATCCTGCTCCCGATTGAGTTGTATCTAATTCTGTCTGTAACGCACTATCCGCATTTTGCCTTGCGGTAGTTTCTGTCGCAATTGCGTCTGCGTTTACTTTTGATTGTGCGTCAAGTTTTTCGTCTGCATCCTGTAACGAAACTGCTTCGTCGATATAATTAGCATCCGTCTTGGCAATATAACTTCCATCCGTATCTAAACCAGCACCGATCTGAGTCGCATCTAGTTCATTTTGTATCGCAAAGATTGCTGAATCTAGAAGAGAGTCTGCGCCTCTCAGAGATGATGCAGTTTGTATATAATTACTACTAGAGTCTTCCGCATACGCACCAGAGAATGTTAATCCCGATCCCAATTGAGTTGCATTTAATTCTGATTGAAGTGCTGCGGTTGTACCCAGAATAGTCGTATGGAAATCCGAATCGTCGTTGATTGCGGCCGCGAGTTCATTGAGTGTATCTAGTGTAGATGGTGCAGAATCTATCAGACTGGCAATTGCCCTATCGGTATATTGCGTTGTTGCAATTTTAGTTGAGTTGTCTCCTTCTGATGGAGTTATTGTGTCCAGTGTCGCCGATGCGATGTAATCAGAAACTTTTCCGTCAGTATAGTATAAATTTGACGGATGTTCATCTACATACTGAGTATCTATTCTTCCAAAGTTGTATTTTGGAGAATCTACCCCGTTAATATCAATTCTCTGGCCGGTGTATTGAATAAGGTCTCCGAGATCTGGTTCTCCCGATTCGATATCAGAAAGTCTTCTCAATGATAGAGAAACCTGAGCATCTGGAGCGAATCTTATAGAAATGGGGACGATCTGGCTCTCTACGCCATAAACATCTTCTAAGTAAAGTTTGATGGCCTCTGCTTCTACTCTAGTAGAAGCGATTCGGAGAAAGCTGTCTTCTCGTAAGACACCCCGACTTCTGGTTTGGTTGGTGCGATTATATATTTGTTTTGGTTGAACAATATATACGAATGCATCTTCTGTGACAGAATCTATAGAATCAAAACTTGTGCTATTGTAGGATACCGACATTATAATTCCCGAAAGAACTATTTATATGGTGTTTTGCTCGTAGACAGTATTATATTGCCGAGTAGTTCGAATGAATGTACAACACTTGGACATATTCTTGATATTCTTCGCACCGATATAACTACAGGTAGACCTCAGACCCCCCAGAATGTCCTGTAAGGTAGGTTCTATATCGCCCCTATACTTTATCAGTACTTCTCTTCCTTCAGCGCTACGGTAGTTTTTGAGACCGCCATTGTGTGTTTCGTTTGCAGTCTTAGAACTCATTCCATAGAATGTGATATTCCCATCAACTATTTCGGAATCTGGATCTAATCCCTGTTCATGACCAGACAACATTCCGCCTGCCATAACAAAGTCCGCTCCAGCACAAAAGGCCTTGGCGATATCAGCTGGAGTCCGGCATCCGCCATCCGCAATGATGTGACCGCCCAAACCGTGAGCAGCATCAGCACATTCTATGATTGCGGAAAGCTGGGGATACCCAACTCCAGTCTTAATTCTAGTCGTACATACAGAACCTGGCCCGATACCTACTTTAATGATATCTGCGCCTCGCAGTAAGAGTTCTCCGGTCTGATCTGCAGTCGCGACATTCCCAGCGATGATAATCAAATGGGGAAATGTATTACGGATATCTTCTACATAGTCACCGAAACTTTCAGTGTATCCGTTTGCAACATCGATACAGACATACTTAATTTCTGTTTCAGAACACACTCGTTCTAACTTTTCTTTATCTTCTAGAGTCATGCCGATAGTCACTGCAACAGATTCTACAGTTTGTGAATTGTCTACAAAAAAGTTTATCAACTCTTCGGAACTATAACTCTTCTTGAGACAAGTAAATAATCCAAGATTCGAAAGGGTCAGTGCCATTGATAGAGTTCCGACTCCATCCATATTTGCAGCCATTATAGGAATACCAGAATAATCTCTGCGAGCAAGAGGTTTCTCATTCCAAGAGAAACTATCAAACCCATCAATTTCACCTATGTTAATGAATTCTGGATATTCTGGCGGAGTTCTTAAATGTGCAGGCGGAGAATAATTGCGAAATTGATATTCTCTTTCTAGTTGTACTTCGCCGCGTGAGGTAAGTGTAGATCTTTTGGGGCGAATCAAAACATCATCGAAGTCATACTTTAATGCTTCTTCAATTATCATTCAACATTTTCCTTATTAGCGGAAGGGAGATTATGAGATTCTAGAAAAGTATTCCATAACCTATCAAATCTCATTTCATACAACTCTTTTAGGCCCAGTAACTTGTTTGCAAGAACATCTTCTGTTTCCGGTGGCATTGTAAATTTTGGATTGTCTAGAACATATTCCATCAGCATATTGATATCATCTACTATGTACCAACACTGATGGATATCTTGTTCTAGGTCAAATCGATCTTTACTTTTCTTCGTCATCTTGTTCTCTATAGTCTTCTATATTGAAGACATTATTTTCTTTGCGATTGCCGCGGTTTTTTGCGACCAAATCTAATGCCATTTTTATCAACTGGAGTTCTTCTTCGGTCATTTCTAGACCTTCATACTTTCCATCATCATCGTCAGACATTGAATTTCCTATATATTAATAAGTGCGACAATGTGGGATCAAGAGCGTTGATGAGGGAGAGAGGAATTCTCTATCACCCACACTTGTCGCGGTCTTTCGGCAACCAACCCTATACCATTATTTTAGAACTGGAAGGTATAGATTCACAGCCACCTCGTTCATATTAAACACTTCAAAAGAAATAGAGGTTTTTTCATTTCTTGAGATACACTATACAGATTTAATCTATACTTGTCAAGTTTTTTTACCAGTGATTTAGCGGAGACCATGCATCGCATAATAAATTGTAATGGTTTTCGTTTTTCGAATGGATTATTTTAGATACGGCGTACAACAACCAGACTCCAAACATTTCATTGAGTTCTTTCCCGATTTTCAAGAGAGTCGGACAATGCATTTCGTATGCTTCGTATCCGGTCTTATATGTCTTATCGTCTCTCTCAATGATTCGGAAGATTACTTGGATTTGGTTTACTTGTCTAGTGATGTCAAAGACATCTTCGATCTCGCCAGTTGAATTGAAGTCGCCATTGGAATTCACCCACACAGGTTCATAAGTTACTTTCACGATATATTTGTCGGCGACATTTCTAGGAATTCTTTCTATTTTAACTTTAGGATCGTCAAAGAAAACATTATCCGCACTCATAAGCGTTCGCATCGTCAAATGCGAAGAGTTGTTTCCGGTATCTTTCTTTTTGGAGCCTTGTTCGTTTTCCATAATAGATTCCTTATACTATTAATTTATAATCAATGAATATTTAGAATCTCTATTTGGGTGGGGTTTTGGTTGGTTCGGCGCACTGTCTACATATTGTACCATGTATTGGGCCGAGTTGTGAATAATGCGTGATAACGAAGAGATCTACATCTTTTAATTCCTCACACCTTTTACACTTTCGTAATATGATCACGGAATCTCCGAAATTTGGTGCCGGTTGAGAGAATCGAACTCCCGACCTTCTCATTACAAGTGAGTTGCTCTACCTGCTGAGCTAAACCGGCAAAGAGGGTAGAGGCGGATGGGAATCCAACCCATCGGAAAACTTGTCGTATCCTATCCTCAGTGCGTAGTACAGGAACCGCGTTGCCCACACGATTAATGCCATCTCTGAAGTACTAGGGGGCAATTGACTCAGGCTCTCTATAGAGCATTTCCTCAAATCGCAGACGCCTCATTATTCTATATTTTTTTCCAATCCTTTATTGTAGAAACTCGTATATCTTGATACTGTTTAGTTTCTGTATTTTGTACCACAATAACATCACTAGTAGAATTCTGATGCATCGGTTTACCTTTCATGGTTCCGATCACAGACTCCGTTCTACCAGAGTTGACAGTTTTGTAAGTGATTTTTGCTGTGCCCAAACTAAGGGTCTTCAACAGGTTTTCAATTGTATCCATTACAAAAGTCTCTCTTTGGAGCGGGTACTGAGAATCGAACTCAGATGATCAGCTTGGAAGGCTGACGTAATAGCCTTTATACGATACCCGCAAAAACTCATAACAAAAAGAGCAGTTTTATCCTAGATGACTTACTCAGGTCATCCTCAACACTCAGACGATTGTTACCTCTAGGGATCTCCTTAATAAAACGGAGAACGGAAAGTCTAGCCTAGTAAGTGGAGTCTGCAGTACTCCATACAATCACTGGTTGAGTATTCGACTCTATCGTCGATTCTGTATATTATTTATACTAGTTTTCCTCATCATTTTTAAAAAATTGATAATATAAAACAACATCTCTTTTGTTGTGTTTCAACTCATACTTCAGAGTTAAATTTTTTCTCTTAGCATATCGCTGAAGTTCAAATACACGATGAGCCCGTTCTGGTTTAGAATCAAAAATTTCAAAACATTGCCAGATCATCTTACTTTTTGTCCCAATCAATTTCTGTATCCATTGCGTAAGTAATTGCTTCTCGTAATTCTGGGAATATCTTATTCATTGCAGCGATATAGACTTCTGCAGCTTCACGATCCAGTTCATGTTTCCCGTATATCCGTTCCTTTATGGAATGAATATAACGAAGAAAAGATTCATACTTCTCTTCTTCTATCCGTTTTTCTTCTTCTGACAAATCTTCGTCTGTCTTTGGCTTATCGCCGCTGGGGAAATCTATAATATCCCCCATGATTATTGTCCGTAATAAAGAGAATCCGCAAGTTCGATCAGAGTTTTGTTCTCTGAAGAGGTAAGATTGCATATGCGGTAAAGCGTGTTATCTTCCTTGTTCCAATCATAGATGGCAACCCAAGTCCCACTAGGCCCGCGAGATGATCCAGCAATAATTTCTGAACCATCTACGGTTTCGTATACCTTCAGTTTAGTGACTGTAAGGGGGTTAACAAAGTGTCCAGCGGAAATTGTTTCCATTACGAATACTCCCATCCTAACCCATGATTCAAGTCTAAAGTGCAGTATTCCATCTCCGGAATCTCTTCTCTTAGTTCTCGTTTATTCCAAAAAGAAATTAAGTTCTTATTACAAGAATGTATATTTTCCTTGTAATAAAATTCACCACCAAATTCTTTGCCTTCTGACTTTAGAGTTTCTAATTCTTTGCGGAGATATTCTCTAGTAAACATTATGCTGCCTCTCGTTGTTCCAAAACGATGTCGCGAACCCACTCGCGGTCTACGGTGTCGCCTTCGAACTCATGTTCTTGATGACGAATCATTCGTTCCGCATAACCAGCGACAACTTCTTCCCTAGTGAACTGCATTTCGGGATAAAGTTCAGACTCTGGGCTGTAAAAATCAAGAACGTACTCGATAAATTCTTCCAGTTTTTGGTCTTGTTTGCCAGAAATGGCAAAAAGTTCCAGTTGAGTTCCTTTAGATGACTTAATCACTACGCAATCTCCACAACTTCTTCTGCATAAACGGGCAAAGTCGTTCCAACCGGACGAATTTTACCCATGACGTTGACTTCTTTTGCCAACTCGACTTCAAGTTCGATCTTTCCGCCGTGACATTCTCGGCGACCAACCACCGTTCCTTCTATCAGGAACTCCCCAATATACATTGCGGTGGCTGTTTTGCCGACAGCGGTTCCCCAAGGAGTTAATTTTTCTTCGACAACAGTCATTTTTCTCTCTTTCCTTACAATCTCATCAAGTGAACCACTATTATAGGGTATATTGGGGATGTTGTCAACTATATTTAATCAAATATAGTAACTTTTTTTAGATTATTCTGGTCTAAGACTCTTCTTCCTCATAACCATCGGGTCTATGATACTTAGTTTTGTCTCTGTGCGTCTTTGCAGTCGCACCAAATTGTGCTGCGTACTTCGCAACATAGTTGTTTAGGGGATTTTTTGCAGGATCTTCGGAAGTTTTTCCGATAGTTACTCTGCTTCTTCTGCGTCTAGCCATGTCATTTCTCGTTTTAATTAATTTGCGAAGACACTTTTTCATTATTTTTCTTATTCTCTCTTCGGTCAAGTTTATCTGCGGCAATTGAAGAGATTAACATCTCTCGTAATTCTTCAACAGACCAAGTTTCGGTATCAAATTCGCGTTCTTTCGCAAGAGATATGACATTTCCATCCGACATTCCTCTAATCCAGTCGCTAGTGGACTTGATTGCCTCGTACCTTGACAGATTTTCATCTAAAAAGTCTTGATATGTCATACAAATGCCGTGATGAGCAGCGTGACTGCGACTCCAGTGAAGAAACTCACCCAAGAAAGTTCGTATTCGTCCAAATTTAATTTTTCCATAAACCTATCGAAGAGTTGTTTGTGTGCTTCGATAAGATTTCTCACTGCTTTCATAATATCAGCCATTTCTTGGATCCCTCGCTTGTTGTTTAAGTTGCTCTAAGTACTCCTTAGAGGGCTGTGGTTGATGTTGTTGTGGTTGTGCCATGTTACTCTCCTAAACGTAACTAAAGTCTCCCATTATCCTAGTTGGATATCCATCAGTTCCCTGAGAATCGCGGATATTCATTTTGATAACATATTTCGGAGTTTTCACTTCGATATCGACTCGTTTACCAGTTCCGGTTTTGCCTCCATAGAATACATTCACGCCTTGTATCTGTGTTGCATTATTAAGATATGGAAGATCTACCGTGTATGTTTTGATTCCTGACGATACTTTATGTACCACACAATAACCATAACCAATTCCGGATCTTAAGAATTCTCGTAGTTTTATTTTATCTGCTCTTCCTACTTCTCGTTTCCCTGTATACCCACCATTAAAAGGCTTACAAAATTCTTCTGGATCTAATCCCAACATATTCAAGAGTTTCAATCCATCCGCATTTTCTACAATTCCGTTCTCTATTTCTTTGCGAGTAAGAATTGTCTTCACTCCTATATTAAAAAATGTCACTGTGTTCTTTAACTTTAAACTCAGATAAGCGATATCTCTTTGTCCGGACTTGATGGTCAAATCCGTGACCGCCTTCCCTATATCCAGACCACTTGTAGGCGAAGATATAATCGGAGTGTTTCCTCTAAAGATCAATGGGCGTCGAGTGTTTGCTGCACCCTCTTCCATAATCTTTAGATCTTTCAGTGAATCTAGTTTATACGCCCTTCGAAGATAGTCAATAGATTTTTGAGTCTGCACATCAGAAATTTTTTCTCCTCGCCAGAACGATCTAACATCTTCCGCATATAGACCTTCGAAAAGATTTCCTCTATTGTTGGTTCCTCTATTTCCTCGACTTCCTTCTCCCATAGAAAGTTTAACATTCTTGAGGTTTAGGTTTCGTTTGATTCTATCTAATTGAACAGTTCCAGTTAAAGCTCGAGTCACTTTAATATTTTTCTTTTCTGCAGATTTCCTAGACAATGCAATAGGCTTCTTAACTCTAGGATAAGTAGTCGTTAAGAAGTCAAACACAGAGACATACTCCGGATCTGATAAAAAGTTTCTATCTTTCAAAATTTCTTCTTTTCTTTCCGGTATAAAGTCGTAAGCCATTTCGTTCCCCTTTCTCAGAGAACTATTTAGGAGAAACGCGCTGGTTTCCCCGCTAATTTTCTTGGCCCTCAGGAGTAGACCTTCTTGCATTCCGTTCCTCATCAGACTCGGAGTCTTTCTCTAAGATATCATCAACCATCCCAATGACATCATGCAGAGTCGCAGTGGATGCAGAGAGTCTCGCAAGAAAATCTTTATTCTGAACACCTTCGTCCAGAAAACTCTGAGCAAAATCTAATTCCTCTAGAAGAGTCTTTCGCATTCCACCCAGAGAGTCTCTGTAGTATTTAACGTCCTGTGACATAATCACCTCCCGCGCGAGTTGCAATCTCAGACATCTTCACCTGATATTCTGCGTGAACATCTAGAAGCTTCAGAACGTGTGCGTAAGCAATCTTCTGTCCGCTCAACTGAGAAATCTGAGGAATCCCTTCAAGAGAATCTTCGATTGCGCGAAGTCGCTTTTCGATTGTTAGAAGTTGTTCTAGAACTTCCGACTTGATCATTGCTAAACTATCCATACTTTTCTCCAATTAAATTCCTAAAGGATTGGCATTCTCAATCCGATCTTTTGCAATATTAAAATACTTCTCTTCCATTTCAATCCCAATAAAGTTGCGTTGGGTGTTCATACACGCAACCCCAGTAGTACCACTGCCCATAGTGTTATCAAGAACTGTATCACCTTCATTAGAATATGTTTTGATAAAATACTCCATCATCTCAATGGGTTTTTGTGTTGGGTGATAACCCTTCTCTTGCTTCCATCGTTGTACAGTCTTTGGATATCGAGACCCATCCGGATTGTCACGATGTTTAGACTTTGCACTGCCGTAGACTTCGCCAATCTTAGATTTTTCTGAAGAGAATCCACTGTATGGTGTACTGTACCACATTTGCGGATTGTATGTAGGTTTATCTCTATAAAACACCAAAACATTTTCATGAGACTTTAAAGGCATGATCTTGGCATTCATTGGGTTAGTTCCCTGAGGCTTCTCCCATATCCACTCATACTTTAAGTTCTCAATATTTGATGCAGCCAACACAGTTGTAAACGGTTGTTGAGAAGTGAATACCATAGCGGCATTCTTTTTACATACACGATTATACTGATCCCACAACTGATCAAGTGGAATAATAGTGTCCCACTTACAGGCAGTAGTGCCGTATGGCAGATCTACCAATAACATATCAACGGAGTTATCATCGATCTCCGGCAAAACATCCAAACAATTTCCTATGCGTAAATCTCTTTCCATTCTTCCGCCTTTATAACATATTCTGATTCTAAGAGTTCATTCAACCTAGTTGTAGTAGTTATCCAATCATCGTTGCCTAACTTATCCCCACCTTGTTGAATAGAAAAGTACTTTCTACCTTTTATTAATTTTCTGAACGTCTCTTTAGAAAAGAGTCTGATAGAGTCTTCGTGGGGTTTTGGATTGACTCCGACAAAACACAACCATTCCCAATCCTTTCCGGCCGAAACATGATTCATCATCCATGAATATGCACGAATCGGGCCTCTGTTCTTTCGGTTTTCTTTCGTCGCAAGAGAGAATTTACATTCCACCTTCACTCCGTTCACAAGCATATCATGGCCCGGATTTAATGGCTTCTCAACTTCACATCCAATCTCAGAGAAATATCGCCGCAAAATTTCTTCTCCTTTAGCGCCCTTTTCTTTGCTGGTTAGCAGATAATGCTCCTCGTAGGGAGTTCCGATCCACGGATTGACTACCTTCTCCTTTTTGTCGTAGACAAAACTTGCACATTCGTCCAGTAAACTATCCATACTTTTCTCCAACTTTCAACAACGCGACAGCCTTTGTCGCTCGATCCAATGTATCTATTCGTTCCTTTTCGAAAAGACGC